GTCGGGCGTCGGGCGTCGGGCGTCGGGCGTCGGGCGTCGGGCGTCGGGCGTCGGGCGTCGGGCGTCGGGCGTCGGGCGTCGGGCGTCGGGCGTCGGGCGCGTAGCAAATCCCATACCAATTGCGCTTATTCCGTTCGTGCTGGTCCTCGGGGTCGGGGCGCTTAGTCCGATTATGCCGATCCTCGGGGTCGTTCCGGTCGTGCCGGCGGGCGGGCGTCGCGCCACGCCGGACCCCGACAATCGGAACATCCGGCATGACCCGCGCCACCCGGCGCTACCCCGACATCACGCCGAGTCGTGATAATGGTCACACAAGTCCCAGACCTCATAACCCACCTCAGTCAACCATGCGGCGCGACGGTCACGACCCTCACAAGCCGCACGATCCCCCTCATCCCGGAGCATCGCGCTAATCCACACAAGCGTCAAGCGCTGCACACGCGGCACAAGCCGCTTAACCGCCACAGACAGCATAGCCTGCAAATCCGGGTCCATCACCCCATCCCGCAGGCGCTCTACTTCCTGCCTAATCTCTACAATCGTCATCACACGATCCTCCCGTTATAAACGGAATAACCGAACGCGCGGGCGACAAGCCCTGCGATCCGCTCATTCGACACAATCACACCAATCGCCAGAACCGCTAAAATCGACATGACTCACCCTCCAAGGAAAATCGTCAGGATCACCAACCACGCCACAACCGTCACAATCGCTTCAACCATTGTAACCAACCTCAATCCCTATGGCCATCAAATCCCGTATATCCCGATCTTCCGCGCGATCCAGCGCGGGGACTACGGATAATTCGCACAACTCCCCCAGAACCTCCAACCGTTCCGACCCCAACCAATCGGCAATCGGCAGGACGGTTGCAGAGGTTATCCGGTCTCTGCCGGTTGTGACGGCGTAGAACTTGTCCGTCGCTGCAACCATTGTATCCTCTACAGCCACTACAGTCCGCTTGTCCAGGTCAATCACTGCATACTTCATAATCGTCTCTCCCGGTATTTTCGGATGAATTGAACGTAATCGTTACAACCGGCCCCGGCCCCAAATCGCCGGGTAAATCGGAACGACCGGTACTTTGCGTACCATTCCACTTGTCGTTTCGACCCGCAATTCCGGCGCTTTCGTTTCGACCCATCGACCATCGGTACAATCCTAAAATGCGGGAAGCTCGAAATCATCGGAATCAGCGGCCCAACTGGCAGCACCCCACAAAAGCACATGAGCGGCACGATAGGCAAAATCCGCATCGGCCACATTATCCGACCTAATCAGCGTAATCCGCGTATCCTGCCCGGTCAGCGCGTCACAGAACCGAATACGGGCACGAAACTTACCACCGGTAAAATCGACACCAACGCACCCCCACCTATTCGGCACAGGCGTTACATTCGGCTCAGCCGCTTCCATCGCGCGACGTGTTCCAAGCCTTGCGATCACTTCATTCAGGATAACCGCACGTTCCAGCTTTGTCGTCAAAGTCGTCATAATCAGACCCCTCCTCGGCACGGTGGTACAAGTGACATAATCCGCACAGGTGGTTTTTCCGTGCGAGCCGTTCGATTCCCTGCGACCAGCAGCAGCATCAGCGTAATCAGTAGAATCGTGAACATCGGATCAATCCTCAAAATCGGCCAGTGTTGGCGGGTCCGGCTGTCAGTAGGGCAAGCGCCCCGACGATTGCGACCATGGTTGCGATTGCGATTAGTGTGGCCATTGTCTCGACTCCCTGTGTGGTTCGCGTGGTTTCCTTCTCTATTACAAGTATACAACATTTCCCCCACAAGTCCAGAAAGAAACCGAGAAACCGATTAACGGGGTCGTGCCGACTATCGGGGTCGTGCCGATGATCCGGGGGTCGCGACGCCGGGCAACCGGCATGACCCCGACAATACCACGCATCCGGGCATCCAGGCCCTACAGGTCATTTTACCATGCTGAGCCCATTCGATCGTAATAAGCCCTACAACCCCGAGCCTGAGGTACTACAAGCAGGACGACCGGTGCAGGCGGGTAACCGTCATAAGTGGCCTGCACCCTGCCCCCCATAAGTATGACCTTTCCCCCCATCGTGGCTATTGACAGGCATGGCGGCCCGATTGTGCCGGTCGTGCCGATTATGCAGGCACCCGACAGGATACCCCCTCCATCGGGTGGGGTCGTTGACACCACCCGAAAGGACTACCCCTATTGGGGGTCCACCCCTGTGGGTGGTTGACAAGTCCCCCATCTTTACCCCGCCGTTTGGGGGTCCACCCCTGTGGGTGGTTGACAAGTCCCCCATCTTTACCCCGCCGTTTGGGGGGTCCACCCCTGTGGGTGGTTGACAAGTCCCCCATCTTTACCCCGCCGTTTGGGGGGAAACGTCATAACCCCGAGAATCAGTACAATCGGAACCCCTCCTTCGGGGGGAAACATCATAAGGCCTACAACCCCGATAATCGTTACCCCTCTTCTGGGGGGTCCACCCCTGTGGGTGGTTGACAAGGCACCACAGGTGGGGGTTCTATCGGGTGGTGTCGTTGACACCACCCACAGGAGGGGAAGCGACCAGGATAACCGATACAACCGGCCGCGTGTGGGCGTCTCGCGGTAGCGCACCCCCCATAGTGACTAGGAATCCCCTCTCCAGAGGGGTTGACAGCCTCACAGAGTGGATAATCGGAATTCTATCCACTACCCCTTTGTACACTACAATCGTCGTAAACGCTACTATAGTAGCATATATCGCAGAGTGGATAACCGGGCGAGTGGATAGCCCCTATCTCCCCCATATAGAAACTATTCACTATATTCTCTACAGATCTTTCTTATACTATTATCCACTCAAAACTAACTATCTCTATAAGAAGATAGGTCAGAACCACTGTAAAACTAGGGTTTTCCTGCATAATCGACGCGTCAATCACAACCGATTGTAGTGGATAATGAGTGGATAATGAGTGGATAAACGGGCTTAGAGTGGATAGAATGATGGTATCTGTCATGTTGATTGTGCCGGTTGGGACAGAACACCTGTCAATCCGTACAGTCCTACAAATCAGCACACCCCGCAGATGCCGCGTAGTCCTTGGGACTATACCAGCCAGAAGACCCGTAACGCCTGCACCAGTTAGAAGATTCCACCTATTCCTTAAATATTACCTAACTATTACATTCGTCACAACCCGCAGGGCTCATACAATCTATTTCTTCCCTACATTCTATCCAGCCCACCTGTCATTATAACCGATACTATCCGACCCCTAACGGCTATGAGCCCTGTAGGGCGCATACCGGTCCTCGGGGTCGTGCCGGTCGTGACGATCGCCGCGCCCGCCCGCCCCGACCCCGAGGACTCATACAATCATTATCATCATGCTGATCGTCGCGATCGGCACGACCGTCATAACCGGACCCGCAGCCCGCCCCGCTCAGCAACCGGCACAACCGGTACAGGTGGCTATCTTTCCTGACCCCGAGGATCGTTGTAATCGGCACAATCACCACAACCCGCAGGTGTCGGTATGATAGGTACAATCATCACAGCCTGCTGTATCAAGTATGTGGAGTGTCCCGGTTGTACCGGTGGTGCGGGTCGTCGGGGTCGTGCCGGTAGTAACGTGGTGCGGTGTGCCAGCGGCAGCCGGTTGTAGTGATGGTACTAGCTGTGCTAGCTGTGAGGATGGTGACGATGGTGCGGGTTGCGGGTGGGTTAAACGAGAGAGGGGTAACCCCACCCCCCGGTAGGGGTATCTACTAGCCCTCCTCGCGGTGCTGCCAGCCCTTTTTGAGAGTGTTGACGCGTCATCTACTCGCGGCCACCCCAGGCACCACCCGCAGGTGCCATAGAGTATAAGGCCTCGTTCGCGGCCACCTGAGGCGGGGGGTGGGGTCAAATCGGGCCGATGTTTCGCGGAGGCCATGAGCCCTGCGGTAAAGATCGGATTTTTTGTTTTTTCACTTGACAAAGGTGGCCCGGTAGGGTATACTTGTAATATGAGCAAGAAGTACCCGCGAACAAACGACCGGACGACCTGCACGAAGTGCAAAGAGGAGAAGGAAGCTACGGAGTTTTATTCCAAGCCCGAGAAGCGAAACGGCTTGCGAAGTGCTTGTATAGCGTGTGAAAAAATCAGAGATAAGGGTCGTCGGAAACACCCATGTTCCGAGAACCCGCAGGAGTGTGTACAATGCGGCGAAGTCAAGGCGGCAGCGGAGTTTGCCCTTTGTCCGGGAAATAAGAGTGGGCTGAGGGGCGAATGTATGGCGTGCGGCAGGATTGCCCGGCGAAGGCGTCTGTACGGAATCACCCCCGAGACTCATTTGCGGATGCTTGACGCACAAAACTACGAGTGCATCTGTGGGAAACCCATTACTGTATCTGACGACCTCGACCACTGCCACACAACCGGCAGGCTTCGCAACATTCTCTGCGCAGCCTGTAATCGTCTAATCGGGCATGCAAACGATGACCCCAACCTACTAGAGAAACACGCAGAGAATCTCCGACAACACCAGCAACTCGAAGCCCAGGGCGTCAGCCAGTGGGGCTACGTCCCGGATTCCAAGTAACGCCCAGAGTGTGGTATACTTGTAGTAGAGGAGAACGCAATGCACGTCAAGAGGAAGATACATGACACGTAAAGGTCTTTTGCCGCCGCACGAATGCTGGTCTCAATGGATCAATGGCATTGCCTCGGACAATGATGTCGATCGTCAGCGTATCATTGACCATATAAAGGTCCATGTTGAGCAACACATGCCGCCAAAAGACGCGCCAGCACAGCGTTGGACTCAGTGGCTTACAGGCACTTACAATCTGCTCGGCATCCTGCAACAACTGACGGCCGGTACGCCAACTTTTGCGCTTGGACTGGATCGCCTCTTTCGGAAATGGGCAAAAGACCCGTTCGATCATACACCACCACCAACAGGATTGGTAGATACCGTTCGCACACACTGCGAATCTACTTGACAAACGCCCAGAGTGTGGTATACTTGTAATAGAGGATAACACCATGTACGAAGAAGAGTTAGACAGATGGTTGGTGGAAGATCGCCCCACAAAGCACGAGCGGCTTTTTAGCGTTCTTGATAAGGTGAGTCGGGACGAAAGCCTGTCACCTGCCGAACAGCAGCTATTAGACGACTACCGCGCAGCGGGTGGGGGCGCGCACGCTAAACGACATCGAGAACGCATGGACGCTTGGAAACGCGAGCGTCGGGATTCCAAGTAACGCCCTGAGTAGGGTAACACATGGGCGGGTGGCGAAATTGGTAGACGCACCCGGCTAATACTGGGTTAGGTGGTACGCGACCACTACGTATGCAGGTTCGAGTCCTGCCCCGCCCACTTGACAAACACCCGCAGGAGAACAACATGACGCCCACAGAGACAGAAGTTCTAGCCCTTTACAAACAACTTGACCCGTCGCGACTGGCCGGCGAGACGATTGCATGTGTTTACCACGATGACTACACGCTCGTCATGGTCACTGAATCTGAAAAATACGTCAAGTTGGGCGCACCTGATGACGACCGCCTTGATTTTGAATCACTCACCGTCCTCGATCTGAAATGCATGCGGCTAATCGACCTAGATACCTGGGAACAAATACTGGCCGAGCGAAAAACGAGCCAGAGGACGCGAAGGCGGTCTGATGCCGAAATCACCATAGCTCGACTCGTCTTAGAACATGGGGCCGACACGATTCGAGACTTGATCCGAGAATAACATGAATGCTTTGAAATCCCATACCGTCTTGATCGAACCATGCGACGGCGGCTTTGTCACTGTCGAAGTTCGAGTTTACGAGGACGCCTGGATTGAATTGTTCTTTGACGGGCAGCTATTGCACAGTCGTCCAGCCCTGTCACGGGTAGCAGTATGATGAGACCTGTAATGAAGAAGATCATGTTGTGGACAGTTATTCTGGATGCTGATTATACAGCTTGGCAGCGGAATTTCATGTTTAAGCCCACGTTGATCGACCTCCTCACCATTGTGGAGGAACAAGCCCAGACCGCAGCAACGGCCCCGCTGTTGGAACTTGTGCGGGGGGCTCAGGGGGTTGACCCCGACATCCATGACTCGGGCAGCTTGACGTATCATGCCGAGGGCGGCGTGATATTTATCTACCAAAATGAGGCCATCGCGAAATGAATAACATGCCACCCCTATCAGAACTGATTGCGAGAGCGCGGCGAAACCAAATCGTTGTCGGCCTGGACCTGCAACGGCTACTCGGGGAAGCCGAGCGGCTGCAAGAGATCGACCGCGAGCAATTGAAAGGCAAAGCCAAGGACTGGAAGATTCGCTTAGGCAATCTGGACATGATGGCCGGCGAGATGCTTAGCACCCCCGACGCCGAAGCACTACTCGCCAAGGCACAGGCAGCGAATCTCGCAATCAACGAATTGCGAGATTCGCTCAATCTGGCAATATCTGGTGAGGTCGAGGTGCCCATCGAGGTGCCCATCGAGGAGATCAACACGCCAGTGTTGCATCGGCCGGGGGTGTGGATTACGCCAGTGTTGCAGCGGGCGGGGAGCCGCAAGCGGGAACTCTATAAGGTTCCAACAGGAACGGGTGGGGTTGAGTGGCTCGGAACTGTGGTGCCAAACGGAGTCAGGTGGGATTGGTGCCGGCACAATTCAGAGGTATATGACTGGGACGGTGAGCGTGGCGGCACTGAGGACACCTTGGAGCAAGCGAAGGCCAAAGTCATGGAGGGGTGGGATTCCAAGTAACGCCCAAAGCACCCGTAGGGGATCACAATGATTGATAGGATTTTGCAAGATGGCTTCGGGATGATTACCTGCGGGGATCACCTCGGCGTCTTCGTCTCACCCCTCAGGCAGGTGGGAAGGACGCCTCCGGGGTGGGTCTTTGTACCGAGCGAGACAATGACTGCTGAGATTCTGCAAGAGGCCATCGACTGTGCCAAGAGCGGCCGGTCGGACTGGCCCAAAGCAGAGAAGCAACCAAAGGCTAAGATAACCAACCGGCGGAAGAAAGCAGCGCACATCCGCAGGCTGTAAGATTCCACTTGACAAACGCCCGCAATGTGGTATACTTGTAATAGAACAAGCGTCGGTTGGGCATTGGCAGGCCTCGCTGGCTGTAAACCAGTCATCCTTACGGATCGTGGCGGTTCGACTCCGCCCCGGCGCACTAACCCTTGGAGAATAACATGTTGATCGTTTACACCGGCCTTGATGAAGTTTTGGTCTGTCTCAGTGTCCGCGAAGCCGAAATGCGCGCCATTTGGTTTGCACCTGGCGCAGGGCGGGATGTCGATGATTACGACCGCGAGGTATCCTCCACAGGGATTGTGGCAATCTCTTCTCGAATGAGCGTTGATTTAGACTAACCCAAGGATTCAAACATGCTTCCTTATATCGCACTATGGCTCGCTACCGTGCCAGTGGCCTACTGTCTATTTTACCTGATTTTCAAAAGGCTTGGTTCCTGGAGAAGGGGCGACGTAGTATATTTTACCCTCTTCTGCGTGGGCTTCGGCCCTGTCGCGCTGTTCATAGCTCTCAAGGAGTTGGCGGACATTTTCACTGCGAAACTAAGAATCCGTAAGGCCTTGTCCGACTGGGCGGGCCGCTTAGCAAAGTGGTAGAAACCAACAGAACCCAAGGAGAACACAAGATGCTTCCTTATATCGCACTATGGCTCGCCGCCGCAATAGCGGCCTACTACCTGTTTCGCTGGGATTGTAAGACGTTTGCGATCTGGATAAACAGTGACGTAATATTTTTCAGCACCATCTGTCTGATCTTTTCCCCTGTCACATTGCTCGTAGCACTCGTGTGGACGGGCATCCTCGTTATGCAACGAAGTGCCGGAACGAGGTTGTCCAACTGGCTTGACCGCCCATCAAAGTGGTAGGGAGAACAACATGAACGACATCATCGAACTGTGTGACGAATTAGCGTGCAACTTCGCCTACAGCCACCGGCAAGATCGTCTACCGTGGGCGCAAACTCTATATAGACATGTGTGGCGTATCGAGGGTGTCAGAGAAGGGGAATCAAATGACGGCCGATCCGAGAGCTTAGCGGATTGCTTACAAGGGTGCAAAAAGTGGTTGCTTCAAATTAAGTCCAAGAGATTGGCTTGACAAACCCGCAGGATAGTGTATACTTGTAATAGGAGGAGACGCGGATGAATTACGTAGTAGCAGGGCTTGAAGGTGTTGGATTAGGCGTGTTGGCAGTCGTAGCCATCATTACCACCCCGATATGGTTGCCCCTTTGGCTCCTGGGCTATCGTGCGGCCCCGACCAAGTCTCAAATCGCAGAGCATATCGTAAGGAATTCGCGATGAACACAACAAAAATATGGCACGTCGCAGTCAAGACTGACTCAAACTTCAGGTGGCAGGGAATCTTTGCCTTTGAGCCAACTTTGCTTGACGTTGAAAGCGCCGTACACGGTGCCATCATTGCGGCCGACCTCAAATGTAAACGCAACCGCCCGCCCGATGAGTCTCTCCAGGAGTATTGGGAGTGTTTGAAGCGAGTCCGAGAAGTGTTGCTCCAGGCGAGTGATCTTTCTGATTACTCTAACTGGCACTCGGTTATGAATGGCCGAGTAGAAGTTGGCACCATCTATGTGTGGGGAGACAAACTATACACGGAATCCATTTGACAAACCCGCAGGATAGTGTATACTTGTAATAGAGGAATTCGCGATGAACAGAACAAACACAATTTACCTAGTGACGCCTCCCTTTGAACGCCACGTGCTTGAAGGGTTCGCGACCGACGTTGAAGGTATCAAGCAGATTATGCGGAATCACTACCACACGCACTTTGCCTACCCCAACATAGACGTGTCCATAGACATGGAAGCTTTGACCGTGACGGCGTCCGCACAACATTACGTGAAAATGTACCACATCCGAGTAATCAAGAGGGCCGTATGCTCCACTGCATAGAAATCACAGACGACTATCACATGGGCACGGCGGGGCGGCTTTGGGTATTCCTCGACATCGCGTCAGACATGTTCCTCAAGACGGACTGCGGGCGTCATGTGTTCAACCGCGAGGAGATCGAGGAGCACGCGCGAGTGTCAGAACTCAGGCGACTGATTTTTGGGGGAGAGAGAGTATGAACACCATCTACCTCGTGACGCCCAGCTTTTGCCACTGGGAGGGCAAGCTTGAAGGATTTGCGACCGATGCTGAAGGCATTGAGCAGATTGTCCAGGATCGCTACCTCAAACACTACCACTATCTCGGCCGTCAGCGTATCGGGCCAATCAACGTGCAAGTAGACATGTCTAAGTTCACAGTATTTGTGCGTGTGCCCAAGATCGGTCATAAACAAACCTACTACATCCGAGAGATCGGGAGAAAGATATGTTAGACAAACTGTGGTATGACCTCCTGGGCAATGCGGATGATGTCATTGAAGATGTTCTTCACGGCGTCGGGGTAATTCTTCTCGTACTGACCGCGCCTCTGTGGCTACCGTTTTGGCTCCTTACCTACTTCATCAACAGGTGATAACATGACGCCAGAGATCATCGACCTGTGCCTAGAGTTGGAATGCACCTGCTCCTACAACTGTGAATGGCAATACACGGACCGCCCTGTGCTAAAGCACTGGTGGTACATCGCCAGCATTAGGCCTCGGGAATCCAACTGTTCCATCAACGCCTGCCTAGACTCTTGCTTGCAGACGGCCTTGGATTGTCTGAAACAGATCAAAGCCCAGAGGACGCCATGACCGCAGATGAACTCCGACGCACGAAGGGCGAACGAGCCTGGAGGGACCAGTAATGAACGTGTGGAAAATCTGCATCGAGACAGTTAATCAATTGTGGTGGCACGAAGCCCCCATCACACCTTGCTGGCAGTATATCCTAGCCGTGCTGCGGGAAGAAATGTCTGATGACAACAACCTGCACGAATCAATTGAACTTGTGCAATATCTTATGGTGTATCACAGCATAGGATTTGTGGGGACTACGAATAAGGAATTTGTCGCCAAGATCGCTGGCACCTGCGTCGGCACCGTTGAGATCAGGCGTGTAACGCGGGAGACGCTATGATCGACGCCATCTATCTCGTGACGCCATCCAAGGGATATTTGGATGACATTTTTGAAGGGTTCGCGGCCGGTGCCCGGGGCGTTGAGCGAATTGTGCGAGATCATTACCGCACGTATTCATACATCGAGTTGACCAGTGTGCGAGTCGATATGGACGAGCGTACAGTGGTAGCGATCGAGGAGGACGGCGACGAACGGACCTATTACATCCGAGAGATTAGGAGGCATGCTGATGAACAAGACTGAATTTTGGGTAATCCATGTGACGGTCCAGACACTATCGTGGGAAGGTAAATTCACGGCCCAGCCGAAGTTGCGCGATGTACTCGCCGCATTGACTGAGGAAAATCTACGCGAACGATATGCCACCTTGATCGAACTTGTGGAATACACCATCAACGTTACCACGGGACACAGTGCGGCGTTCGCCCTCCCAAAGGCCGTGAAGATCGCGGGCTGTATAATCGGAACATTTGCCTCGCGGATAGACCGGGCGTACAACAACGACCTAGAACTCTCGGAGGCGTGCTGATGGATACTGACACAGTCTGGACGGTAACGATTAACTCGCTCGCCCCAGGCGCCCGTGCTTGGCAGCGCCGCTTCCTTGGTAAGCCGATTATCCACGACATCAGGGACGCATTGGAACACGAGGGCAAACAGCCAGAGGGTTCGGTCGAAGTCTTCGCTGACCTTGCGTCCCGCCTGCCCGTGTGTTTTCACGAGAAGGCTATGAACGGCCGTGGCTACATTATCTATGCCGCCCAGGTCGAAATTGGCAGCGTCAGTCTCAAGGAGTGGGAGGTTTACACGCGATGAGACGAGTGACTTACTGGAGAGTGATGGTCTACATCATAGCCTCACGCACGACTTGGACTCGGAGCTTCGGATTCAAGCCAATGATGGAGGACATCCTAAATGCCCTCTACGCAGAGTGGAACGGAGGTGCGCCGTGGTCAAAGCTATGCCGCGACCTCAGGTTGTTTGTCGCAGTTGCCGACCGTGCCCCGTTCGATTTTTCCGACGACTCCGGCACCCACTGTGTCGTAGAAATCGAGGACACCCCCGTTGGCCATATCCGCATGAAGAAAGAGGAGATGTACACACGATGAACATACTACCGAGTAAGACTTACGTGTATGAAGTGACCCTGGCGACGACTAACGGTCCAAACTGGACCCGAAGCTTCACGTTCGACCCGACCCTAGCAGACATCGTGGCCACGTTGAAACTTGAGGTGAAGTATTCAACCTTCTGCGCTATTGGGCGATACCTGAAACGGCTGATTGAGCTAATAGATTACATCCCCAACGGGTCGAACTGGGCGGTGCGAAGCGTTCCCTACGCTATCAGTGCTGTCGGGACAACGCTCGGAACCATTTATCGCAGTAAAACGGAGGCGTACGAGAAATGCAAGTAGCAAAGACGTGGAAAGTTTCTGTCGCGACAGTCCACAACGGCGAGTGGAAGGGGATATTCCTCTTCCAACCAACCAGTCAGGATGTGATAAACGCCATCTCAGGCGTCATCACAGACGGGCAGCGGGAGTTGGAGCGGTGCGATCCCGGAGACGCGGACGAAGTTGAATCCTATCAGGAACGTCTACGGCATTTGCGAGACGTGGCGCAGCACGCGATGCACGGCTTCGCGAACACGGAAGTCCGTAAGCGGATTCTCGTAGCGGGCACCCTTGTTGGAACCATCCGAGTATCCTTTGAACGAGCGTTTATCAAATGAACAACAGCAACACGAACGTAATAGTACAGTCTGTGATCGACTTGGCCAAGGCGGCTAAGCTAGCCTTGGAGATCGTGTATGAGAGAGAACAGGCCCGCCTGGACAAAGCCATCGCGGATGGCGAGGAGCTATTGAAAGATGCCTGAATTCGAGAAAGACCCCAGCGGACAGGCGAGTTGCCGCAACCGCGTAGTATGCAACGATGATCCGTGGTCCAAGGATGACTGTGCGAAGTTCAAAAGATACTGCCGCTACAGCGAGGACTGCCGAGTCCCGATCCCGGTGAAAGAGGGGATTAAGGTGGAAATACCGCCGCGTGACTGGCTGCTGGCACGATTAGGGGCCACGGGCGGAATCGCCCCAGAGTATGGCATCGCCATGCTGGACAGAATCGAGCAACTGGAACGTGACCTGGGGGTGGCAAATGAAACCAGCAATCGCACATAAGGTGACTGTCTCCACGCGGGGCGGCAATGTATGGGCCGGGCGATTCGTGGGGAAACCGACGCGCAAAGACGTAGTCGCCGCCATTCAGTACGGCATTGACGCAGTCGTGAAGAATTTGGGTAAAAAGTGCGGGGACATAGGTTACTATACGTGGCGGCTGCGTGAGGCTTTGGAGATCATGGCGAATGCACCGTCCTACTTCGCCATGGATGATCGCGAGTACAGAATCGAGGTGGGAGCCACTTTGATCGGGACGATTCAAACCCTCAGGTGTACGGTGTATATTGAGGACGCAGAATGATCGAACATCAACAAGACGCCGATGGAGTCGTAAGTTGCAGGTACCGACTACCGCCGGACGACGACCCCAACACAATAGGGTGGTGTATGTTGCGTAAGGAACCCTGCCAGTATTGCGAGGATTGCCGAGTCACGATCCCGACAAATCTCTCGCTGGTAGTCAATGCAGCGGAGGAACTGGTGACGGCTTCGCACGAGCTTGTGGAGATCATGGTGGACCTGGGCTACGACCGCGAGGGAAGCTGCCGCGAAGACTTGGACGCAGCACGGAAGGCACTGACCACTGTCAAAGCTATCCTCAAACATCAGGAGGAAGCGTGAACGCCACCGAGAGAACGAAGTTCCGAAAGCATCTGGAGTGGGCCACTAAGATCGTAGCAACGTGGCCGCCCTGGAAGCGCAACCTGCTGGAGGACAGTCTGAAATCAACATGCCCGAGACGCGAGGGAAGATACAATGAAAGCTTCAGAAGCAAAAGCAGCCGCAGCTAGGATTAGGGACATGCGGAAGAAGAAAGCAGAAAGAGATCACAAAGAATGGCAACAAAGAGAGAAAAAACGAATAGCAAAAGAGAGAAAAGAGCGGCTTGAGTGGTGGTCAGAGGTGGGCTGGGCTGACCTCCAGAAACGCATCAATAAGGCTGTGGGGGAGGGTAAGACTCATATTTTACGGGAATGGATCAGACTTGCTATGGGGGGATTGCCTGATGAGATTGTGGACCGACTCAGAAAAGATGGTTTTCAAGTAGAATCCGGCCTCGAAGGTGGTCCAACTCCGTGTGACCCCGGTTGTGGGGACTATTTCCCCTTTTACAAAATCAGTTGGAAACATCCAACGTCAGAGACAGACAATGGACAATGACTGCGAACGGCCCACGGTGGCTGATCTCATAACCAGGATGAACGATCATACAACAGACAAAGACCGCCCATTCACCGGCCAACCGCATACACACCAGGGCCAACGCGGCAAGACCATGGTTGGGGGGATTAGGTTTAGGGATTTGGCCGATTGTGTTGCACGGGCCTTTGTCCACTCGGCTGGATTCACACTTGATGACCCTGATGTGATATACGGACGGGCTGAGGATGGTACGCTCAACTACAATGACCTACACGATCTGGATTTATCTCGGATGGACCCAGTAGCATTGATTCAAAACACGGTCTGCGAAGTTGAGAAAGCAATGGGGATATACCCGAACATTGAGGCCAACAATGGACAGAAGTAGCGACTACTCATTGGAAGACACGTACCAATGGTTGAAAAAGGAATTTCCCGCTATACGGCCTACCGGTATAGATGTCTTGGCGGAAGCCATCACGGAGAAGCTCGCCAGGGCTTACAGGAACGGACGGGACGACGGCCGGGCAACAGCGGCCGAGGACATCATCAAGACCTCGACGAGACTTTACCCATGAAACATGCAGAACCCACAGTCGATCACTTAGAGCGAATAGCCGACTACGAAACTACATCCGTCTACAACTTCATATCACTGCGGCATGTGCTCGACTTCTTTAAGGAGCGGGGGGTTGATCTTGACGACGTCTTTATCGAAGGCTCATACGGCGGAAGCAGCCCTACTGAGGACGACTGCCCGGTATTTACTTGGAGGCACCCACAATGAACATCATCCAACATGCCGCACAGCTTGCAAACGCCTTGCACAGAGGGCAGACCCGAGCCTGCGGCGAGCCTTACATTAACCACCCGCTGCGGGTGGCCGGAGCGGTGACGCTCCTCGACGATGCCACAGAAGATATGATCGCGGTGGCGTGGCTCCATGACGTGTATGAAGACACCCTCTTCAGCGCGCCGTCATTGGTGAATCCTTTCGGCCATCCCGTAAATGAGATGGTCGTAGAACTGACGAACAGGTTCACCAAGGAAGCCTTTCCAGCATTAAACCGTGCGAAGCGGAAGGCGTCTGAGACTTGGCGTCTGGCTAGCATCCCGCCGCAAGCACAGATCATCAAGCTCTGTGATCGCATTGACAACCTGAGGACAATCGGAGCCAAGGGGCGGGGGTTCGCGTTGCTCTACTGTGACGAGAGTGACGCCCTCGCGAAGGCACTGACCGCTGCTCCAGACCTCCAGGAGGAAATTTTCAAACTTACCCAGGAGCTTAGAGCCAATGGATAAAAACACAGCGTCAATTCGTAAGCTGGGCGAGGTACTCAAGACGAACTCAGAGCACGCGACGGGGAACACGGGGTTCATCATGTGCTACTGCGCTGACGAGATCGACCGGTTGCGAGATGATTTGACCGAGGTGCGAAAGTCCATGGCGAACGCCGCAGCGTACCTCAGGCAAGCTCAACGAGAGGCCGAACACGCCGCCGACCCGGAGAACTTTGAGATATGAGATACAAAGTCATCAACGAGAGCGTGAGCGCACACTGCTGCTTTGAGGCAACAGTCGTAGATACGCAGACACGGTGCGTGGCGTACCCCGAGCGCGGGCGAACCTTGTGCGAGTGTTTCAGCCGGGCCGACGCCCAGCGGGTGGCCAGGGCTTTGAATGCGGAGGAGGACGGTGTGGATCAAGGCATAGTTAACGCATGCAAGGCAGCAGCGCTGCTGGAGGGTGAATGATGGATAAGTGCATCCAAGTGTTGAAGAAGCTAGTGAGGTCTTGCGAATATCTCATTGAAGACATGGAGATACTAGGCCTCGATGGCGAAGGCTATTGGGAGGACATGAACGAGGCGCGGCAGTGCATCGCCAGGGCTCACAAGTTATTCAAGTACAGGGAGGCAGAGCAGAAGGTGCGCGACGCCTTTGTCGCGGCGGGCATTGATCTTGGCGTGGACTATTCCGATCAACTAACCAGCGACGACCGAGCCCGTTTTGGGGCCGCAATGAATGCGTGCTGGAATAACAACGGCTACGATTCCACACCCGTGGATATTCTGTTGAAAGAATTCAGGGAGAAGTACAATGACTAACGCAGCGCGATACCGACAACACCATGTTACCGTCGCCAAATTGATGGACCGGTTGAGCAATGACGACAAGATGCGTCTGGTCCAGGCTTTCAATGAGGCGTGGGCAGTCGGTGGCTTTGGTATAGGCTCATACGATCCGGGGCCGGTGGACGAGGTGTTGGCCGTTATCGAGGAGAGGGAGGGTGTGCCCGAATTCAAGGTGTCCGAATTCAAGGTGTTGGCACGGATCGGCGGGACCGGGTCGTATGAGCATACCCCAGAGCCACGGTACACAACAAGCTGTGAAGCCGCCCAGACCTTTGTATTTGACGGAGATGACCCCTTGACAATGGGTCAGATTGTCGAACGCTTGAACAGCCAGCAGTGTGAGATCGACCGGCTCACCACCGGACTCCCAAAGACAAAGGATGGTGTGCCGGTGACGCCGGGAATGGTACTGATCGTCGGCCACCCTGAGACACAGGAGTTGTGGGAATTGAACGTGGTGTTAATGGGTAAGGAACACTTCATGTATGGCTGGCCGCACCACGGGAAACTTTGTCGCTATGACGAGTGCTGGAGTACCGCTGACGCCGCCATAGCCGACGCCAACAAACTGCGATGATCCACTCGGCCGCCCGGTAAACCTGTCCGTTTTTCACCGGATGAGTAAGGTTTACCTTGAAAGCCTACCAAATTGGTAGGCTTTTTCTATGCGCCGACCCCCTCATTCTGGGGGTCATTTGCCGCGTCGTTGACCCCGACAACCAAAATAATCCGACTATTTGGCATAAAAGGCACAATCCCATTGCCGCTCGACTCCGTTTGGCGTAATATAGAAGTATAGAGGGAGAAGCCCGCCCTTTAACCTTTTGCGAGGACGCCCATGAGTAGAACCGATCCCAACGACCCCCGTCGCTGCGAAGCGACCACCCAATCGGGTCAATGTGCCCATCAAGCTGTTGATGGGCAGAATCTTTGCGCCTACCACATGAAGGATCGCGATGTAGAGGACAAGATGTCTCTGCGTAGCTACATCCTCACAGACACGGTGCTGGCGGAGTCTGCCGGGCGTCATAGTCAGGTCGAGGAACTGAAATCCCTCCGCGAAGAAATCGCTATCTGCCGCTCCCTTGTCGAGCGGCGTTTGAATATGATCGAGAGCAACGCCGATTTGCTGGCCGCAGTCGGGCAGGTGAACTCGCTCTTTCTCACGCTTGAGAAACTCATCTCAAGTTGCCACCGGCTGGAGACCAGCCTTGGCACATTGCTTTCCCGATCCTCTCTGCTGGAACTTGCGAAGGGTATCGTGGGCACCATCATGGACGAGTTGGAAGGCATTGATAACTACGAGGAGATCGTTGACACGATCAGCGAGAAAATCCTTAGGCAGATTGCCAGCTACGACCCTGACGAGAAGTAAGCATGGCGTTAGAATACCACGATACTATGGTTCCGTCGCATGAGTATGGGAACATTGGTAACGATACAGCGAAGTGGGATGATGGGTGGTTTTCGGACACTATCCACGCTCGTAAGTTTGAAGGCGACTTGCTTGACGTGACTGCGTACACCGCAGATACCATCACCGTAAACACAATCAACGCAGTTGATGTATACATTTCCGGCTTGCTTGACGTGACGGGAGAAACTACTAGCAGGGATGATTGGCACCTCCTATCGGACTCGGCTAAACTGTATCTCGGGGCCTTTGATGACGCAGGCATCTATTACGATGATACTGACCTCATCATTGACCCGAAGATTGTTGGTTCCGGTAAGGTATCGGTCCCGGGCTCCATTTTTGTTACCGATTACTTCGGCATCGGTAATGAGCCTGGAAACGCAAACCAAAGAATGAATTGCGTTTTCGCGACCGAGGAAACCTCCGCGCCCCAGTATGGCTACAGGATGCTGGGCCTTTACGGTTCCCCCGGCTCCGGCAACATGTCGCTTGAAGCATACGGAATGTTTGGCGACTTCGGCACGGCGGCCACCTACGATGGTGACTATCTTCACAATATCAATGGTGTGTGGGCTTCCGTGAGTCACCGTGGCTCTGGATTGCTAGCTGGTGCGTATGGTGGGAGATTTTCCGTTGCCGTACATGGTTCGGGAAACATCACAAACGCAAGGGCTGGTAGCTTTTCGATAGGAGACGCGGGTGCTGGCAGTATCATCAATGCCTACGGCATGTGGGTGTCGAACATTACTGTGGGAACGACCCTCAACTACGCGGTCTACACTAACGCTGGGATGGTTCATTTCGGAGATGATGTTGAAATCCTGGGCGACCTCACGTTCAGTGGTGCCGGTAGCGGGCTCCCTTATGCAGAGATTTACGTCTACGATGCAGGGGCCACAATTACCATTGGCGGCACCGGGATCGGCAACAAGGTGCAGATCGACACGTTTGATGCCGATGGTGTGTCAAACCTCGCAACACCCGACCACACGAATGACCACATAACAATCACAAAGGCAGGCGACTACAGAGTAGCAGTCTCGCTAACGGCGGAAAGCACCGGGGCCGCAGCATACAATTTTGGTTTCGCAGTCTACAAAAATGATGGGGCAACACTCTTCCAGAATCTACATGCTCATCGTGAGTTTTCAGGCGCTGGTGGCGACACAGGCTCCGTCAGCATCAGCGGGATCGCAACCTTTGCGGTGGCCGACACTATCGAAGTATGGTGTTGGAACGAAACAAACACAAACAACATAGTCATCGACGACATCAACCTAAGTATCTCGATGGTCGGAGGAGCCTAATATGGCAAGTTTCACATTTGTGGTCCCGAATGAACATTTTGAAAGACTCGTAGATGCAGTCTGCGGACTACAAAACTACAAGTGGGAAACTCGAGAAACCGAGGAGACGAAGAACCAGTTTGCAAAGAGAAAAATACGTGAGTGGCTCGTCGCTCAAGTACGCCGATGGGAGCAAGCTGAAGCACAGAAGGCCGTCACCGCAGCGTTGACGGATATTAACGTAACTTAACAACACACACTAGGAGACTCTCATGGGCGTTTATTCAGATTATCTCGCACACACAGGCGTAGTTGATGTGACCGGAGACAAGGTAGCCAACCAGCGATCAGCTTATAGTGAACTTGCCGGACACGCGGGCGATTTTGACCCCGCCTGCCCCTCCTTCCTCGAAGCGAAGGACGCGGTCAAGGTAGTCAACAAGTTTGTCGCTACGGTCAGTGGTGGTAACTTCACACTAACCATCACGGACTTCGCTGGCACCACGTACACCACGGCCAGCATTCTTTACAACGCAAGCGCGGCCACCATCGAAGCGGCCATCGACACGGCCTGCAATGGCAGCCTTCCCAGCTTCGTTGACGAAGATATTAGCGTTGCCCTCGCCGGTGACCTGACGGCAAATGCGATGACGGTAACGTTTGATGGTGACTCTGTCACGGGCGAGAATATGGACATCTCCATCGCTGACGTGGACTTGTCTGGGGGCGGTGGCATCAACACCGTGGCCACGACGACGTATGGTCAGGACAAGCGATACGCTTGGGCAATCATGTGGGCACACGGTATGATTACCTCGGTCCCGGTACAAGGTGCCGCAATGGCCGTCGGCGCGGGACTGGACGTGACGCCTGCGAGCACGACGGCTCACTGGCCGCGAGCCGCTCTGCGTAAGATGCTCGCTTTGGAGGCTTCGATTGACGACGCCAACGTCACTCTGAAAGGCCAGTTGGAAACCCTCTTCAACGTTGAATAAGGTTGAGTATGTTTGGACCACTGTACACGCCGCCAGGACTCGTCACAGGTCTCTACCCGTACATAGACTTCCTGACGGGTAATGCCGCACCACCATGGCACGAGGGTCGTGTATTCTATGATGATGTGAACAAGACTCTCGCGGTGTACAACAGTGAATCCGAGGTGACGTTACAACTTGGTCAGGAGATTTACATCCGTGCTCACAATGACACGGGTGATGCTCTTCCCAATGGTACTCTCGTCTATATCAATGGTGCGGTGCATGGAAGTCCCTCAATCGAGAAAGCCCGATCCGATTCGCCCAACACCACTGGCGTCATCGCGATGACGACGCATGAAATCGGGACCGATGAAGATGGCTTTTGCACCACTCTTGGATCGGTCGGTGGTCTCAACACACTCGGGCTTGCGGTCGGCACAACGCTGTACTTGTCGGAGACAGTGGCAGGTGATTGGCAAGTCGTCGCCCCTCTCGCTCCCAACTTCCCGATTCAAATCGGCATCGTAATCGCTGAGAGTGCTACGGAAGGTAAAATACTCATCAATGTTGGCCCGACCGACGTTGCCCAAACGATGGTGATCCAAGACCTCGAAATCAACGAGGACTTGAGGGTCAATAACAAGTTCACATTGAACCCGTCAGACTCGACGTATATTGATGCCGTGACAGGTATCACGATCACTAATGCAACGATGCGGATTCAAGGCAACGGCGGCCCAGTAGTTATCACCGCCAGCCCACAGATCGCCCCCGCTGGTACAGATGGTCAAATCGTACTACTGCACGGCGACCATGATGTAAATACAGTTACCCTCCACGATGGAGATGGTTTACATCTTCACTCCGGTAGCGTGCTCATCATGGGGGAGCACGACCATCTCTTCCTACAGTATGATGCAGGTTCATCCTTGTGGGAAGAAGTGTCAACCAACTTCAAGTCGTTCGATACGTGTTGGTCATTCGCATCCCCGTCTGGTTCAGCGGGCACTTTCTACATCGGTGGTTTTTACCTGCTACCAGCAACCAGTTACACACCTGCGGGCGGGACATCACTCGGCACCTTAACCACCAGCTATGCCGCCCATGCGTTTATCGTACTGGGGGCGAACTCAACGGATATGGTTGTGCGAATCACGGGCACGTCAATTGCTGAAGATGGTACCACCACGGCCAACGATACTGACGACATTGATACGAGCGGTGGTGTGGTTGATGACTACTTCGAGACGCCGACGAAGTGGCTAGGACAAGTCAGCGTAAGTCTTCTGAGTGGTACCGGAGTTGTCATCAATCATGGGCTGTGCAAATACTGGGACAACCAAAATAGTGACTTCCGCGTAACTGGCATCGAAGTCACCGGGCGAGCCGGGGCCAATGATACCGGTGTAAACTTCGCGGCGATTCGACACCGCCCCATTGGCTGGACGTATGGCGGTGGCTCCGGCGCGATTCCGCCCGCCCCGGCTGCTGACATGAACACCGACCACGGTGTTAATAGCAACATTACGAACGGTGAGCATTTTGCATGGAAGAGAATTGGCCTGAGTGAGGAAGTCAATGGAAGCGGGAGTGAAGGACTCATCTGCGTGGTGACAACCACCGCGAACAAGGCGATCGAGATGATGAACTGGACATTCTCGATTCGACCGAGCTAACTAATCTTAACAAGGGAGAGTATGATGACGAAATCTAAATGGCGATCCAAGACGTTTTGGGTAAATGTTGCGACCGCAGCAGTGGGTATGATTACCTATCTGGTCGGACAAGACCTTATCGCGGACAATGCTAGCCTCGTGGCGATGCTTATCGCGATCCAAGGTGCCGTCAACGTCGGCCTTCGGTTTGTGACGACCCAGCCGATCAAGTAATCAGCGTAGTTAAGGGACGGGTCGTACCGGCCGGGCGGCCCAACCCTTTTTAAGAGGACACTAACATGCCAACATTCCCGCAAGAAATCTGGAACGGCATCACGGACGGTAGACCGGACCTCGATGTCGTGAAATCACCGTCGCACAATGATTGGCGGCTGATGCTGCACGAACTGGTAGCCATCCAAGAGTACATTCTGAACCTCTCCAGTAATATCGAAGACATGCCGAACCTGAGCGAAACCATCGGAGGCGCAACGGCACAAGTCCGAGAGATGCTGGTGACATTAGATGAACTTGCTCCGCCAGCGGAATTGAAGGAGGATGTAAGGGGTCTACAACGTGAATTGGCGGACCTGGGGGCGAATCAAGACAACCTGAGGAGCGGCGTTAAAAAGCTCCTCCTGCGGACACGCACAGTCGAAGCCCTGTTCCAGAAGCTCAAAGAGACCGTGGACGAGCAGATCGAGGTGACTAGAAACAGCGTCCGCAATCAACTAGCAGAGTACGAGAAGTTGATGCGAGCGGACAATTTGAAACTTCAGAAACAGATTGATGAGCTACACGAAGCGCTCACCAGCACTGATATTTAAGGGGTGACTCTATGCCACAATCAACGCCCGAATCCAAATTTCCTGATTCAGTCTGGGATGGCCTTACATCCACCACAGAGGATGTCAGCGTTGATAAGACCCCTGATAACGTAATGGGCAACCGGCTTCGGGCGGAAATCCGTGGCGTTGAAACGTCCATGCAGCCTTTCATCGCGGACCTTACGGTCATCAACACGTACGGCTCTCCTGCCACGGTGCTGACGGTAAACGCTCTCGGCACAGGGCTCGAATGGGCGGCTAGCAGTGGTGGTGGTGGCAGCGTCATCGAACTGACAAATGACAACGCAGGGACGCTGGTTATTGGCATGGCCGTCTACGTGAAATCGGACGGCGACATGGACAAGGCGCAAGCCGATGCGGCCGGGACTACGGAGCTTCTCGGACTCGTGGCAGATACGACCATTCTCACAACTGCGGACGGCGACGTGCAGGCCGATGGCTTCCTGGAAGCGACCACAGGCCAGTGGGACGCAGTCACAGGAGATGTGGGCGGGCTGACAGCAGGGGGCATCTACTACTTGGACCCCGACACGGCGGGGTTACTCACCAGCACAGCCCCAACCACAGTAGGACAGTATGTTGTACGTGTGGGTCAGGCGATTAGTACAACGGTAATGAACATTCGCATCGAGCAACCGATACTGCTATGACATACATAAAACCCTTAGTAACATCGAACGGTAGGTTGGAAGCACTCGCTGCTGGCGATTTTGTCAGCCCCGGCTCCTTCCCCCTGTGGGATACGGACGCCCTGGCTTGGACTGCCTTCAGAGAAGCCCTCAGCAATTGGATTCCGATCCATCGGCCGCAATGGACTAAGAAGGGTGTAGAGCTTGGGACCGTTGGTGCGGGCTCGGATGATTGGTACGGCGGGGTTGTAGCTCCCAACGGTATCATCTACGGGATTCCCTACGATAGCACCACAGTGCTCAAGATAGACCCGAGCGACGATTCAACCTCGACCTTTGGCAGTATTGCTGGCGGCGCTAAGTATGCTGGCGGCGTCCTTGGCTCGGATGGCCTCATCTACTGCATCCCGTATGATGCGACGGCTGTGAGGAAGATCGACCCAAGCGACGACTCGATGGCAACCATCGGCACGCTCTCTGACTCCGCGATGTACTTTGGTGGTGTGCTGGCTGCCACGGGGGTCATCTACGGAGTGCCGCATGGTCAGGCGACTATTTTGAAGATTGACGGTGACACCGTCACGGAAATCGGCACCATCGCGGGCGCAGGTAGTAAGTACGCCGGGGGTGTGTTAGCACCAAATGGCCTCGTCTATTGTATGCCTTACACCAACACCGACATTCTTACGATTGACCCGTCAGACGATTCAACCGCAGTCTTTGGCACCGTGGCTGACGGCACACACATGGGCGGCGTGCTAGCCCCGAACGGCTGTATTTACTCGCCACCGTACGGAGCCACATCCATCCTCAAGATTAACACGCACGATGACACCTTAACTGAGTTCGGCACCTTCAGCAGTAGCGCGATGTATGTCGGAGGGGCTTTGGCACCGAACGGCAGAATCTATTGTGTTCCGAGAGATGAGAACACAATTCTTGAGATTGATCCCGAGACAGACACATATACCGAGTGGGCTGACTTCGGTGAGACGGCTAATAAATGGGTTGGTACTGTACTTGCACCCAATGGCTGCATCTACGGCATCCCGGCCGATTTCACGACCTTCCTAAAGATTGGTGAAAACTTGGACAGCGTACTGTTGGATCAAGTGTTGTCACGCCACAGTAACAACGCGATATGAGGGTGGAAACTTGAACATATACAAAGTGACCCATGAAGAACGTTTGGCGATAGAAGCCTTGAACGAGGTAAGCACCAACAACCTAGTCATCGTATGTGACACTGAGGAACACGGCTGCGTTATCTGTGCGGACGACATCAACAAGCCCGTATTCGTTGAGCATCGTAAACTACTGCCCCTTACTTTGGATTCAGCAAAGATTGTCGAGCTTGTCGAGCTAACAGGGATAGATGACGTAGAGCCCAAAAAATGACCTACCATAATCCACTAACGATTTCCGACGGCGGTTTGCAAAAGCTCCAATCAGGAGACTTGGTAGCCAAGGGTGATTTTCCGGCCTGGGAAACCGATGCGCCGGGCTGGGACCAGATGCGGGAAGCGATTAGTGTACGAGCCGGAGCAGGACGCGCTCAAATGAGTCTCACCACATCGACGTTCGGCACCTTAACAGCCAGCGATCAAGCCGCCGGGTGCGTGCTAGCTCCTAACGGCTACATTTATGGTATCCCCTTTGATGCGGGCGTTATGATGAAAGTAGACCCGTCCAATGATACGGCGTCAACATTTGGTAGCCCAGGGGTTGCAGGCTCAAAATGGTGCGGCGGCGTGTTGGCCCCCAACGGCGTAATATACGCCCCGCCTTATCATAACGGTACAATTTTCAGACTAGACACCAGTGACGATTCGTTCACGTCATTTGGCTCATACCCTGGGACACAACAATATCTCGGGGCCGTGCTTAGCGATGCTGGCAAGGTCTACTGCATCCCGAACAACAGTGAACGGGTTATAAAGATTGATCCCAGCGACAGTGATTCACACGGGCTAGTTGGCACTACTTATCCAGCAGCGGGTTTGAAGTGGAGTAGTGGAGTTTTGGCCCCGAACGGGTGTATTTACGGCATACCGAGGAACTGGGCGGGAGTTCTAAAGATAGACACCAGCGACGATACGACTTCTACAGTTGGTACCCTTTCTAGCGACGGCGAGAAGTGGTGGGGCGGAGTCTTAGCCCCCAATGGCTGCATCTACGGGATTCCATATTACGCTACCTCCGTCCTGAAAATTGACCCCCGTGACGATACGATCACTACCTTTGGCAGCCTAAGCGGCGCTGCTAAATGGAAGGGCGGTGTGCTGGGTTCAGACGGTTGTATCTACGGGGTTCCGTGGGCTAGTCAAACCGTCCTGCGAATTGATCCAACCAATGACACAGCCACCACATTTGATGCCTTAGAGGCAGGAACCCAGAAGTGGTGGGGCGGCGCACTTGCACCTAACGGTGCCATTTATTGTGTACCGCACGACGCAAATTACGTGTTAAAATATGGCACCGGAGTGTCGGGCGTGTCCGAGGATTTCTGCCTATCACGGTACTTCAACAAGCACTAGGAATCACAATGCGGCGACACTTACGTCAACAGCGTAAACGAGAAGTGAAACAGGCCGAGCTAACCAAGCGGCGGGTCAGTGTTAGCGGCCAATATGTAGTATGTGGGTGCGGGAAAACAATCTTCTTCGCGAACACCGATTTGTGCGAGGATTGCTGGGTAGACAACCAACTGAAATATCACGGAAACGATCAATCAGCGAAGATCAACTGAAGAGGGAGAACCATGGGTAACCTGAAGATCACTTTGAAGAACGCACTCTTGGGCACAGCCTTGCTGGCGATGTTGGCACTTACTGGCGTCTGCGTAGTCCCTAAGATCGCCGGCCTGACAGCGTCCGTTTCCACAGTTCAGCATGTCGAGAGGAATGTCTACAATGGGTTGACGATCTTTTCGGACGACGAAGAGAATCTCGACACGGCTAAGATCGTCCTTAAAGCTCCGATTGAAGCCGAGATCGGAGAGCTTGTGCGATTCGACGTGTCTGCGAGTTGGGCTAAATCTTTCAAGTGGGTTCTGGTACCGGAGTCGGGCGACTTTGAAGTTTATGACGGTGGGAAACGCGCAGTATTCAGTGGCCGAAAATCGGGGGAATACATGTTCATCGTAGCTTGTGCCTACGAGAATACCGTCGATGTTATCATACACACTGTCAGAGTTGGAACCCCCATTCCGAAGCCCGGCGACTATCCGGTGGTGGCTGAGCCCGAGGCAGATGCCCTCTTTTCGGAGTGGCTTCCTTACTGGTGCTCACTCACAGTCCGCACTGAAGCAGAGACCAGAAAACTTGCAGATGGTTTTGACAGCGTTGCCGCCAAAATCTCGGCCGGAGTGTACACAACCCCTGAAGAAATTATCAAGGCCACAGGCGAAGCTAATCGACTGGCCCTTGGCGACTCGCTTGAGGCGTGGAAGATGGTCCTCCTCAGTCTACAGAATGAATTCAAAGCCCGTGCGGATGCGGGCACGCTAGCGTCCCCTGAGCAGCACGCCGACATGTGGCGGGAAGTAGCTGCCGGGCTGCGAGCCTATGCCGATCTCTTTGAGACGCTGAAATAACCAAACGGCAGGAGGCAACGATGAATCGACGTGACGCTTTGAAGCTAATGGCTGGAACGGCTGGCGGGCTTGTGACCGGCGGTGGCTTACTGAAACCGGCTTATGCAGCAGGAATGCCTTTGGACTTGTTTGCAGATTCCGATAAACCCCTCCTCACAGGCTGGATAAGCGACACAGCGGCACGTCAACGCTTTGTCGAGAACAACAGGTATCCCTTCCTGCGTAGCCACATGGGGCAAATCAAAGGTACGGGCAAAGGTAAGAAAGTCCTCCTGTACAAGCTCTTTGAGCAAGTCACAGGGCGACCTCTGGTCCCCCACTACCAGACTATTGGTGACTGTGTGAGTCACGCCTACGGCCTGGGGGTGGATGTCCTTACTGCTGTCCGTATTTTGATGTACAACAAGTCCGAGCAGTGGGTTGCAAAGTCGGCAACTGAGCTTATCTACGCCGGGTCTCGAATAGAAGTAGGCGGCGGCAGGATCGGCGGGGACGGCTCAATTGGCGTGTGGGCTGCTGAATTCATCCGTAAGTGGGGCGTGTTGCTCCGGCAATCTTATCTCAACGGTGCGTACGATTACACCACGTATAGTGGGCAGCTTGCCAGAGCTTTAGGCAGACGTGGCGTAGGCGTGCCGGACTCATTGGAGCCTCTTTGCAAGTTGCACCCCTTGAAGACTTGTGCCCTTGTGAACTCGTGGGAAGAGTGTCGTGATGCGGTGGCGAATGGCTACCCCGTGACCATGTGCAGCAATATTGGCTTCACGTCGAAACGAGACAGAGATGGCTTCCTCCGACGCGGACGACAGCCGTGGTACCACGCGATGGCGATCCTTGGCGTGGACGACGAGTATCGGCGCCCCGGAGCATTGATCCAGAACAGTTGGGGCGGCGACACATGGGTCAGTGGGCCGAAGCGGCATGAGCAGCCAGACGGTAGTTTCTGGTGTGACGCTGCTACGATTGATGCCGCCATGAAACAGGGCGACAGCATCGCCCTCAGTGGTTACGTTGGGTACCCACGAGTGGACATCCCAGATTACATCATTTGGTGACATAATGAAAAAACACATCCTTTCAATACTAGGAGTTGCTTATGTTTGCTTTGCTCTCATTATGGCGACGAGTAGTCAAGTTATTCCGGTCGGTAGCGACGGCCCTATCCCAGGGCACAAAGATCGTCTGGAGCAAGAAAATCGAAGAGGCGACGGATATAGCCAACGATTACCTGGACCAGCAAGGTCGTCCGAAGCTGAACGACAGTTCGGCTGGCGACCCGAGTATCTCCAAGAAGCCAAGGACGAGGCTGCTGAACCTCAGGCGGTGACGCCAATTTTTCAACCCAATTGCATGATCCTGTGGACGGCTGAGTGGTGCCCCTCTTGCAAAAGCATGTATCCGATTGCTAAGATACTGCAAGCTGAGGGTTACACAGTCTACGTCCTGGACCTCGACAAAAACAAGAAACTTGCCAAAGAGATGCGGATTCAAGCCGTGCCGACAACTTTGATTCGGCGCGATGGTGTTGAAGTTACACGTCGAATTGGCACCGTCGCCTTAGCCGAGATCAAGAGAACCCTAACGAAGAATTGACAATGACAATCAGTGAAATCATTATCTTAGCCCTCGCCGTATCGTCAATGTCGATGACTGTCACTACGTCGATCGCCCTGGGGTGGTTGCGAACATTGGTTTCCAAGCTCGGCCCAATGTCTACGGGGTTGATCCACTGCCCGTACTGCCTTAGCCATTGGCTGGCAGCGATTGTTACCTTAGCCTGGGTCAAAGGTCCGGTGAGTGAGTTAATTGTAACGGGCTTTGCAATCGTAACTATTGCAAGCCTGACATCCTTAGGAATCACACATTTCTTTTTGGCACTAGATGCCTTAGACAGGAGTGAAGAATGAACTTCGCACGAAAAGCACAACGAGTAGCTAGACGACAACATCGGCGTGGACTCATCACCCGAGAAGAATACGATAAGGTAAAGGAAGCCGTCCGTGACCCAGAGATCGTGGAGAAGTGGCAGGCCGAAGTTGAGAAGCAACTGGTGCCGCCGTGGAAGGCTAAGACCGGCAAGATTGATTGGGCGGCTATTTGGGATTGGTTCATTCGGAACTGGCCCACGATTCAAGCCATCCTGTTTAAGCTGCTTCCGCTGCTTATCCTGGAGCCGAATCCGTCCGAGCGTAAATCCGAGCGTAAACCCGAAGGAGAGTAAGATGAAGATCAAGAATCCCGCACGCCACTTGCCGCACTACGCTATCCGAATCCATTTCTCGGATGGGACGCAGATGAACAAGCGAGGCTCGGCCCAACCTGAGATTGACGTTCCAGTTGAAAAAGGCGAGTATCTGGCCCTAGTCTTTGAGTGCCTCAACAGTGCCAGAGAGACGCAGATCAAGCTGCTGTTTGTTGATGGGGCGTGGGTTGACTTTAGCGAGGCGGCGCTGGCAGAGATGTTAGCCCCCAAGCCCGAACCCAAGCCCGAGCCAGTGCCGGCGTCAAAAGAAGAGACATGTGGCCCCGACATTGCAATGTCTGAGCCCAAGCCCAAGCCCAAGCCCAATCGCAAGCGTAAGCCAGTCGAGCGTAAGCCCGAACCCAGAGATGAAGACGCCGATGATGATGGCCGGTTCGGCCTTGGTTGCAACTAACAGGATTCTAACGAAGAGTAAGCAATGGGCGAGTTACAGGACGCATTCCGGGAAGCGGTCGCAGAAGGCATGAGAAGCCGCACTATGACCTCACCGTCTCGATGGGCCTGTAATAGGCGTGTCATGGGCGGGAACTTTCCAGGGCCGTATGGGTACGGAGCACACCCGTGGTGTAAGGAGATTCAGGACGCAACATCAGCATACATCGTAGCTATGAAGGCCGCACAAATGGGCGTCACCGAAGTCGCCATCAATCAAGCCTTTTATGTTGTGGACGTGCTACGGAAGGATGTCCTGTATGTCCTCCCAACTTTAAGCAACGCCAGTGACTTTTCCAAGGCCCGGTTTAACACAGCACTACTGTACAGCCCGTACTTGGATCAACTTTTCACGGACACTAACACCGTTGGATTGAAGCAGGCAGGTGGAGTTAATCTCTACATCAGAGGCTCGCGTGGCGACTCGAACTTGAAGTCGGTCCCTGTCTCGACGCTCATCCTTGATGAAGTAAACGAGATGGACCAGAAGCAAATCTGGTTGGCTTTGGAAAGGTTGTCAGGATATGACAAGAAGTCAGTGATGGCCATATCCACGCCGACCATTCCTAAGTTTGGAGTCCACAAACTTTATGAGCAAGGGTCGCAAGAGCACTACATGTTCAAGTGCCCACACTGCGGACGGATGACAGAGTTAGTGTGGCCAGATTGTTTTGAACTAATCGGTGAGACTGTTTCCGACCCACGTTGCAAAGAGTCTTACCTGAAATGTAAGGAATGCGATCACAAACTTAGCCACAAAAATAAAGCTGAGTGGCTTAACCTAGATAACTGTAACTGGGAATCGACGGTGCGGTGCGATGAAGATTTTCGCAGCTTCCTAATCAACCAGTTGTACAGTTACACAGTGTCCCCAGGGGAAATTGCAGTAGCACATTTCAGAGGTCTGGGTGATGAAGCTGCAATGGTTGAGTTCCACAATTCAAAGCTAGGCCAACCGTATGTACCGGCAGGTGGTTTAGTCACAGACACCGAACTTGAACGTGCGGTCGCTGGGTACACGAAGAATGACGCCAGACCGGCATTTGGAGGCGACAGGTGCATTTGCATGGGGATTGACCAAGGTAAAGTAAACAACATCGTCGTAATGGAATATTTCTTTGATCGGTTTGACCACGACTTAAACGCCGCTGCGTTTGGAAAGCTGTTGTGGGAGGGCAAGGTTCCTGGCGACGATTTTGAACATCTCGATAAATTGATGCGAGAATGGCAAGTCTTGGCCTGCGTAATAGACCCCGATCCACAGATCAATGATGCCAGACGGTTTGCACGACGCTTCCCAGGTTACGTTTATCTGTGCCGATACCGAGCAGGGGTTACTGGCAAAGAACTGCAACTTAGCGAGGAAGACGGCGGCGCACCTATAGCTACTGTTGACCGAACTAACTGGTTGGACGCGGCCCTTGGGCGTTTTCATAGCGGGCGGATTCAAATTCCCGCTGACACAAGTTTAGAATTCAAAACGCACATGAAGAATGTAGTCAGAACCTATGAGAAGGACAGCTTGAACAACCCCCGAGCCGTCTATATCAACACCGGCGCCGACCACTTTGTGCATGCCCTTACATACGCAGAAGTGGCCCTACCGCTCGCAGCGGGAATCGTCACTAACAAAGACATTGGAGCGTTCTTATGAGCAAAGCCTTCTCAGTCACCGAGTCACGGCATCCGAGATACTTCCATGATACGCCATTCTGGTTCAAGTGGAGAGAGGTTTACGATGGTGGGGACGCTTATGTTGACCAATATCTCAACAAGTTCACTGAACGTGAGACGCCGGAAGATTTTACCAATCGCCGGGCAATAACACCCATCCCCACTTACGCAAAAGCAGCAGTGAACGATGTGCGTAATGCCATTTTCCAGCGGATGCGAGACATCACGCGGCGAGATGGGTCCGATGCCTATATGCGAGCAGTAGCGGGCGAGCGAGGTGGTGTTGACTTGGAAGGTAGTACGATGAATGGCTTCCTTGGTATCAACATTCTAACCGAATTACTTGTCATGGGCAAAGTCGGGATGTACATTGACATGCCGCAACTGACCGGGCCTACCCTTGCTGACATTGGGGACGCACGGCCTTACCTGTACATGTACCAAGTGGAAGACATCCTAGCATGGTCACAGTCCAAGCCAGAGGAACCGGGCGAGTTTCAATCTCTCCTCCTGCGAGACAAGGGTATAGACTTCACGCAGCACGATATGTACGATCTCCAATTGCCCGGCGGTGAGTACGAGCGATACAGATTGATTTGGATAGACAAAGAGACTGGCTTCGTCAATGTTCAATTTTATGACGCCGAGTCAGTTCCGATTGACAAAGACGGCGAGTACACGGATGAAGGGCCAATTGAATTATCGCTACAACGGATTCCATTCGTTATGCTGGACATCGGTGACAGTCTTTTGAAGGATGTCTCTAACCATCAAGCAGCCTTACTAAATCTAACCTCCGCTGACGTGTCGTATGCTCTGAAATCAAACTTCCCGTTCTACACCGAACAGCGGGACGCACGGGCTGTTGGCGACCACTTGAAAACCACCATGAACCCAGATGGAACGGCGATGGCTGGCGGACAACGAGCTTCTGACCGGGAAGTAATCACAGGAGTTACGCACGGGCGAACTTACGACCTGAAGGCTGACCGACCTAAGTTCATCCACCCATCCCCCGAGCCTCTAGAGGCTTCGCTCAAGCTACAGGAGAAGCTCGAAGATGACATCCGTAAGCTGGTTAATTTGGCAGTAACGAACAAGATCGGTAAGCGAGCCACTTCCGCCGAAGCTCTGCAAATGAGTGACCAAGGGTTGGAAGCCGGACTATCCTTCATTGGACTGGTACTGGAAAGTGGAGAGAGAAAAATCACCAGCCATTGGGCGGCGTATGAAGAACGCCAACCTGCGAGCAGGGAAATCGCCACGATCAAATACCCTGATCGGTACAGCTTGAAGACAGATGCCGATCGCATCTCCGAGGCTGGTAAACTGGCCGAGTTGATGTTCAAAGTACCGGGCCGGAGCGTCAAGAAAGAGATTGCTAAGGGCATTGTATCCGCTCTGCTTTCAGGCCGTGTAAACACCGCGAAGATGGACGACGTGTTTAAGGAAGTTGACGCAGCCAACTATGCCACCAGCGATCCAAAGACCATCCTCGATGCCTTAGAGGCTGGGGCGTGCGGTGAGCAGGTGGCGTCGATTGCACTCGGCTTCGATGACGATGAATACCTGCAAGCCCGTGAAGATCATGCGGCCCGAGCCGTAAGAGTTTTGGCGGCACAAACGGCAGCCAGTGCTGGTAACAATCCAGCAGCCAGGGGTGTGGCCGACCTGTCGGCCGACCCAGGGAGAGAGGGGTCGGAGGAGCGCAGTGCGGCTTTAGATACCACGCTGAAGGATACTGCGGCTAAGCCAGTTCGTGGCGAAGGTAAGTGATAACATGCTGCCAGTGAAAATTTCCAAAAGCTCGATCCCTGATAAGGTTTATCATGGTCATAAGACAGTGGGGGCTTCCATCGTTCAATTCGATGAGGTTGCTCCGAAACTGGTCTTTGGCTTGGTACTCAGAACCCCGGGCCGAGATGACCCGGTAACAAACTCTGCACCAATATGGGTTGGTGGCTCCAATGTTACTGCCGACTCCGACCCAGGTACGGGTGGTTTTCCGCTGGTCCCCGGCGCCTCCCTGTCCTTGAGTGTGGAAGATGCGAAGCACTTGTATTTCATTAGCACTGTTGCCGACCAAAGTATCATGTGGATAGGTAACTGAATCAGGAAACAACCAAGCGATAACGAGGAATTCACATGTACACATACTACGGCACAATCGCGGACGCTGATGAATACTTCGACAACCGACTCCACGAGGAGGCTTGGACGGATGCGTCTACGGATGATAGACGGAAGGCTTTGATCGCCGCCACTGTCATTATTGACGCACTCAACTACCGGGGTCAGAAGGCCGCCGTTTACGATATTATGTACGACGACGATGGTATCCTATTGGATGTCACCGATGAAGAACTCAGAGACGCCGACTGGTCGCAGGACTTAGAGTTCCCGCGAGACTCGGATGTTGATGTTCCAGAGGAGATCGAAATCGCCTCCTGGGAAATCGCCCACGCCCTTTTGGACGGGGTCGATCCTGACCTTGAACTTGAAAATCTTGGAGTGGTCAGCCAAGGAATTGCGTCAGTCAGAACGACGTACAATCGGAATCACACGCAGGTTGAACACCTGATAAACGGGATTCCCAGTGCCACAGCGTGGAGGTACCTACGCCCCTTCCTGCGTGACAGTAGCGCAATTAAATTCAGTAGGGTAGACTAACACATGTTAGGAGAGTGACGATGTCGAACGACAAACTGTACAACTTGATCTGGACGAAGCCGACCCTGGCCTGCTACGAAGGCGATGGTGGAGACGGTGGAGATGGTGGAGATGGTGGAGATGGTGGTGGAGATGCTGGCGACCCTTTGGCCGACCGCGCGCAGGCCGCCCAAGCTGCTGCGGATCAAGCCCGCGATGATGCCGCTCGTGCAGCCGCAGATGCTCGGCTCGCTGCCGATGCCGCCCGTAAGGACTCTGAGAAAAGCTTTTCTCAGAAGGATTTGAATGCCTTCCTGGCCGAGGACAGACGCAAGCATCAGGAGAAGTACACTAAACTGGAAGGCAGCATGAAGACGATGCTGGAAGACACGAATTTGCAAAAAGAGCAGCGAGCAAGGATTGAATCTGAGCTTCAGGATTTGCAGGCTTCTCAACGCACCGCTAAGCAGCAGGCTGAGTACGAGCGTAAGCAAGAGCGTGAGGAGTTTACCACGGAGGTGGAAAGCCTAAAAGATCAGGTCGGTCAGTGGGAAAGTTTGTACAAAACCTCTGTTGTTGACCGGTCGCTTCAGGATGCGGCCATTGCTCAGGGCGCATTTAACCCTTCGCAGATTATGGGGTTGCTCCGCCCGATGACTCGTATGCAGGAACAGACTGACGACAGTGGAAATCCGCTTGGTCAGTTCACGCCTATCATTGATTTCTCCGACATAAACGAAGCAAGCGGAGAGGAAGAAACCACACTAAGAACCCCCGAACAAGCTGTACAACGCATGAAGGAGTTGCCGCAACTTTACGGTAACCTCTTTCGCTCAAACGTTGTAAGTGGTATCGGGTCAGGTTCCGCAACCGGCGGCGTCAAGTCGGGCGAAGGCCGTATTGATCCTACGAAGTTGACTGCTGAGCAGTATCGTAAGGTTCGCAGGGAAAACCCAGAAGCCCTGGGCCTAAAGCGTCGAGACGTATAAAGAAAGGGGTCACGGCAATATCCAATGTAGGATATTGAACTGTTGTCACCGCCCAGTATGGGCAAAAGTAACCAATTAGGAGAAAGCACTATGAATATGCTTTACAGCCACCCCGTCATGGCTTGTTATGCCAATGACAACGATGCGTTGATCCCGGAACTGTGGGCTCAGGAAGGTCTTGCCATTCTCGAAGAGAACATGGTCATGGCTCGTCTGGTCCACCGGGACTTCAGTAACGTAGTCGCCCAATTTGGCGACGTTGTGAACACACGTCGGCCCGGAACTTTCACGGCTAAGCGGAAGACCGACTCTGACAGTGTCACCAATCAGGATGCCGTCGCGACCAACGTGCAGGTTCCTCTGGATCAGCACGTCTACGTGTCCTTCACCATCAAGGATGGTGAGGCCAGCAAGTCCTTCCAGGACTTGGTCGAGATGTACCTGACGCCCGCCGCGCAGGAAATCGCTAGCTCGGTTGACCGCATTCTGTGTGGTCAGGTCCATGAGTTCCTCACCAACAACGTTGGTCAACTTCAGACGATGGACTCCACGAATGCGAAGTCCTATCTGTTGGCCGCGCGTGAGAAGATGAACCAGAACAAGGCCTACGCCGGTGGACGGAACATGGTTCTTTCGCCTGCGTCGGAAACTGACCTTCTGGAAACGGAACTGTTCGTCAGTGCTGAGAAGCGCGGCGACGATGGAACCGCTCTGCGTGAAGCCAGCCTGGGCCGTGTCTTTGGTTTCGATACCTACATGGACCAGAACATTCCGAGCCTCTTGCAGGCTAGCACGGACAACGCCCCTGGCGTACTCAATGGCGGTGAGCCTCTTGGCGAAACCGTCCTGGCCGTGACCATTCTGGCCTACACGGTCGTGGATGGTGAGTATGTCTGGATCGAAGGCGAAGGTAAGCCGCATGTCGTGTCGGCCGCCACGGATGACGCCACGGACACCAGCAGCATCACGCTGGTCTCTGGCTTGACCGCAGCCGGCGTTGACACGAATGCAGTCGTCGTGTGGAAGTCGTGTCAAGTGGATGGCATTCATGCTTCCGGCTACTCGAAGGGCATCGCTCTTGACCTCTCGAACGCCGTGATGACAGAGCCGCCGCAGGTTGGCCAGTTGCTCGCGTTCGCGGAAGGTGCGAGTCGTCATGTGTACACGATTATCGGCATCGCCGTTGATCCCGACGACGCAACCCGCCACTTGGCGTGGTTGGATCGCCCGCTGGCCGCAGCCTTGGCTGACAACGACATCGCGTTCCCCGGCCCGTCTGGTTCGTTCAACTTTGCGTTCCACCGCAATGCTCTCGCGCTCGTTACACGTCCGCTGGCTCTGCCGAATACCGCTCTTGGTGTCCGGTCGGCCGTTGGTGCGTACAACGACGTGGCCATGCGGGTTTCGATGCAGTACGACATCAGTGCCCAGGGCACGATCGTGACGGCTGACCTGCTCTGCGGAGTGGCTAAGCTGGATGCCAACCTCGGTTGCATCATGCTCGGATAAACCCCTTACCACCGGGCGGGCGAAAGCTCGCCCGCCCGGTTTCTTTTGTTTAAGGGGGCGTCCCATGGAAATACTTTTTGCAGCAGCAGGTTCGGAAATGCTGACAGAATTACTCGCCAACTTTGGTCCTCTTGTCGGCATTGTGCTGTTTTTCATTTGGCGCGATTGGAAACGAGAAGACGCGCTTTCCACAAGAGTTGAAAAACTCGAAGACTACCAGCGAGACACTTTGTTCAGTCTGGTAGAACGGTCTACAACAGCTTTGGCCCAAAACGCAGAATGTCTGAGTTGGGTTGCACACGTAATGGAGCGGCTCTGTAACCGCTGTCCATACATCGAAGCAAGTGACGCACCTGAAGGAGTCAGAGATGTTGAGCGGCGTAAATAGAAGTATGAACCGCTTTCTTCGGAGAACGCTGTACAGCCTCAAGAGGCAGTACGGTGGGCGGGTCGATGTGTACCAACTTGGAAGCACCGACACGGATTACGAGACTGGCGACAAGACATACACCCGATCAATGATTACGGTGCCTAAATGTATTGTGTTGCCTGTTAAAATCCAACGCGAGGCTGTGCAGTCGATCTCCGTAATATCAGCAAACAAAACATTCGTCTATGGTGGGACGTATGATGCGGGAACACGGATGTTTATCATTGATGCTCGTGACTTGCCCAACGACTATGAAATCGTCAACGACGATTGGTTGGTCTATGATAACCGTCGTTACGACATCAAAGACATCACTGAGTTTGAGCAACACACAGGTTGGATAATCACCGGACGTGAAGTCAAGGGTGTTCGACCTGAGCAGATTTTCAAGGTCAACAGTGAAAATATCATGGAGGTTGAGAGCAGCGTCTTTGGTGAGGTCGGCCCAGTCGTCGCGGAGAATCCCGCCAGTGCTGCGGCAATCTTGCAAGCAGTGGTGGCAGTTATGGAGCGTTCGGTCGCGCCGTCCAGTACGGCTAGCATGTCGCAAGAAGTTGAGGCGACTTTAGTTGGCGGTGCTTGTGCCGGTGTTGCCTGGGCTAACGTAGGTGCTGCTTACTGGTCTGGGTATCAATCCTGTATCAATGCGACGAAGGACCAAAGTGGGTCAGACTCAACAGCTACTTTTGGCAGTCTTGCAGGGTCGTCTAAGTGGTGGGGCGGTGTTCTCGCACCCAATGGTTTTATCTATGGGGTGCCGTTTGTCAGTACCTCGGTGCTTAAAATCAATCCAAGTACGAACGGTGCTACCACCTTTGGAAGTCTCGCAGGGTCAACTAAGTGGGTGGGCGGGGTTTTAGCCCCTAATGGCTTCATCTACGGCATCCCATTCAGCAGCACCACCGTGCTTAAACTCAACCCGAGTGACGATTCAACTTCAACGTTCGGCACAGTCTCAAATGGTCCATATTACAGCGGAGTGTTGGCTGGCAACGGATGTATCTACTGTGTGCCAAACAACGGTACAACAGTGTTGAAGATTGATACGAGCAACGATACTGTTGACGAAATCGGCTCGCTGCCCGCCACGTCTTCCAAGTGGAGAGGTGCCGTGCTAGGTGCAAATGGGATGGTTTATGGGATACCTGGAAGCAGCACCACGATCTTGAAGATAAACCCAAGTAACGATAGTATATCTGAATTTGGAAGTCTGAGCGGAACCAATAAATGGGTGGGTGGCGTCTTGGCACCTAATGGCCACATCTACGGGATACCATTCGATAGTACCCAAGTGCTAAAGATTGATACTACCTCAGACACCCCAACAGTCTTTGGGAGTTTGTCAGGAAGTAATAAATGGCGGGGCGGTGTCTTAGCTCCCAATGGTTTCATTTATGGGGTGCCTCGCGACAGCACTTCAATCCTCAAGATTGATCCCTCGGGCGATACTGCCGGTACCTTTGGAAGTTTCCCAGGTGCTAGCGACTGGGCCGGTGGAATTTTGGCCCCTAATGGACACCTTTACTGTATTCCATACTCAAATACAACTGTACTTAGGATTGAGCCTGACAGCGCCTCAGAGTTTACGGATGACGTGATCCAATCGGCTTACTTCAACAAATTTTAACCAGCGGGAGAGAAACTATGGATGCCAATCTACCCCGCTGGATCATGTCGTCAATTGCTGTCTATTTTAAGCCAGTTGCCGACAGCCTGAGTCTCACATACTTCGTGGAAGGTGTCGATGAGCGCGAGACCGATACGATGCGTGCTGAGCATTCAGAAGTGCGTGTCAGTGGTCCCAACATCCGAGAGGTTAGTAAGGACTATTGGCGTGTACATATTGATATCAATATCATGCTAACAGACTACATGCAAATGTCTTCTGAGAATGCTTATGATATCAATCAATGGGGCGGCGCATTTCTTGCCGCAATGATGGACCCGATTCCAATCTATCGTTTTGGGAGCGGGGGAGATGACGATGATTCGCTGATAGGTTGTTTGACCCAACGGTCCAAGTTTGCCGAGCCAGCGAAGCTAATCCACTTTGGCCAAGTCAACAGTGAAGATCGGATACGACAGGCTGTGGTGGATGGACGTTTTGAAATGTACCTCACAATGTAACCATTGAGGCACGCAGGGATTTTGTGATCCCACTAACTTAACAATGAAGGAGGCTTATAATGGCCCGAATCGAACTTAGGGATGCCACTATCCTTATCAAGGATGGCCTTAGTGGCTCAGGCATAATTGAAGAAGCGACTCCCGGTGCAACGGACACCGACGCTGATGTGAATACCGCCGTTCTGAACTCTGCCATTACCGACTTGGTTCCGGTGGGCGCTCGGTTCACGGTAAACACGGCAAACAACACTGAGATTTATACGGTCACCGCTCGAACTCCTGCGACGACAAGCCCGACTACCAACGTCGAGTTTACGCCTGCCTGGGGTGCGAATACGCCGACCGTTTCGGACGTGATTACGTTCCAGGCCCAGGAACTCGAAGTGACCATCGGTGAGGGTAACCTTACCTGGACGGAAGCCAAGGAGTACGAGTATCTCCTGGACCGTGGTGACCTCGATACCGTGAAGGAAGGCGACGAGCAGCCGCTTGAAGTCTCCCTGGAATTTGTGTACTCGCACGTTACCCAAGGCACCGGCGAATCCGTCTCCCCTGTGGATGCTGTCAAAGGCTCTGGTGGGGCATCGGAGTGGGTGTCTAGTTCGTCCGACTTGTGCGAACCGTATGCGGTTGACATGGTGGTTCGCCACTGCGTTCCGTGTGGTACGGACGAGGACGAAGAAATCACGTTCCCGGACTTCCGCCAGGAAAGTTTGGAGTATGACCTGAGTGAGGCAACGATTGCCGTATCCGGTCGGTGCAACGTGAGTGAGGCGGTTGCGGTTAGGAGTAACAACACCGAGTGTTAAGCAGTGAACGTCAGTGGGCGGGTGTGAAATACCGCCCGCCCACTGATTCTTTTCATCTTTTTTGAGGGAGAACAGTTATGCGTATAGGTGGAGTGAACATTGAAGGCCCAAATGAGGAAATTCTCGTGCTTCCGCGACTTGGTGACGACATCATCATCCGCGCGATTGCCGTATCGGATATGAGTGAGTTTCATGCACTCGTCCCCGAACCGAAGCCTCCGGGCAAGCTAACGAAGAATGGCTGGGAACCGACTCTGAACGACGAGACGTTCAAGACGAAGATGATTCGGTATGGCGAGCAACGCTACGCCTACATGCTTATCCTGTCGCTTATCCCGAGCGAAATCGAGTGGGAGACAGTCGATCTTAACAGTCCGAAGACATGGACCCGATGGGACGAAGAACTGCGAGCCGCTGGTTTGTCTACAGTTGAGGTTGATCGTATCTCTGTCTGCGTGATGCGTGCAAACGCTCTGGACGAGAAAAAGTTGAAGGAAGCCCGCGACCTTTTTCTACTTGGGATGGCGGAGGAACAAAGAAAATCCTGTGGCCTGGAAACCGAACCGGGGAGTACGCCGTCTGGCGAGCCTGCGAGCGATTCGGAATCCGACCGCCAGGAGTAAAGGCCGACTGGGAAGATTGCATGTCTCCTACGCAAGCACAAATACTCGCGTATGACCAGACACGTCAACATGACGAATTTGAGGAAGCGAAGGCGTTGTCGGGAGCAGGGAAGTCTCCCGCATCGCCAACAATGGGACGAGGCCGCAGGGGACGAGGACGACGCTAATGAAATTCAAAGCTAAATTTCATACTTTGACGTTGGACTTAGGGGCCTACAAGGCGGAACTTAATGCCTACATGGAGGAATGGTTAAAGCAAGCTGGACGAGAGTGGCTGAATGCTACCGTTATGACTGCGATCCCCACATGGTCGAAGGCATCTCGGGCCACTTTCCAAAAGCTCGCTCACGAACTAGGCACGTCAGTTCCGTATGGCCCTTTGAAAAGCCTAAAAGATCGGGAATCTCTAGGACTATCTGCCGGGAGCGGCAGTGGTGTGGAGCTTAATCCGAGCAATCAGCAGTGGCATTTCAAATACCACAGTGACCTCAAATATCTGGCATACAATGAGTACAATAAGGCCGTCTATGGACAGGGCGGCGTCTTCTCAAGATCGGGACTTCGACATCCCACCCCCTATCACTTCCAAGAAAAAGGACTGAAAGCGTTTGAAGATTTCACACGCTTTACAGAACTTCCGAATCCCTTCAAGTTTTTGAAAAAGGGTAAGATTTAATGCCTGAAGACATCACACAAAAACTAGGTTTTGACGCCTCCTCCGCTATCCAAGAGTTAGTGCGGTTGCGTCAGGAACTTCAGAACTTCAAGCAGTCCCTCCAGAATGTGTCTGGTGGGCTGCGGAAGTTCCCGTCTGCGGCCGTTCCCGCAATCAAGACATTCCGAGAACTCGCGACAGCGGCAACCTCAGCCTCCGCTGCTATTCAAAGTCTAGCAGTAGCGGGTGGGGTTCGTCAGGCTGCCGCTGCGGTTACAAACTCGTTTGACCAAGCTCGGACGGCTGTGCAAGGTGCTGGGGAGGCCGCCACGCAGGCGAGTACCGCAACGAAAGCGGCGGCGGACACTACCGCAACGGCTGCTAAAAAGTCTGGCGATGCAATGGACAAGGCCGGTAAAGCCGGTCAGAATGCTGGCAAAGCAATTTCCATCTCTTGGAAGACAATTGCCAGAGTCGTGCAGGCTCAGGTTATTGTCCGTGCAGTAAACACGATAATCTCTTCGTTCAAAGAAGCCCGTGAAGAAGCTATTCAATTCTCAGTGGCCGTGGCGGAAGCGTTCACGATTTCCGGCGGTGCCTTAGGGTCAATGGATGAGATGAACGAGCGGGTTCGTCAACTGACCCTCAGTTTAGGGGCTACTAGCGATGTCGTCGCCGAAGGTGTCTACCAAACTCTGTCGAACCAAGTGGTTGAGGCAGGGGACGCTTTGAAATTCACGGAGCAGGCGGGAAAGCTTGCTATTGCCACTAACTCCGACCTGAAGGATGCGGTGAATGCACTATCGTCTGTGATGAACAGTTATGGTCTCGATGTAACTGAGGCCACTCAAGTATCTGATGTACTCTTCAAAACAGTTGAATTGGGACGTACTCGACTGAATGAATTCGGGTCCACCTTAGGCCGATTGGCTCCTTTGACATCCGCACTTGGGATTAGCTATCAAGAAATGGCAGCAGCGGTGGCGGCTGTCACTAGGAAGGGTGTTCCAACCCACACCGCTCTGACACAGATTTTGCAGGTGTCGCAAAAACTTCTACGGCCCACGGAGAAGCTGCAAGAACTCTATAATAAGTGGGGTGTAGAAACAGGGCCGGAGGCAATCGAGCGGTTCGGAGGCCTCGCTGGTGTATTGATTAAGATGAAGGACGAGACGGCCGGAAACGACGCCGCATTCTCCGATTTGTTAGGCCGAGTTCGTGCCATTGTTGGTGCTTTGAACTTGACCACTGACGGTGCCAATGACCTCACTGACGCACTCGATGCGATGAATAGTGTTGGTGGCGAGACCAGCAAGGCAATGGATGAGATTCGCGAGTCCACAGGTCGGCAAGCAATTGAGGCTTGGAACAATCTTGGCACGGAAATGTTGACTGTCGGTAAGACCTTGGCGGAAATTACCACGCCGTTAGCTAAGGGACTCCAGGTAATCGTTGACAATATGAATTCAGTTATCGCCGTCACAGTAGCGGTCGGTGTTGGCTTCATAGCTCTACGGGCGCAAGCTGCGGCGGCCTCGTCGCAGATGGGTGTAATGGCCCTCTCTGTGAAAGGCGTTGGTGCTGCTTTGATGTCTGTTCTTCCTATAGCCATACTGGCAGCGGCGGCATTTGCCGCAGTAAAGGCTGCTGAGGCGTGGGCCGATTGGGCCGACAGTGCTACCGAAAATGCTGAAAGGATCGCAAATGCAGAGACGGCTCTGACGGCAGCACATGAACGGGGGACGAGGGAACGGGTGGAAACGTCTCGAAAAGAATTTGCTGCGCAAACCAAAGTTGCTGGTACGTTCTTCACTGAGATGTCCCAACTGTATCAGAAAGATGCGAGTGAGTTTGAGACTCGCAGTGAAGTCATTGGTAAAGTTCTTGATAGTACGCTTAGTCGCTTGATGAAGAGACGTGCTGATGCCGTCAAGATAGTCAGGGACGCTGTGATTGAAGCAGATGATGCGATCAGAACATCTGCTGAGAAACAAGCTACCGCGCAAGACAAACTCGATGAACTCAACTTCAAGAGACGGCTTCGCCGCCTGGGCGCGCGACGTGCAGCTACCGCCGTACACCAGCGTGCAGAGCAGACTGCGGCGCGTGCCGCGCAAGCGTTTGCCACAGCGGGTGCTGACGAGGAAGCACAAGCTGGGGCGCGGAAACTGTCGCAGGTGGCTGAGGTGCGGGCTGCCGAAGATGCCTCCCATCAAAAGACATTGGGCAACTTCAAGGGTATCCAAAGGGCTGAGAAGGTTCTTGAGGGAATCTTGCAAACTCGTATCTCGGGCGAAAAGGCTTTCCAAGCTGAAAGAACTAAGCTGCGCGACAGCGAGCACAGGACAGAGCTTCAAAGACTGGAAGAAACCGGACAGGCGGTCGAGGTTCTTCTGGAGAAGATGAAAGACCTTGCTGACCCCACTGGTAAAACTTTCGCACAAATGGAGGCAGATACGCAGCGGATCGCCGAGCTTGTTCCTGAGTTCGCACGAAACCTTCAAGGAGCATTTGACTTCGACGCCTTTGAGGGGTTAGGGCTGCCAGCGGGGATTGAAGAGTTGAAGACAGGCGTTGCGGAGGCATTTGACAAGGCTACGTTCGATTGGACTCGGGCCACGGCAGACTTCAAGAATGCCGTGACCTCCCAAGAATATGATGTGCCAGTGACGCTAAAAATCTCCAACGAAGGATTCATTGAACAATTCGTGGCGTCGTTCGGTGAGGTTGATCTGCTTGGTGATCCAGGGCAGCGAGCCGCCAAAGAATTAAAGACTGCCCAAGACATAGTCCAAAGGACAGAAGAAGCTGGACGGGGTGTCGCTAACTCTCTGGACATAATTACGGACAGAGCGGGGACTATCAGAAGTAGTTTGGACATCAGTGACTTGTTAAGCACTTGGGAGAAATTCTACGCCGTTGGTGCCCGTAAGGCCCCGTTTGAAAATATGGAAGAGTACCACGAGCGAGTGCGAAAGGCGGTGCCCGAACTCGATGCACTTCGCGGCAAGGTGCTGGAACTGACTAACTCACTTGAGACAAGTGGTAAAACTGGACAAGCCGTTATTGATGAGCAGCGAACAGCTTACAAGGAGATCATTGATGAAGCAAAGAGGTTGGAGGAGGAAGATATTGTCAGTCAGAACGCACTGAACAACCTCAAGCTCTCCACTGACCGTCTCAAAGAGATGGGAGCGGAAGTGACGAAGATTAAGGCCTTTGACGAATCTGTTTCGGATATTCGGGCGGGCACTTACGAGGTGGCGTTGACTCGTCTAAGCGAGACGAGTGCCCAAGCAAAAGAATTGGTCCTCACAGAGGAACTTCTTGGCACGAAGACTAAGGCTCGAAATACAGAGCTTGAGCGGTCTATCGCCATTCACAAGCTACTCAACCAGGGTTCTCAGGATAATGTCACTGCTACTGACAGTGAGAAAGAAGCCGTGGACTCACTATCAACCGCGTATGAGGGCGCGGCCGAGGCTCGTAAGAAATTGAACGAAGCCGGTGCTCGCGGTGAGGCTGGTGACGCCGGGGCGGCTGGCCCTGCCGGCGGCGAAGAAGCAGCGGCTCCGTCTGTGGATGCTTTGGCTGCTCAGGCTGCCGCTGCGCAGCAACTTCAAGCAGAGTTGCTGCTAGTCAATACGGAATTCGCAAACGTCATCAGTTCAGCCAGCGGACTCACAACTGCCGTTAGTGCCCCCCTTGAGCCCGCCATCCAGCTTCGGGACGCCTTCATGGGCATCTCCCAGGCGATAGCCGGTGTTAGTGCTGCTATGCCGTTGGTGACAGGGCAGCTATCGGGCGCAACCTCAATTGCTGGTGCCTTGACCTCAGCTTTGAATCAGTCGGCCACGGCTGTAAGTGCTATCACGCAAGCCACCGGAAGCTTGTCCAGTAGTTTGGCAGCAGCGGCGGGCGCCGGTAACACCATGGCAGCGTCGATGAATGCTGCTGCTGCGGCGGCTGTGAAGGCGGCACAGGCCTGTGCCAAGGCCGCACAACAGTGTGCAGGCGGTAGCGCCCGTGCGTCCAATGGCGGCCGGTTCTTCGCGGACGGTGGGCGTGGCACGGACACCGTGCCTGCTATGCTGACTCCGGGTGAATTTGTTGTCAACGCCAAATCGGCACGTAACTTCTTCCCGCAGCTTCAGGCCATCAATGCGGGCCAGAGTCCTGTCTACCGAGAGCAAGGCGGACAGGTGACAAATATCGGTGACGTGAACGTGACGTTACAAGGTGGTGACGGGCCGCCCGCCCAAACTATAAGAGAGATTGGTAACGGGTTACGACGTGAGTTACGTCGAAAAACTGTGAAACTTTACTAAGGACTTCAGCGGGCCACGGGCACCTGATGTTGGTGCCTGCTAGACAGCCTGCGTAATACGATTGGAGACAAGACATGAACGCTAATCACGCCCTACCGCTTCGAGGCAAATTCTTCGTTGAGCACCGGAACAAGGACGGAAAACTTATCGGCCTCTACAGGATTCCTAATGGGATCGTGGATGTTGGTATGGACTTCCTCCTGGACTGCATGTTCAACAGTGGCACGCAGAGTGCTACTTGGTATATCGCCCTCATCGACAACTCTGGGTACACCGGAGTTGCGGACAGTGACACACTGGCTTCCCACGCGGGCTGGACGGAATTCACTGATTACTCGGGTGGCCGAAAGACGTGGGGCGTTGGTTCTCCTTCTGGCCGTGCGATAACGAACGGCTCTACTGTGGACTTTACCATTACCGGCGCAGGCGCAGTCAGAGGTATTTTCGCCACAGACCAAGCGTCCGGTGCCTCTCCCATCCTCTGGGCAACGGCTCTATTCAGTTCGGCCATTACGGTTGCGGGGTCTGACGTGTTGAAGATTACCTACACAGTCAGTGGTTGATTCTCTCCCTCGGTGAGCCTTGGCGCGAGACTTCTCGCGTCAGGGCTCTTTTCAAGACAAGGTGCTGATATGGCTCTACTGTGGGTGGATGGCTTTGAAGGCTATGGTGATTCCGACAACGAACGTGTGGAGAGTGTATTAGCGCGCCGGTATACTGTCGCTAGTCTACACGAAGTAAAGAATGATGGAAGATATGGAGGTTGGTCAATGCAGCCTGAGTTTTTTAACTGCACTTTCCAAACTCCCGCGTTGACAACTGACGATACTTTGATTGTTTGTTTTGCCTTGAAGTGGCCATACTTTGTCATTAACGCTGGCTCAATCTGTGCCATGTACAGTGGAGTTACAGAGGGTATGAAGTTTGGATGCCGTCCAGATGGTTCAATCATCATCTGGCGCGGCGGCACTATATTGGAGACTACTGAACCCAGCGTTCTAAAATATCGCAGGTGGCATTGGATCGAATTCAAAGTAGTTACCAGTGACACGATCGGTTCGTATGAACTGAAGGTTGACGGGACAACAGTTGCCTCAGCTTCCGGTATGGACACACAACCCGGCCTCTCTGCGTATCACGATATTGTGCAACTAAATGGCGTGGCTATCTCAACTGTAAAGACGCCTAGATTCGACGATCTATTTATTATGGACGGTACGGGTGGGAGCTACGACGATTTCATTGGGCAGCGTCGTACGCAGGTGATAGTGCCTGACGGCGACACTGCCACAGTAAATTGGACCGTTAGCGGCGGCAGTAATCACTGGGAGCTTGTTGATGACCTTGATCCTGATGATGACGCGAACTACGTCGAAGATACGGTCAGCACCGATCAAGATCGCTGGACTTACAGTGATATTACCGACTTCGATGGTGGGAGCATTGATGCCGTCTCCTTGATTACAGATGTTCGTGTAACAGATGCTAACACGTATGATCTAACCACAGTCGTCAAGTCTGGCGGAACTGAATATACAGTAAATGCAGGAACTATCAGCAGCACTTCGTATGTTATGCTGGACAGGTTGATGGTAGTAGACCCAGACACTTCGTCTGCTTGGACGTACAACAACGTAAATGCCATTGAAATGGGCGTGGAGGTGGGTTAATGTCATTGTTATGGATGGATGGCTTTGATAAGATTGGCGACATGGTCGGGGGTGAGGTGACGCCTGACAGTGTCATGGGTTGTCGCTATACAGACAGCCAGCATAGAGTGAAATCGTATGGAGGCAGGAACGGTGGCGGGTCTATGGTCGCTTACTGGAATGCCGAGGCATTTATTCAGACGCCAGCTTTGACAACTGATGATACATTGATAGTTGGATTTTCTATGTATTGCCCAGACCCGTTTAACTCGGGTGAAATTTTTCAGATGAGATCGGCCTTTAACTTTGTAGACGACGAAATTGGCGGGATTTCACTCGTACTCAACGCTGACCTGTCCCTTACAATCAAACGTGGCTCAACTATACTGGCATCTTCGTCGGCGGGTGCTATCACACTTGACAATTGGGTTAGTGTAGAGACAAAGATAGTGTGTGACAATACCACAGGCTCTTATGAAGTTAGAGTCGATGATGTTGATGTTTTGTCTGCCACTGGAGTAGATACGCAACAAGGCGCAGACCCGCACCACAGTGTTGTTCGTTTTAATGGCGCATTGGCGTCCACTACTCCTGTCAGAGGTATGCGCATTGATGACTTTTGGGTGTGCGACAGTGTCGGTGGTCTCAGTGATTTTCTAGGTGCCTCCATAAGAATCACCACACTAAGCCCTAATGCTGATGGTGACGCTACAGACTGGACGCCGGATGCCGGGGGTACAAACTATACTCAGGTGGATGAAGATACTCAGGTAAGTGGCAACTATGTTGAGTCAAGCAGTCAATATGAGTTGGACTTATATGAGTTGGAAAATACCGTTAATATGCTAACACCCCTTGTTGTTCAAGTAGTTACCGAGGCTTTGAATACCGAGCCGAGTACCTGGACTCTGCAAACTGCCGTGAAGCACGGTGTTGATGTGAGTGTAGATTCTGGACAAACTATCGGCCACAGTGAGGTTGCATCAATTACCAGAAAAATGGACACTAATCCGGTAACTGCCAACATTTGGACTGTGTCGGACATTGATGCACTTCAAACTGGGATAAAGGTAGGCTAATGGCACTAAGAGTAACAAGACAACTTGGTGAAGTTTTGGGAACCGGCGGCGGTGTAGTTCGTGTTATACGTCAGTATACTGAAGTTTTAAGTGCGTCCTATACAATCTTTAACGAATCAGTGTCCTCCACACTGTCGCTTGGTTCCGAATCAGGTGAGTTCCTCGGCATTGGGGAAAGTGCCCTTGTAGGTAATACACTTAATATGACCTCTGAGGTTGTTACGAGTGGCCTATTACAGTCTATTGGTTCAGTAATGAACCTGCAACAAACTATGGTGGTGCAGAAGCCGATCTATCAGTTTATGGTATCTCCGATGCGTATTCTTAGTGCTGTTAGTCGGGCGGGTTCGGAGAGGAATCTGTCACTAGCGTCAGAGATGTTGGTGACCGGTCAGGCAGGGCGGGGTTACGACGTTGATGTAGCGACCACGCTGGCAGTGGTCCAAGACATGTATCGCCTCCAGACCCCCTCTTCAACGATGAACCTCACACAAACAGTTGACTATGGGAAGACCAAAGGACTTGAAGTAAGCGACATGGCTCTTGAGCAGACGGTTCTGTTAAATGCTGACTGGGTCCGTCCGATCACACAGACTTTGGGCATCGGCCACACCCTGACTTACTATCTCCCTAGTCCGTGTGGCACGAAGGCCTACACCCCCTATATCGGTGAGAACACTATCATCGGCGCCCCCGCGCCGCCCGACGCTTCGCTGCCGTTTGCACCTGGACTCCCAGTGGACGAGAGATTCCAACTTCTGTATCCTGGCCTTGGAGAGGCTACCGACACGGTCGAGCTTCGAGCCCCTAACCTGGACAACAGAGAGCGCCTATCCTTCACGAGGATTAACAGAGAGACTCGTGGCGGTCGTTTAATCGTATTTGCCGACCCGACGTGGCCACAAGTAAATACGTTGGTACTTAGCTTCTCCGGCCTCTCCAAAGCAGAGGTGGACTCGCTACAAACATTCATGGTGGCACACCTCGGAGAGGAGGTTGGTTTGATTGATTGGGAGGGTCACCATTGGGTCGGTGTGATTACATCACCAACGGAACGGGCTGTGCAAGATGGTAAAGGCTGCGACGGCCGGTGGACCATCGGATTGGAGTTTGAAGGCGTTATGTTGGAGGAGGCGCCGTCTGGGTCGCACATGTCGCTGGCGAGTTCTGTCATCGCGGTGTTAAACTAATTGGGAGAGTCACATGTTCTTTATTCGAGCCCCATACCCCACCACCCAAGTGACGGTGGAACTTCCGTCGCCGCATTGGAGCGACTCTGTAGCCCTTGCCGCAACCTTACAAGTGTTGCGAGCAATGAACGGGGCGCAGTACACTTACGTTCACGAGCGAAATGGTCGGAAGAAGTTTCAGTGGGATTTCACCATAGCTAGAAACAAAGCCCTGGAGTTGCGTGCCTTTCTGAAGGTGTACTTCCGCTTCCAAGTGCAGATCATTGACCACAATAACGAGACGTGGGTTGGTTACTTAATCAACAACCCGTTTGAAAGTGCTGGCAGCGGTCGGGCGGTGGACTTCCCAGGGGGTGAGACGATGGACATTACTTTGGAATTCGAGGAGGCTGAGTGATGCGTGACATACCTGCTGATGTTTTAGCCAACTTACAACAGAACCATGGCATCGAACCGGTCCTCATTATCGAGGTCCAGTGGGTTGATGGCGGTCCACTTGTATTGTACTCTGACCAAAAACTATCTGGTGCCGAGTACCCGTATCCTTCAATCATCCAAGTGGGTAATTTCGACGCGGCTATGCAGGTTGATGGTGCCGGGGACTCGCAGCAAATCAGCATTGTGTTGAATGATGTTGATGGTGCTTTGAAAACTCTCATTGACGAGAACGATATTCATAAACGCCCTGTGCGCGTGTTTCAAGGCGTTCAAGGTCTTACCATAGACCACAAGTTCCTACTTTTCAAAGGGGAGCTTAGCAGTCCCATTGTCTGGAATGAAGGCGACAGGACACTGAGCTTTGACGTGTTGACGCGCGAAGAAGATACAGAGGTGGGTTTTTCGATGGAGGAAGGTGACTTCCTCAGTATCCCCAACGAAGCTCTCGGTAAAGCGTGGCCTCTGGTCTTCGGAGAAGTGTGCAACATGCAGGCGGTCGCTGTAAGGGCTCAACAGCGGGGGCGCATGGTGGCCGGCGAAGGTGTGCATGATTGGACCTTGCCGAATCGCATTTGTCAAGCTCGCGAACTGCAATGCCCCGCGCAGTACACAGGGCTTGAAACATACTTAAACAACCTTAGGTTTGGCAGTGGCACACAACGTTTGATTACGGTCCCGACCTTTGCGCCTGACTATGACTGTATAGACAATCGTTGGGCGACAGTTTGTCAATTACAGAACTTGTACACGCAGCAACGTTCATACGAACATACGTCTTTTGAGATCACCGGTGGCGGGGAGTTTCCTCAAGGTGAGGGTAACCGAGTTGTGCTGAATATCAATGGGGCAAAGTTTCATGGTTGGTTTGACGACACCACCTTCCATGTTACCGAGCGATTCCACCCTGAATATGACAACATCACCTTAGCCGGTTGTACGTCCATTCCCGAACGTAATCGTGGTCTCCTTCGCGTCAATTGGTTCAGCACGGATGAGTCGGTACAAGATCAGCTTGATGGAGGCAGTCCATTCTGGGGGCGATCGGACTCTGGACTAACGTATGCGCCGAACCCCAATAGCCCAAACCTCGGTGCTTGCGTGGAGGAAGACGCAACCCAATTAGTCCCTGGAATGACTGGCGGTCCTGCCCAAGCCCAGGAGGTGTTTGACGCGATGCCCACGTCTAGTTTCTTCTGGATTCCGCCCGGGGCCGAAGTGTTCTTAGAAGAAGAGGGGGAGGTGCTCTCGATTGTTAGTCTCATTACGGGGACGGTGAACCATGTGGCTGCCTACAAGAAGCAGCCGGTAGGTAATGACTTGCTTCTCGAAGTTCCGGCCGATTATTACACAATCTACGAGACCGACTACAATGGCTACACGGTTATAGAAATTGGCATGGAGCAGAAGATGAGCCTTCGTGACCCTGATTGGGGCGACGATCTCTATGTGTCATTTACGTCAGATGTTGGGCCTAATCCCGTTGACATCATCCAATGGTTGGTGGAGAAATACACTAGCCTGTCAGTAGATGCCGCTACATTTGCAACCGTCCAGACGAGTATGACTAACTACCCGACGAACTTTACCCTCAAAGAGCGGAAGAATGTCTTGGAGTTGATTAAGGATATTGCCTACCAAACTCGATGCGCAGTGTATATTCGAGACGGTGTGCTATTCATCAAGTATCTGGCTACCGAGCCCGCGTCTGTTCGGACGATAACGGGTGGGGACATTCTTACGCAGTCTTTCAAGATTACTCACACACCCTCTGAAGACCTCGTGACAAAGTCGGTGGTGAATTACCGGGAGACTGAAGCCCCCGTCGTGCGGGGCGACAACATTGACCACACCATCATGCTGAAGTACAACATTCCAAAATACGGTGTCTCTGAGGCGGACTACGATTACTACACTCAAAATACTTTTGGCACAATTATGAAGTCGTCCACCTTCTGGCTGATTCGAGACGCACACACCTGGAAGTACGTTGAGTTTGACACGACCATTAAGCACTTGGATTTAGATTTGTTTGACTGCATCACTCTGGACTTGCCGCAGTTTTCAGCGAGTCCAATAAAGTGTGTCATCACTGAAGCTCAATTCAATAGTGAAAACAATACCATTCACTTCCAAGCCTGGACTCCTGTTCGGGCAGGAACTTCAATCCAGTATCCACTAGCGTGGCCAGCGGCTCTACCAGCCGAGACTGTGTGGCCGGTAGACGGCGAGCAGCAGTGGGCCAATCCCGGCTATTCGTTCAACGTCACCCCACCAATCGGCCACATCCTTTCGGGCGGCGACACAACGGAGCTTGAGAACTTTGTCGTTCAGTCTAGTGGCGACCGCCACCCGTCTGACCTTGACGACGTGCTGCCTTCGGTTGAGTGCCTGATCTCCTCCTTTGAAGAGGGGGATGTGGATGTTAGTGAGTTGGCCCCAGAGTTCCGAGCCTTGAATCTTGCGAAGCGTAATCACAAAAAATTGTTGGAGCGAGGGGGTTGGTCTGTGAATTGGCCCGATAAGGACGAACAAGAGGAGGAAGAGGAGGAGAAAAACCCAGAGCGGGGCGGCTGTGGTACGGCAACGGAAGGTAGCGGCTGCGTTTACGACGTTACCGTGACATATACCCTGCCGACCAGTGTGTCGTCTGGAAAGATTGCTGGCGGTTGCGCTGGCGGTCCTTGTTGGTGTGACGCAGGTGGCGGGCCTTGCATATCCGCACTAAGTCAGAAATGTCACTCATTTAGTAGTATGTCGGCAGCTACATTATTCCACTCTGAGATGACGGCTACAATTCAAGGGTTGAAAAATGCCTGCGGTTACTTCTGTGGCACGTCGTCACCTTATATGGTGAGTAGTGTTAAGGCATTTGCCGACCCCACAAGCGACGAGCCTTGTGAAGACCCACCGGGTCAGCCCGAGGTGCCATACATTGAGTACGAACCACAGGACGTTTAAGCAACTGTTTAAGGGAGAGAGAGATGAACGGTTTATTTTGTAAGTATCAGGAGAACATGGTTGATGACGGTAGCGGCATTACCGTCTCAGCCTGTCGGTGTCCCGACGCCGCGCACCAGCACAGCATTGTAAGCGAGTTAATTTGCTCAGCCTGTCATCTACGGGAGGAACCAACTGCGGAGGAGCGACATCTGAACACACACATGCAGGAGCAGAGGGGCGGAGACATTCTTGAGACTCGTCCCTTAGCCGTTCGGACGAAAATCTTGGAGGACTACTGCCTAAAATGCAAACACTGTGATAGTGTTGACAAGGTATGTATGGCCTGTACCTGTAACGTCAGGATACCGGTCGATGACTACGTGAAGTACGCCGCCCACCACTGTCCACTGGAGTTATGGTAATGAGCCGACCTTGCCAGAAACGACGAACGATTGTCCACAAAGGGCAAGACGGTTCCAAGAGAACTTACTATAGGTGTGCGCACGGCGGTGCGAACACCTACCGCCAGGAAGTGGACGACGGGATTTGCGACGGTTGCGTCCTTAGACAGGAATTGCCAGGGGCCGCCAAGTGTAGCCCTAAGCCTCCGGCAAACCCAACTTACAGTCAGCCAACATACGGGCAGGACGCGGAGATACGCTACGAACCTATTGACGCTTCCGAGCCGCCGGAGTGCCCAGAAGGATATACACGCCGCACGGACGATGAATGGGCGTTTGACTCGGTATGGTTCCCGTGCCCCTACCGGGCTTTTAGCGACGATTTGAAACCAGACGGATCGCTGCAAGTTCACGCCTTCTGCACTGTGGGTCATAAGAAGGTCACCTGCGGCGACTGTGAACAGTGTGAAGGTGCATTAGTACAGCTTGACGGTTCTTTGAAGATAGACAAGTCGCCAGAGACGCCTGCCTTAATAAGTAAGGCTAGGACATACTGGAAAGCCGTGAAGAATTGGATCTCAAGTGGGCGACCCGTCAGATCGGATGCCGAGGTGCAGAGGATACATGCAAACTATTGTTTGCAGTGTGATTGGTATGACAAACCGACCCAGAGATGTAAGGGCTGCGGTTGTAAAGTCAAACCGGTTGGAAAGGCCTTGCTCAACAAAGCCAAGATGGCTACCGAGCACTGCCCCCGTGATTTTTGGTAAACGGCCGTCGTTGTCGGCAAGCGGGCTAACGCTAACTCGCCGCGATAGTCAGACACCGGCCATTTTCATAGAGGAGAAAGATATGGGTTGCTGTTCTAAAGGTAGGGGACGCAGTGGTAGCCGCAATAGTAGAAGTGTGGTGTCCTCTGGCGCATGCCGGACACCGCAGTCGAAAATGCCGCGATCCGGCAAGCGAAAAGTACGCAAGGCTCAGGGCCACGCTAGATAAGCTACCATTTAGCTGACCCCTCCAGCCACCTCACAACCCTCTGGGCCATGGAGAAACGCCAGCTTATGTATGCCAGTATCCAGACAACTGTTGTTACAGGTCCAAAGAGGAGGCTAACAATAAAGCAAGAGAGGCGATCAAAGTTGGTCCAAGAGTTATACGCCCGCCGCCAATAGGCTTGCATAAGTGTGTAAGATGTGACGCACAAAATCAACCACAAAATCAAGAACATCAACATATCAACCTCCAAACGCGGACAGCATTGCTTTGTACACCTTAGCTTCTGTAATTGCATCGCACAAGGCATCATGCGGTTTGGGATTCACAATCCCAAACCGTTTTGCCATTGCCTTCAGGCCGGGATATGGGAACGGCGCACTCAGACCATGGAAGGTCGCCGCATCGTTGATGCTCAGAGCAAACAGCATGGAGTCCCGAGGGTGGTAGTGGAAGAATTGATTGAAGGACTCCAGCCCCAGCCAGTTCATTAGGAATCCCCGCTCGAAAGCCCAGTTGTGAGCCAGAGGCACCAACCGCCTGTCGAACGGTAAGTTCAACGACTGCAACCACTCGTCAAACAAATCAGCCACCTTCCAAGCGTCTGGGCAGTTATTCATCAGTTCTTCGATGTTCAAGCCATGTACGGTCTGGGCTTCGGCCTCGCACCGCTCCGGCCTCTCTGGGGCTATGTCCATATAGAATGGAATGATGTCCGGCACGGGCTCGATTGAACTCGTAAGTGGCACCACAGCAATCTGGATAATCTCGTGGTAGCCCGCGATCCGCCCTGTCGTCTCTACGTCCACAGCGGCGAGCATGTGGCCATTCAGGTTCAGTAAGCTACTAGGTGCTGGCATTGTTTTCCCCTTCTTTCCAGTCTTCGCCCTTTTCAAACCAAGGCTTGTCCTTCTCCCCCTCAGACTTCCAGGCATCTTCATCGAAGAACCCCGGCTCCTCGGGTTTTAAGGTGATGTCTACATCACCGATTGTTGACTCTGGTTCCGGCTCGCCCACAGGCCCGGGCTCGCCCTTAGGCCCAGTCTCGCCCTCGGGCTCAGGCGTGTCGTGGATCGGATCGTCCGCATGCCACCCTTCCCAGGACTTAGGCCACAGGCGATAAGGCTCAGGCTCAGGCTCAGGCTCAGGCTCGCCCGCAGGGCCGGGCTCAGGCTCAGGCTCAGGCTCAGGCTTGGGCTCCGTGGGGAGTGGGGTAGGAGGAGTCAGTGAACCGCCTTTGCAGGCCGCCAGCCACCCATCTGCGTCAGCGTCAGCTACGGACATCTTTCGATCTACGCACCATGCTCGAAATGCTTGAAGCAACCGGTCCCTTGGGTAGTCTCCGCCAACGACAATTGGCGTGTCGAGGTTATCAAGATACCCGATAAGATCACACAGTCCAGCGGCGATGAACCGCCGCAGTATTTCTATTTTGGGGTCGATCATTTCTCTCTCTCCGCTGCAATCTTTGCTGCGATGTCCGGGTTTCGTCTCAGGAAGTCCTCTTCGTCAAACGGGATGTTGAAGTGATCCAAAGACTGCCGGAATTCAGTGAGACCTTGGCAGGGGCGATCATCCCCGTCTTTGTAACTGTCTACATAGTGACGAAGGAACAAGAGGTTTGCGAGGCAATGATCCAAGTGATGTTCGCCGGAGTCTTTGTCCAAGTCTTCTCCGAACCACCACCACTTCATCCAATGCCTCATGTAACTATCATAGCACACAGACCATGCCATTCCGCGAGCCCAGTTGAAAGCTGAATACTTCAACAAGCCTCCCATGAATACGCGGCACGCACCGGCCAGTAGATGGATGGGCATCAATGAGAATGACACCTTTCCCAGATTAGCGCGAGCGCCAGTTCCGCGTTCCTTGCTGTTTACATCGCCCACCGCATACTCTAATGCTTCTGGAATCTCCAAATATTCAGAACTCACAGTCGTGCTCCTCTTCGTCAACGTTGGTAATGTTGCAGAAATCGCCTTCAAGGTCGTCAATGATGTCATCGAGATCGTCGGGGATTTCTGGTCCGTACAAGGTTGTAAGCAATGTCGCCAGGACTACCGACCCTGCACGACCCGTGCTGCGGAAAATGGCTATCTCGTGCATATCATTCCTCCAGTGCTAGTCGTTTGCCTTTTGCGATGTACCGTTTTGCATCCGGTTCTACTTTGACGTCCGTAAGGCTGACATTTCCAACATAAAGCTGTCCGCCAGTGTTAATCCCCACTGGGAAGCTGTCTGGCACGTTTTGCCGAACCTTCCTCTTTGTCCAACTGGCCTGCTCGAACGCTGTCAAAGTACCCATGAAATGGTTAAAGAAATCTTTGAACAAGGCCTTCTGTCCGGGACTTTCAAAGCAGTTCTCATTGATGAACTCATCAAGCGGGTTGCGATTGGATTCAGCAGCTTGTTCTTTGCCCGCCGTGTCCAGAACAGGGATGCGAAGTCGCGAAGTTGCTGCCGGTAGTGACAGACCCATTAAGGTGGCCATGAAGTGCGGGGCCTCCTCCTCCAAGGCTCGTATCAGGATCGGTTTAGGAATCTCTTCCAGAAGGGGGCCAACATACATGGCCGTGATCCGGGTGTCTCCCGGAAAGATCGGGCAGCTATCACGATAGTTAGCCGTCTGAACAAAGTGCAAGCAATTCCGCTGCTGGTAAACTTGCTGGTACATTGGTCTGATACTGAGAAACTGGGCGGTGGTCCATTCTTTGATTTTGTTGTAAACGGATGGACCGGCATTAGAAATGTTCACTTCGTCCACAACGCCTAAAACGGCGTTTGCAAGTTCGCCATTGAAGTCACTGGAACTGGTCAAAGCCCTGTCGGCCTTGACAACGCCCGCCGTCATCAGCAAATTGATCGCCTCATGGAAGATGGATTTACCTGACTCCTGAGGGCCATACATAAAGAGGTATGGAAGTGGTTCAAAGGGCTCTCGGAGTAAGCAGGAAACCCATGCCGTCAGGTAATCTCTTCCGTTGAAAATGCCCCAGTTCTTGCACCATGAAGTCTCGGATACAACGCCGTCCAAATCTTCGCCACAGTGATCGAGAACTCGATCCCAGTGTGGGTGGTACGGTTGCTCGTCGTCCTCAAATCTGGCCGGTTGGTAGACCAATTGAGGTGCTCCAAGATTCCACTGACGACCTCCAGGGTATTCTTCGTGGAAGGGTTTACAGACCATTAGCCATTGATTGATAATGGACTGACCCATAATCTTTGTCGGAGGTACGTCCGGCGGGGCATACAGGTTCAGGACGCTTGTGACATTTTCCCGGGGGTGTTTAATCCATGAGCCGCCCCGCACACAGATTCGCCAACCCGCGTCAGCATTTGATGGGGTCCGGCAAGACCGGATTAGTGTGTCAAATCTGGTGTAGTCGTCCTTCTCGCTGGAGGCGTCAACCATGATGTTGAAGACCTTGATCCACTTATTCTTTTTCTGGCCATCCCACGACTCAAAGCCAACGTCTGTCTCCCGGCGATCAAGTTCGACCACAAGCCTACCATCTTTGTTCTTACGTAGCGTGGCTCCCCGCTGCTCGTAATCGTTTGCGGCGGGCAGAGTCAACTCTGAGCCAAGTGCCTTTACGGCGTCCTTAGCGTCCTCCACCGCTGTGAAGTGGAAGCCCTTATTGTTCTCAAGTTCAGCACCGCCTAGAGCCGTGGCCGCCTCCGAGAGGATCGGGGGGCGGTTGTAATGACACCACGTCCAACCCTCTCGATCCTGCTTCCATAAATCGTGTTCGGTGGTTCCTTGCCCGAAGCGAAATACCATGAACGATCCACCTTGCTTCGGAATGGCAAAGCAGTTCGGTTTCGACAAGTCGGTCCCTGGCGACAAGGTGTCAAAGAAACCCCTGATTGGTTCACCCTGATCCGCACACTCCGTGTACACTTGCTTCAAGGCTTGCGTGTGAGTTTGCAGCAGGGAGTGGTCAGGTACCCATACACATGAATAGCCCGTCATTTCCAGATCGGAGATGATCTTTCTGTGCTTCTCATCCAAAGGCACCTTAGGGTGGGCTGAGGTCAGTTCTGTTAGCGGGTCTTGATCGTCAACCTCGTCCCCACTATCGTTTACACCCACGACTCGAATCTTAGAGGATTTTCCACCGATGACGTCAAGATGGTCTCGCCAATTTGGGGGCAGATCAGATTCGATCAATTCATGCTCAGTCTTCTTGACGCAAGTGAAGCCGGGCGTTCCAAACATCTTAGTGTGCCCGACCCACATGTTCCCGCCGCATACATCAAGGTGGCTACCGAAGTCAAACTCTGCGTCGGTGCTCAGCTTGCCGAGAATGGCCCTAGCAATGGCCGCGTGTTCCGTGTGGTTCTGTGTCTTTGGCCGCTGGCCTTCCGCAAACCAAACGTAGAGGTGAAGCCCCTTCCCTCCGGTAGAACGCAGGACTTCAACGTAATCCAATTCACACGCCCGGTGCCGAATCTCCTCAAGCTGTGAGTCAGAGACGCCTGTGCCTGCGGCGTGGGAGGAGATGTCGTCAAAGTCAAATCCACAGCCCACCGACTCCCGGTTCTTCCAATCCCACCACGTCGTACCTATCCCCAACCAATGCTTCTCAAGAAGGAAGTCCAGCGGGCGATCGCGCCAATAGGGCTCGTTCATCGCGTTCTTAGGATAACGTATATGGTGCCATGTCTCAGATTCATCAGTCCAGACGTTCCTCTTATCGTCAATGGGGTGACCGCCCTCAGGTGAGACGAGCAACTGTGTCTCCAGAGCATCGAGGTTATCGAGCCATCGGCAAAAGAACTCAGGATTGTTGTGCTTGGGCAGCACTTCGTTTCGGAAGTATGTCTCGAAGGCTTCAAGAATAGATGCCATGCTGTGTCCTTATTAGTCTTCCATTGCCACCACGCGATTCGTCATCGAGCGACGAACCCGTGTAAGTATACTGACCCTTGCCTTGTACCACTCTGTTCCAGGAGCGGCGAATGTGTGGGCTCGTTGTTTAGCGGCTTCCCCGCTCACTTCAACTACAACGGCATTTTGGCCCCTGGGAAGGTGTAGCCAGAAGATGTACTTGTGATCCGGTGTGTTCATAACGTCCCCTCGCTCCTATACTTCTATATTACGCCAAACGGAGAGCAGCGGTAGCGCTAAATGAGAAAATTGCAAAGTGGATGGAAAACCCCTCTGATGGGTGTCGCATCCACTGGTTATCCACTAATTATGCCCCCGGTTGGGGGTATTATCCACTCAGTCGGCGCAGGGAATCTTGCTTAAACTCTATACAGTTGTACTTCTTCTCACTATGAGTGGATGAAAGAGAGTGGATAAGGTAGGAAAGACTATCTGAGAGAAAAAAGAAAAAGAAAATCTATAGGGGAGAGTTAACCCCCATCCACTCTGCGTTTATCCACTCTCGACCTAAACCCTTGTCCCGCAACGACTTACGACAGTATTACTGTACATAAGGCGAGTGGATAAACAAAATTCCATCCACTCTGAAGCGATCTAAACCCCCTCTACCGGGGGTGGTCATACCTCTACTGGCAGTTTGACTACCCCTCTGTAGATTAGTTCAGTAAATTTCTCGTTTAGCGCTACCGCTACTCTCCGTTTGGCGTAATATAGAAGTATAGGAGCGAGGGGACGTTATGAACTTGGCACACATTGACTTGGAACTAATCCGTGCCCCTAAGTATCTCCTCCGCCCTGTGCGTGTCAACAGCGTCGAGTACGCGGAGATGCTGGACTCTATAAGAGATAATGGACTGTGGCAGCCTATCCTTGTTAGGGTGCTCGACAACGGCGACTATGAGGTTGTGGAGGGTAACTGGCGGTATACTTGCTGTAAGCAACTCAGGTTCACAGCCATCCCTTGCATTGTATGCAAGCTCACAGACCCCGAGGTGCTGGTGGCACAGCTACAGTGCAATGGAATCCGACCAGAGACCACGCCGGTGGAATTTTCCGAACGTTTGGCACAGATTTTGCATAATACTCCTGGGATGACTGTGCCAAAACTCGCAAAACTGATTCGCAAGAGCCCGTCTTGGATTCACAAAATCCTGCGGTTACAAAAGCTGCGAGCGCAATACAGCACGATGGTACGTAGAGGAGAGATGTCACTTACGGCCGCATGCGCCTTGGCCCGACTGCCCCCTGAATACCAAGATTTGCTGATAGACAAGGCTACAACATTATCAGCAAAGGACTTCACAGCCCTTGCCAACACGGAACTAAAACGTCTTCGGGAGGCTTCACGAAATGCGTACATTGATGGCCATGTTATCAATCAATCCAAACCGGTACCATACCTTCGGAAGTTCGTTAAACTGCGGGGCGAATACCACAGGCCGACCGCCGCCGGTCCAACTTTGATTAAGATGGGCGCAGAGACAGCAATGGAGGGCTGGCTAACTTGTATGGCATGGATTATGCACATGGACCCGGATAGTATCGAGGATCAAGAACAAACGGTTCTCGCACGAAGTAAGATAGAACAGCGCGCAGCAAAGAGGCGAAAGAAAGAAAGACGCGCACTCAGGAAACTAAGAGAGGAAACTGGAGAAACAGAAATCCACCATTTGGAGAGTGAAGAATGAGTAAGAAAAACTCTTTAGTACCGTTTGATGCGAACGCCCTTCCGAGCACTGAGCTTGCGACGGACGAGCAACTTCAAGAGTTGTCCAAGGGAGTCGATTATTTGCAGCGTGTCCAGTTGGTCACGAAGGGCAAGTACGTTGACACGGGTAAGATTAAGCCCGGCCACTATGGTGTCCCCCAGCCCGGCGGCGAAGAGATTGATGATCTCGGCCCCGAGGTTGACTTCCTTCCTCTGTGTGTTCGGCCGAAGGCCTTGGACATGCGGGATCGTGAAGCAATCGTGGCAGTCTATGATATGGACAACCCGTCCTTCAAGGAAATCAAGAAGCTGTCAGCACAGTCCGATAGTAACTGTATGTGGGGGCCGTCGTTCCTCGTTCTCGAACGTTCGACAAACTCCCTCTTCGAGTTCTTTATGAGCAACAAGTCGTCTCGTGCTGAGTCAGGTAACTTGGTTAAGTTCCTGCCGATCAGCAAAGAGAAGGCTGAGCGAACAGGGGTCGAGCCGCAAGGGCCTATGCCTTGCACCTTGAAAGCTCGCTACGCAACGAGCGGTTCGTGGGGCTGGCATGTGCCAGTCGTAACGAAATGTTCTGAGCCCTTCACCAACTCCCCGGATATTGAACGTATCCGAGAGGAGATGGTGAAGTTCACCTCTGTTAAGGATAACGGAGTTCAGAACGTGACAGAGGAAGAGGCCAAGGCGACGAATCGCCGAGCCCGTTAAACCCGCTAAGGGAGCCGGAAAATAGCGATCCGGCTCCCTACCTTTTTCTGGGCGCGGTCGTCCAGTGGACCAAGACTCCGGGCTTTCATCCCGGCAACCGGGGTTCAATTCCCCGTCGCGTCACTCACAGTAATTTAACCTCAGGAGAGAAGAAAATGTTTACGAGATCATCCCTTAATCTGTTGAAGTCAGCCGCAAAGTCCGATGCCGCAGCCCAGAGGGCGTTCGCACTCGCTCAAGCCGCGCAGACTAAGGCTAATAAGGCGCGAGAACTTGCCAGCGTGGCCGAAGCGAAGGAGCTAATCCTTGAACTGTCGAAAGCTGAGGTAGCGGCAAGACTGACCCAGACAAACGCTGCGTCAGCCTACATGGCTTCCGTTACAGACCGCAATTCTGCGTCGTCCGTTTATGAAGCCTCTAAGAAGAATGAGGAGGTCACGAAGGCAGCGTTGGCTCAGGCAGACGCGACCCTCATCGCGGCCGAAGATGCCGCCACCGTAGAGCGCGACCTAATCAAAACCACGGAGTGACTCATGGACAACTCAGATTTAAGTGCAGGCCCCATCGAACATCTCGGAGGTGCCGAGCAACCGCTGGGCGACATCACTGCATTGTCACCTGAGATGGCTATCAAATCGCTACAACTGCTGAAAGCGAAGACTGAAGCTGACGCAGCAGAATACGAGAAGCGGTTGGTCATGCAGCAGTTCCGCCCGTGTAAGATGTACCCTGTCGTCATCTACCATGACGGTATGCGTTGGGTCTGCTCGATGGGCGTCATGGGCAACGCTTACAGTGACTATCTGCCTGACAGCGCAATGGGTCAGTCGGGGGTAGAGGGTTACGGCGAGTTCCCTGAGCAAGCGATGCAAAACTTCGACGCTATGTGGGTAGGTATGGTGGCCGAGGAATTGGCCGACGCTGCGAACGACTCCAATGATGACTCTGACGACAGCCCTGACGACGACCCTGACGATGACTTTTTCGGAGAAGAAGTATGACACCCGGAGTAGCGATGATCCTGCGATCTGAAATGGACCTTGGCACATTGCTGCCATTAACACGTAGGCTTCTGGGGTACAGTATTGCAAAGCAAGCTGATGGGGCCACGATCCCCTTGGCTCCTATTGCCCACCAACTAGCCTGCCTCGCCGGGTTTAAGGATGAAAAAGCATCACCGACAGTCAGAGGCGGCGACTCTTATCTGGGTCTGCTTTCTGTTGGCTTCTTAGTTGCAGCAGACGAGCGGGACATGGTCTTCATCTTAGAAGCCACGCTCGGTATGGAATGGGTCGTCACAGATAGCACTCAACGCGGTACGCAGGCAGCACTAATCACCGGCACGCTGGCCCAGTGGAAGCGAGCGGTACGGGCAGCCTGTAAGCCTTCAACAGCCACCGCCGTGCGGCAGACCTACAATGCTGTGTATCGGCAGCTTTCCGATCAGAGTCTTCGCCCGTTATTCGGAGACCTCCGGGAACACAAGCAAACAGACCAAACTTTTCTGCTGTTGGAAGGCTGAGCATGTACATCATCGTATTCACTGAGGACACACAGTCTGTTGTATCAACCGCCAAAGGAACGCCGCGAGATTTTTCAAAGGCGAAGAAGGCGAGAAACTTCATTCAAGGTAGGCCACGATTACGCAATCTTAAATGGCGGGTTGTTGAAGACCTACCCACAAACATCCAACGATTGAGAGTGGACCTGTAATGTCAGAACCAGAAACAGTTCATCTGATGACGGAGACAAGTAGCGGGAAACTGATTAAAGTCCCGGTAACTTTCCAAGTGGTCAAGAAGCGGATCGAGTTTCTCAAATGCCCGTTTGCGTTGAAGGACGAGATCAAAGCAATGGCAGGGGCAAAGTGGCACGGGTATGATGACGTAAAACGGATGATCTGGTCAGTCTCAGATTGTGCTAGGAACCGCTTCCAGCTTGCCTTCATGCAAGGTCAGAATCCATACACCCGTTGGGAGAAGCCTCTACAGGAATTCAGCTACGAGCGGCCACTGCGGCAGCACCAAGAACTGATGTCGAACTGGGGCCTGACGTATCATTACTGCATCCTGGCGGCCGAGATGGGTACTGGTAAGACTCTCTCTGCTATCGAGATCATGGAACAGTCGGGCTTTGAGGACTGGTGGTGGGTTGGGCCGAAGTCTGGGCTCAAGGCAGTCGAACGGGAGTTTAAGAAGTGGGGCTTGACCGGTGTTGACTTGAAGCTGATGACCTACGAAGCCTTGCGAAACATCGTGAAGAACTGGACACCCGGCGACAGGCCACCCCACGGACTGGTCTGTGATGAGTCCAGTCGCCTGAAGAATCACCGGGCAAAGAGGTCAGAAGCGGCTCAGCATTTGGCTGACGGCATCCGTGAGGCCTTCGGCAGTGATGGCTATGTCATTGAGATGTCTGGCACACCATCGCCCAAATCGCCAGTGGACTGGTGGAGCCAGTGCGAGATCGCCGCCCCAGGCTTTCTGCGTGAGGGTAGTATGAAATCGTTCGAGCGGCGGATGGGCATCTTTGCGGAGAAGGAAACGTCCCAGGGAAAACACCTGCAACGAATCGCGTGGTTAGACGACGAAGACAAGTGCGCGATCTGTGGCGGCTATGCGGACGAAGAACAGCATAACCCCGACCTCTTCGCAGAGGACTACCACCCGTGGGAGGCGAGCTTCAATGAGGTGGCTTTTTTGAACGAGAGACTGCAAGGGCTGGTGCTGGTTCTACACAAGAAGGATTGCCTCGACCTGCCCGAGAAGCAGTACCGCACCGTCGAGTGTCCGATGACTCCGACGACCGAGCGGGTGGCGAAGGCGTTGGCAAAGATCGCTCCGAATGTAATCACCGGCCTGACATGGCTGCGTGAGTTGAGCGACGGCTTCCAGTACAGGGACGAAGTTGATGGCACTGATCCGTGCCCCGTCTGTGCTAGTACCGACACACCTGGGCAGACTGAAGTGTGGTGTGACCCGGAGGACGAGGACCGCCAGTTTGAGATGGTGGACATGCTCGACCCAGAGTATGTCGAGACGTTGGAGAAGAAGCTGATCGAATGCCCAACGTGCGAAGGTTCGGCCGAAGTGCCTCATAAGATTCGTGTCACTCGGGAAGTACCCTGCCCGAAGGACAAGGCACTAATTGAACTGCTTGACGAAAATGACGATCAAGGTCGCCTCGTGGTGTTCACCGGTTTCACCGGCTCTGTGGACCGAATCACCAAACTCTGTCTGAAGCAGAAGTGGGCAGTCGTCAAGGTTGACGGCCGTGGTTGGAAAGTCTGGGACATGGACGGCAACTACCTTCTGAAAGAAGACCCGCTAGAATACTGGGCCGACATTGCCAAGAACAGACGAGTCGTCTTCGTTGCCCACCCGCAGTCCGGCGGCATGGGCCTGACGCTCACTGAGAGCCGCATGGCCGTCTTCTACAGTAATGACTTCAACCCAGAGTCCCGGTCGCAGGCAGAGGATCGCATCCACCGCATGGGCACGGATGTGAATCTAGGTGCGACAATCGTAGACCTGATCCACCTGCCGACAGACGCGAGGGTGCGAGACATCTTGAGACAAAACAGAAAGCTGGAGTTGATGACGTTGGGTGACGTTGGCTCGACTCTCGGCATAGAACCTGCTGAAGAGGAGTAAGACATGAAAGTCTTTGAAGTCAAGATTGTGCTGGGCCGTGGGTTTGATTCTTGGACTCAGTATTTCTCAGACTATCCGTCTCTTGAGACAATTAAACTTCGACTCCGAGGCAGAGAGCGGCGGGGTTATCCGAACTTGTATAATTTTGCAACACGTCTTAACGATGCTAACTGGGTTACCGTGGAGAATCCAGACAAACTAACTCAGACAGTCTTCTGCTGCGGCGTGTGGGTTGGCGTGATTGAAATGTCCGAGAAGGACGTGTACATCTGTGACAAACAACAGACAATGAAAATCGAGGAGTGAGACATGAACTACAGACTAATCAACAAGTTTTGCTATGGCCTAGCAATCTCATCGGTTGTGGTTGGCACGGTCATTGGCATCGCCGCAGTTTGGGTGGAAGCCTTTCAGGATTCGGACATCCCATCTAAAGGCCTTGTCACAACCTGCATCCTGTTTACCGCCGCTGCCTTGGGCGCGGTTGTTACGAAACTTATGACAGTAGAGGAGTAAGACATGGTTTGCGGAACACTGTATCAATGCTTGAATTTCCTAGCTCGGCACAACGGCGTAATCAGCCTAGCCCCGCATCCCGAAGACCCGTGCAAGACGCGATGCGTTATCAAGGTGGACGGCGACGAAGACGAAGTGCTGGCCACAATCGAATTCCCCTGCACAGCAGAGATGGATGTATTGGGACGGGCCATCATCCCCACCTGCCGGGCTCTGTGCGAACAAGTGGAGGAGGAGTAATGCCTGATTTCACACCAGAGGAACTGAGGATTATCGCCCGTTTGGCACAGAACTTGCTGGGCAACGCCTTAGAAGCTGGGCTCGACCCTGGAATTCTGATGTCAATTTACAATAAAACGGAAGATTTCCTTGACAACGCCTGATTCATGTGGTATGATTAAGATAGGAGGAGAGAATGGAACCAACCACAGCAGCACATTTGCAACTGATCCTGGACGAATTTGACGCCCGCAGCCTTGCGGTCGCCAGGGCCATAAGCCCTCAGGGTGAGACGGGCGAGACTCTGGTAAAATTGAATCCCGTGCAAGTTGAATCAGCCGTTGACTATCTCACTACGACCCTCAACTACATCAAGGCGTTGAAGTGATTATCCGAGAGTATACGATCACTAAGACACCGGAGGTCGTCACCTTCCAGCTTGACCACGCGGAACTGACAGACGAGGAAATGCTGACTCACCTTGAGTCCTGGCGCAGCCCGTGGGGTCGGAAAGACCCCAACCTACACATAACTGAAACCCTTGACGGAATTGAACTACATCGGAGACCCGAGTGAAGTACCGACCGTGCGACCGTATGGATTGTCCAAACATCGTGGTTAGCAAAGGCCCGGGATCGCCCGATCGCATTTGCTATTTCTGCTATAAGGAATATCTAGCCCTGGATGGAAGCATCGACCCAGCAGCATTTTTAGAGACGACTCCCCCTGCGGAGCGGCGATCGCCGGTCCCAGGACTGGGGTTTTTAATGGGCGTAACACAGGTAGAGACATTACTTCAAAAGGATACCAGCATGAGCGAACCCACCATTACGATTGACGGCCGGGCGTACACAGTTCAGGGGCTTGTAGCCAACGCATTTGACAAAGCAATAGCAGCTTCCCTCACCGCCGCAGACGGCGTCAGGGAAGCCGTCGAACGAACGATTGCGGCTAGCCGCCATAACGCCGACCTTCTGGAAGCCCTGGAAGACGGCCGCGCGTTCCGCATCGCGTTCAAGAAGAAGGGCGAGACGGATTGGACTCGCATAAGGATTGAGGAAGAGGGCATCTTGAAGTTAGCGGCGCAGGAGGAGGTTCTACTTCGACAGGAAGTCCTGATGGACAATCTCGGCACCCTTCTTGGCGTGGAAACATTTTCAATTGACAACATTTGAGGCGAGACACATGAGAGCTTTGATTGCAGTAGTAGCGTTGATTTTACTGAGCATCCTGATCCTTGGTTGTGACCCGCAGCCGGCCGACGGCACGGCAGGTCGCTACCACCTGCGAGAACGGGTGGGGAACTTCTTCGACCGGGACATGCTTGCAGCCCGCTACCACATGCGGACTCGCACGGCGAAGTTCTTCGGCCGGGGTGCGTGCTAATGAGCGTAATGGCTTGTCACCGCGCTGGCTGCGAAAGCGTCATGTGCGACCGGTATTCATCCCAGTATGGCTACATCTGCGGCGGGTGCTTTACTGAACTCGTCCACTTGGGAGCCGGGATCGACGTAGCGGCATTCATGTCGAGCGAGCGTAATCAGGATACGGAAGAGGCGGACTTCGCCTACTTCGACGCCCTTTTCCAACTCGGAGACGACTGATGACACGAGATGAGATGCTAAAGGAAGGCTACACCTGTTACTGCATTCAATGCCATGCGGCATACAAAACGCAACCGACCGTGCAGTACGAAGACGGGCATGGAGGCCGCCGGTTGGGAGAATGCGGGCGTTGTGGTTGTGATCTGTTTGCCAGTATGAAAGATGATTCACAGGTGAAATAATGCCAAGCACTGTTGAAAGATTAACGTTGAAAGGGCTTATCACGCCGCCAAGTTGGCTGCCCACCAATGTCCATTACGAGACCGTCATAGGCTCAGTGGCCTACGGTGTAAGCACCGATGCGTCTGACTTCGACACGGTTGGTTTCTGTGTCCCGCCTAAGGACATAGTGTTCCCGCACCTTGCGGGCAGGATTCAAGGGTTCGGCCGACAGCAGCGGAAGTTCGTCTGCTACCAGAAGCACGGCGTATATGTGGCCGACGCATTGGGCGGCGCGGGGCGTACCTATGACCTGAACGTCTACAACATCGTTCACTACTTCAACCTGTGCATGGAGAACAACCCGAACATGATCGACTCGCTGTTCACGCCCCAAGAGTGCGTGCTGCACAGCACTAAGATCGCGAACATGGTGCGGGACAAGCGGTGCATGTTCCTACACAAGGGAGCGTGGCACCGGTTCAAGGGTTATGCGTACAACCAGCTTCACAAGATGAAGACGAAGACGCCGGAGCCCGGCAGCAAGCGGTGGGACAGTGTGCAGAAGCACGGCTTTGACGTGAAGTTTGCGTACCATGTGGTGCGGCTGCTTTATGAGGTCGAACAGATTCTCACTGAGGGGACCATCGACATTCGGCGGAACCGGGCGCATCTGAAGGCCATCAGAAATGGCGAAGTGTCGGAGGCCGGTGTAACACAGTGGGCTTCTGACAAAGAGAAGTCCTTGGAGAAGGTGTACGAAACGTCCCCACTGCCACACGGCCCCGACGAACCCGCGATTAAGCGGCTGCTGTTTGAGTGCTTGGAAGAACACTACGGCAGTCTGAAAGACGCTGTAGTGTTGGAAGATTCGGCGTCTCTCGCTCTGCGAGAGATTGCCGAGATTGTTGACCGAAGCCGAACCTTGTTAGGATAGACATGCTACTTTGTTGGCAATGCAATTTAGAAGCGGAGATTCTACCTGACGGGTGGGCGTGCCATCATTGCGGTCAGCATGGCGATTATAGTGGCAACTACGCTAAGACGTGGACAATAGGTTCATTACGGAATGTTCCATACTGGAAAGAAGACATGCCTCAGACTTGGTTCTCGGCAGATTGGCATCTTGGCCACGAAGGTATCCTCACGCACCAGTTGACTCGGGACGCGGATTTTGCCAGCGTGGACGAGATGGACGCCGCCATCATTGACGGCACCAATGCCGTCGTCATGCCCCAAGATACCCTGTACTTCCTTGGCGATTACGGGTGGAAGGCCAGCCGGTACGGTCACTATCGTCAGAGGTTGAACGTGCGAGGACTGCACATTATCCGGGGCAACCATGACCGCTCCAGCCTGGGCCACCACTGCTCGACGTTCACTGACATGCTCACCCGCAAGTTCCGCTGGCCTGGGCTGGACCATCGCGTGAAGATTCACATGCTGCACTACCCGATCTTGTCGTGGGACGCCATACACCATGGCGGCATCCACCTGTACGGACACTGCCACGGGATGATCGAGGACAACCTGGATAAGATTCATCCTGGCCGACGTTCGATGGATGTTGGCATTGACAACATACACAAGCTCACTGGTGAGTGGCGGCCAATTAGTTTGGCCGAAGTGATCGCTGGCCTCGGCGGCGACACCACTGCTGACCGGATGCCTGGACCCTTCGAGGAAGCCGTCAGCACGGAAGACAAACTGCGAGAAGCTCTAGAAGATATTTCGGTACGTTACGAAGAGTCTCTCAGCGGTTGGCGGGCCGGATACGTTTGCCAATTGTGCGGCGCGTCCGCTGGTAGCCGGGAGCAGCACGAACACAAACCTGACTGTATCGTCATAAGGAGCCAAGAATGAAAACTTGCATCGCGTGTGGCTTCAGTTTGACTAAGCCCTTTTACAATCCAGGTCCGCAGCCGCTAGCGGCTCTCAATCTACCAAAGGACGAAGACTCCTCGGTAGACGCACTCCGGTACCCGATGAACTTTCATCGTTGCCTGCGATGCGGTCATATCTTCAACGTGGACTTCGACGTTGCGATGATCCCGTATGAGGAAGATTCCAACCTGATGTACAACAACGGTGCCGGTTGGCAGACCCACATGCAGGAAGTCGCGTGGCACTTCACGGAGACCTATAGTGTAGAGAATAGTGTGGTAATCGACATTGGGGCCGGCGACGGTATGTTTCTGGAAACCTTGAAGTCACACAGCGTCAACAACCGGTGCATTGCCTTTGAGCCTGGGATCGAGCACCGGTCGTGCGAAGCTGTTGGCTTGGAGACGTATGTTGACTACTTCATCCCGGAGCGGGATATTCCACGCTTTCGACCACACGCCCTCACCTGTCGGCACGTCTTGGAACACATGGAGAGCCCACAAGAGTTCGTCGCCGCTTTAGCGTACTATGCTAGGAAATCCCGACCACTGTTGCTGGTGGAGGTTCCGGGCGTTGACAAGGCACTTGCGAGTGGCCGCTTTGGCGACTACCTATATGAGCATGTGAGCAACTTCACACACCGCAGTCTCGTGGAGATGATGGGAAGCGCTGGCTGGCTCACAACTAGTTGTGCATATCATTACAATGACGAAGTGCTCGTGTGGGTGGGCCGACCCGATCCCCACGGCTTTGAAGAACCGGTAGCAACACCCGACCCATCGAATGTGGCGGCACTGCTGGAATTCCTCCTACGTAACGAGCGTAGCGCGGCCTTCTGGGGCGGCACTGGCAAGGGCGCAGCCTTCCTCAACACCTGCGACATCGACGGCTACCGAGTAATCGACTCGGACGTTCGTAAGGCGGGGAGATACGTGCCCGGCACCAGTATGCAAATCGAAGCGGCGAGCAACCTGTTGGTTGAACCGGTGGAGACGGTCATCATCACGACCCGTTGGCGAGCCGCCGACATCTACGCGGAAATCAAACGAGACTATCCATGTGTGAAGGAAATCTTCATAGTGGATAATGACGCAATACGACAATACACAGAGGACGACTATGTCACGGAAAAAGCAAAAGAAGCGTAAGCCTCAGCGTAAGCCTCAGCGTAAGCCTCAGCGTAAGCGTACGGCCACGCCGATTACGTCGAAGGCCCCCTTTCTGATTAGCAAAGAACCGACGACACTCCCCGTCACCTTCAGGGAGAAACTCTACCGACTGATGGCGCGCGGTCAGCAAAATGCTGTGACGGAGAGTATTCTGGAGATACTTCTGTATATGCAGAACAACAACTTCAGCAGTCTCGATCAAGCGGGTCGAGATCGACTAAACGAAATCGTCAGCGCAATCTTTATGGTGATGTCCGATCCTGCCTACACGATTGATCCCAAGTACGCAGGCACGCTGGTAGCAAGGGCGCACCTGATGGCAAACCTTGTAGCCCTTTCTTGCTATGAGACAACTGACCACATCCTGAAACAGGTGATGACCCAGAAGAATAACATCATCAAGATTTTCTTCCTGTACACCGTGCGGAATTACACTGAGTTGGACTCGACTAAATTCTTCGAGATGCAGCCAGCCCTTGCGTCCATGTGGTACTTCACGTATCCGCTCGCGACTGTTGGCTGTGTACTGCCACACCAGCAGTCCAATCTGCGTCGTCACTTTGAGACCATCAACCCCGCGTATGCACCGAGCGACCATCGTGTAGCGGTCCCGTACTTCGCGTCCACGTACTTTGCGGGGCAGGACAGGAAAGACCGCCCCATGAAGGAAACCATCAACAACAACTGCAAGAAGTGGTTGAAAGCCGCTGGCATTAAGGTGGAAAACAAGCCAGCCCGAGACAGCATGTTGGTCGTCACCTCGAAGTGGTTTGATAACAGCGCGGTCTATAAGAGCTACTTCCCATTCATCGACCGTTTTCGCAAGAAATACCGTATGACCTTACTAAACACCGGAGTCCACAAACCTGCGAAATTGGCAACAGACTACTTCGACGTAGTCCACACCGCGAGAATGACTGCCAAAGGCGGTAACCTAAACGAGTTGTCGCTAAAGTCTGTGACGACTGGCGACTTCCAACTCGCGTTTTTCCCGGACATTGGAATGACAGATGAGTCCGTGTGGCTTAGTAATCTGCGAATGGCCCCTATCCAGGTCACGGGTTATGGCCACCCTGTCAGCACCTTTGGTAGTGAGATTGACTACTTCGTCGTGGGCGAGGAAGTCGAAGACTTGGATAACTTGGATAAGAACTACTCCGAGACTCCCATCGTGCTTCCCGGACTGGGCTGTGTTCCCACATGGCCAACCTACACGCCTAAACTCCCTGGGAAGAAGACCGACAAGATCGTGGCCAATTGCGTATGGGGGCCGGACAAGTACAACTACACGATGATGCGTATACTGCAAGAACTAACGAGTCAAGCCCCGGCGATTGAGTACGCGATCTTTGCAAGCCGTGGTGTGCATCGCTATAACTCCTTCCTCCCTTTCGCCACAGAACTGTCACAACAGTTGGGCGACACTGGCAGGCTGCACGCAGATAAAGAATACATGGAATACATGGAGGAGGCCGAGTATGGCGACTTCGCCATTAACTCGTATCCATTCGGTGGCTACAACACGGTGGTAGAAGCTCTCTTCCTTGGTAAGCCTGTGGTGACATTGGAAGGCGACCGCTTTTATAACCTCGCGGCCTCAGCCCTGCTACGGCGGGTAGGCCTTGACGACCTTATTACCACCACGGCCCCCCAGTTCATCGGGACATGCGCCAGGATGGTAAACGACCCCGCGTTCCTAGCCGAGCAGAAAGCAAAACTGGCCTCCGTAGATTTGAAAGAAGCGATCTTCGACACGGACGAACCGGCGTACTTTGAGCAAATGATGGAGTACATCATTGACAATCACGAGCAACTCAAAGGCAGTAAGAAACCTTTATTCGCGAGAGAGATATGTCGCTAACACCCGTTGAAGTAGTCTATGTACACGCCGTAGAGCCCCACCCCAACGCCGACCGGTTGGAAGTAGCGAAGGTGCTCGGTACCCAGTTCGTTACCCAGAAGGGTAACTTGAAGGTGGGAGACCTTGTGGTCTACTTCCCGCCCGATATGTTGATCCCGGAAGAGATGGGGGTGAAGCTGGGTGTGGATGGCTACTTGAAGCACTCGATCTATCCTGGAGACATTGCGAAGACCAAGTGCCGCATCGGAGCGATCCGACTACGGGGCACGGCGTCATTCGGCTTTGGCATCGCTGTGACTACTGAGCCAATACTTGAATTGATGGCCGACCTCGGCATCGAGAAAGGCTGCGACGTATCGGCGGTGTTCCGAGCCGTCAAGTATCAACCGCCCGAGCGGTTTCAGCGCGGCGACACTGTACGCCAGCCTGGAACGTTCCACACCTATACCAACATCCAGCACTACTACCGCAATGTAAGTGCTATCGCAGAAGGTACTCCGGTACGCATCACCGAGAAGCTGCACGGCACGAACTCTCGTCTTGGCGGGTGCCTAGATGACGGCTTCGAGTTTATGTGCGGCACACACCACCGCCGGGTGGCACCTGGAGACGCGAAGGGCCGACGCTCGCTATACTGGGAGCCGATGACCGACGACATGCACGACATGATCGAATTCCTCTCAGCTAACGGCCTGCATAACATCATTGTGTTCGGTGAGATTTACGGTCAAGGCATTCAGAAGATGGATTACGCCCGCACCAAGAAGCGCGGCTACCGAGTCTTTGACATCTCAGTCGATGGCCAGTACGTAGACTGGAAGTACGTGAAGTCGTACTGCAACCTGTACGACATCGAGATGGTGCCCCTGCTGTACTCGGGTCCGTTCATCCATGAGTTGGTGCCGGAACTCACCTCCGGGCCTACCACGATGGCAGACCCCGATGCCATCCGGTGCAAGTTCAAGGGCCGCGAAGGTATCGTGATTACACCCTTGACTGAGACGTACAGCCCGGTCATTGGCGGGCGAACGATCCTGAAATCCGTAAGCCCAGAATACCATGAGGCTATGTGATGAGATTTGTGAGCATTGACATTGAGACGACCGGGCTCGACCCCAACACTTGCCAAGTTCTGGAGATCGGAGCCGTTATTGAGGACGATAGGCTAGGCCTTAACGAACTGCCCACTTTCCGGTACCGAATACTGCGGGACAACTACGTGGGCGAGCCTTATGCTCTCAGTATGCACAAGGACTTGTTCAAGGACTTGGCTAACGCGACAAGGAACACGACAGGTGGCATTCAGGCGAGGGGAGTCGCACTGATGAACCTTTGTTGGTATGGTCTTGAACGCGAGTTTGCCACGTATTTTGCCGAATGGCTCCTAGCATGCGATATTGACCCGACGAAGTTCGTCGCGGCCGGTAAGAACTTCGCCCACTTCGATGAGCCCTTCTTGAAGACGCTCACGGGCACGGGCATCGTCAGGTGGCATCACAGGATTCTCGACCCTGGCAGTATGTACGTGCGGCCGACTGACGAGTTCATGCCGGACACTAACGAATGCTGTAGACGTGCGGGTCTCGACCCCGCTTACATCCCCGGCGACGAACACACCTCAATCCACGATGCGTTGGTAGTGGTCGCCCTAATCCGAAGCCGCTGGATAAAGTAATGACACGAGCAGACCTTCTCAAGACTATTAGATCAGGGGTGCGTGGCTACCGCCGCACACACTCTGGCGATCTCAAGCGGAGCCTTAGTTACTGGTTGTTGAAGCTAATGCAAGTGAACACACAAGCCACCCTCGACGGAGTCTGGTGCGAAATTAGGCATGAGCATTACTTCTATAGGGTGGCGAGTCTTGCCGTACTGTGCCTGGACGACAATGGCGTCATCAGGGCCGGAACAGGTCCACCTATTGAGAGATTGGTGCGCCCGGAAGAAGCTGATTTGGATGTTGTGCTGATGGCCATTCATCTAGGGTGTGCTAAGTATTCAGCGGACAGCACAACAGATTTGATTGTTAGGATTAACTCCCACTTGCACGATGCTGTTGATTCACACGCTGCACCTAACAACAAGGTATTCACCCTGCTGGAGATTCGCGATATTGCCAGCATGGCAATACTAGGACTGGAAATAACAAAACTCAACGGAGACAATGATGCTAAGTGACACTAAAGTGAAGAAGATCAAGCAACAACTGGCTGAGGACGAACTTACACAGCCAGAGATTGCAAAAAAGCATGGGATCAGCCGCTCGCTAGTCTCGAACATTGCCACCGGCCGGGCTTACGCCAAGGTAGAAGGGCCAGATGCACCGCCCAAGACCCAGAAGGGACAGCGTAAGAAGCTGCAAGCGTATGACCCGACGAACGACCGGATTTTGGAGCTTGAGTCTGACGTGGTCCACCTACGTGAGGAACGGAATTTCGCAAGGCAACAGCTAAAGGTGGCCTCGAAGACTCGTGGACTATTGGAGGCCATGACCAGTGAAATGGATCGGGTAGTCAAACCTTTCGCCACACTGCCAAGAGCGCGGCAGCCATTCGCTAAGGCGAAGGCGGGTGGTGTGACCGAGCATCTGGTCCTCCATATCAGCGACGGTCACCACGATCAGATCGTCCGACCTGAGGAGTGCGGCGGCCTGGAACAGTACGACTTCCCCATCAGTGTACGGCGCGGCGAGAAACTGATCGACACGGTATTGAAGTGGACGCAGCAAACTCTGGCCCCTCAGTTCAAGTTCCCTGAGGTGACGGTGCTGGCCTATGGCGATCATACCAGCGGCGAGATTCACGGAGCGGTGAACCGGTCGTACTTCAAGAACCAGTTCAAGAACTCCCTGGCGATTGGACAGTTCCACTCCCTGATGTATCGTGACCTTGCCCCATACTTTGACGTGGTGAACGTGGTGTACGTGCCTGGAAACCACGGCCGACGTTCAAAGATGAAGAACCACCACGGCGCTCAGGACAATTGGGACTATCTGGTCGCGAAGACGGCTGAGATGTACTGCCGTGACATTAAGAACGTCTTTTTTACGATCCCGAATTCGTTCAGCATTAACGTAGACATCTGTGGACACGGCTTCTGTATCTTCCACGGTGATGACGTGAAGTCCAACATGGGTATCCCGTGGTACGGCCTGGAACGTCGTCAGCGGCGGTACGCGGCCCTGGGACGTGTTATGAGTGGTCCATCAGTTCGTTACTTCTGCTGCGGTCACTTCCACAGGCCGGGCAACGTGAGCGAGGTGGACGGAGAACTGCTGATGAATGGCCCGTGGGTAGCTACCGATGCCTATGCCTTCAATGCACTGTCGGCCTACTCAGCCCCGACGCAGTTGTTGCACGGAGTCCACGAGAAGTACGGCATCACCTGGAGGCTGCCTATTAAGCTGAAATCGGACGACGAGCTTGACGGGCCTCAGCGTTACAAGATCGACTTGTTTGACGAGGTGGGGTAGTGAAAGACCTGAGTACACGCCGCCGCACGTTGGCGAAGGCCTTCTCGTGGCGGGCGGTATCCATCGTGATGACTTCAGGTTTGGTCTGGGCAATCACCGGCAGCCTGCAAACGGGCATGGCTGTCGGTGGCATTGACTTCGCCGTGAAGTTCGCGGTGTTCTATTATCACGAACGATTGTGGCATCAAATTAAGTGGGGGAAGAATAATGGATGAACTACTGCGGCTTTTAGCTACGTGGGAAATTTCTCTCAGCGTGACAACTGTAAAAGGGCGGCCCGCCATTCTTTTTAAGTCAATGCGCGAAGGCGAAGATTTCACGATTGCTATAAAGTACGACCCTGAGAAACGTACTCTTAAAAATTTAATCCAGACTTGTGTACAACCTGCTGGAGGTGTCATTTACAAGGCGCGTAGAGACGCGGGGACGGTGGCTAATGGATGAATTGATGAAAGTTCTGCTCGATAACCAAGTATCTCTTGGAGTCATGGACTTCCCAAGTGACGAACCTATGTGGGCGATCAGATCAAACCTTGGCGAGTATTTTTGTGCTTTTAGCACTGATCCCGACATTACTGTAGAAGACTTTGTGAGTTGGTATATCAAACCCGCAGCGGGGGCGATACGAGCTAACAGAGAGGCAGAAGAAAGGGAGGTGCGCGACGATGGATAACTTGTCAAAGGCGGTAGCGACCTTGCTGTTTGATTATTCAGTGGCTCTAAGTATTGAGAAGACCAAGGACGGTCGCAAGTGGTGGGTGATCCGATCAACCTTAGGGGATGAATGGTACTGGTGCTGGGAGGTTGCTACTTACTACACCTTTGAAGAGTTGCTTGAAACTTGGCTGCTACCCGCCGCCAAAGACCTAGCTGAAAAACGAAAAGCCGACCCTGAACGATACGAGGATCACGATGGCTTTGAAGACCTGCCCGAACTGTAAGAAGAAGCGAGGCACCCGCACGAAAGTTTGCAAGTGCGGGCACGCCTTTAATAAACACCCCCTGGTCCCAGAGCCAGGGGGTTGGGTCTTGGATACTTACAAAGGCCTGCCGGAGATCGACCCACCGGGCGAGCTTCCCGCTGGGAAGATGACGGTCCCTGCGGTGTACGATCATGTGTCGCGTGAAGGGTTGGGCTTTTGCATCTACCACCTGATCCCGGCCAACAAAATCAAAGACGCAAAGCTCCGCAAGCTCTGGACCGACGCTCGCGCAGCCTTGGGTAGAATCAAGGAGTATCTAGATGTACATAATTCCTGAGAAGAAGTTCGCCTTTATTGCCAACCCACGTACCGGCAGCAAGGCGGTTCGCGATGCCCTGCTTCAGGCAGGGGGGGTGCTGGTCGGAGGCCATCACACCACGCCCGCCGACAATCCCGAGATTGAGATTGGCCCAGACTGGACGGTCTGCTCGACAGTGCGTAACCACTGGGATGCCATGATCTCGTGGTGGTTCAAGATCGAGCGAAAGCGTAACGCGATGATCCCGCTGGTAGAATTCCTGCCCCGCTTCTGCGCGAACAATCCGAACTTCGTTCGTGACGGGCGCCTGTGGTGGCACGGTGAGCCTTGCATCAATACGTACCTGCGGTACCAGTGGCTTGAGGCCGATTTGAATCAAGCCCTTGTTAAGGTCGGGCTGAACCCAGTCGATCTGCCGCAAGTCATCGACTCACAGCGTGAGGGGAGACCCTATCAGGTATTCTACAAGAAGGCGACGGCCCGTTGGGTCGGTAGTTACTTCGCAGAGGAGATTGAGGAATATGGCTACAAATTCTAGTATCCAGAGCGAGATGCCCGACGCAGACGACGCTTGGCGTGCCTCAGACTGGGAGTGCCCCACATGCGGTAAACTAATGTGGGCGTCGGACTGGTGGGATGACACACTCGAAGCTGGGGGTGCGTGCATTGGCACATGGTATCAATGCGGAGACTGCGGCGACTACGAGACCGGCTAACCAATGAAATTCATGGAGCGAACAATGAAGTACCCAATGACTGATAACCGCGAGATCGACATAGATGACAGACCCCACGAGCCGACCGACAATGCCTTGGTTATGACGCACGGCCTACCTCGTTCGGGGAAGTCTACGTGGTCGCGAACACACGTCGGCCCAATCGTCTGCCCCGACTCCATCCGACTGGCGAAGACTGGGAAGCGATGGTTCGGCCCAATTGAGCATGAGGTGTGGGCCACGGCTCGGACGATGGTTCGCGCCCTCTTCCTATCCGGTCACAAGACCGTGATATTGGACTCTACAACCGGCACCCGCTCACAGCGGGATATGTTCCTGCCCTCCCCAGACGTGCCGTGGCGTAGGTACCTAAAGGTGGTACCCACTACGAGGGGTACGTGCATCCTCAGGGCTTTGAGCGGACCTTACCCCGAATTGGTCGAGGTGATTAACTACATGGCCGACAACTGGGAGCCCGTACAGCCTGAGGAAGAAATTATCACGCAATGGGGTGGAAATTTGGCGAAACCGCTTGACTTTATGAAACCGTAGTGTATACTTGTAATAGAGGAAGACACGCCCTGTGGACTAATGGTTTAGGTCACGGCAAATGGCATCGCTAAGGGTTCAAATCCCTGTAACACGGCCTGTGGCGAGTGAGTCCCGGCCGAGGTGCAGCTTCGATACCTGTCAGGGCGTTTTAAGCACGAGGATTCAGGAGTCGGAGTATGAACCTATGAAATACCTAGTAGTCAAGTTTTACGACAACGACTTTGGCACCCCTATGCTGGCGGCCTTGGCCCGATTGTGGGGTTACATCGACGGCAACGACCGGGCGTACTCGCAGCCGCAATACATGAATGTTACGCAGGTCTTCGAGAAACTTCTTGAGTGCGGAGCCTTTCAGCCGATGCTGCTGCGGCTGTTCGTATTGGAGAATCTGTGCAGCGACGTAGAGGGTAAGACTCGCGGCCTGCATAACTGGCACGAGTGGTCTGCGGAAAAGGCAATGATTGACAAGCCCAGTCACCTTGAGCCCGACACCTACCTCTCCTGCGACGTTGCCATTTATGGGCAATACGAAAACATACCCGACATTGATTGGGCGAACGGTGAATGTGCGTACCTCAACCTAACAACTGGCGAAGTGGGGACTTTCTAATGATGAAAGCTGAACGAGAACGTATCGCCGTAATAGCCCGACGAATCGACATTCTGAATGACGAGGGGAACAAGAAATTAAAATACGCCTACACCCTTGTATCCCTACAGACTAAGCTGTGCGCAGAGGTCATCACAGGCGAGCGGTTGCTGGCCGGAAAGTGGCGGTCCATCCCGGACAATCACGTTGTTCGACTTGTGGCCACTTGGTTCGACTACCAGCGAATACGTGAGTTGGTAAAGCCTCTGCTTATTTATGACGACATAAAGCTGACGGTGGTTGAGGGCGTGACCCTGAGTGTCGGGGATGACTCGCTGACCCTGTGGCTTACGGTTGAAACTGCTGCCCAGTTCATCCTGGAGAATGGAATTACACTTGACATGGCCTCCGTATTTGAGAACCGGGACAAGCTGGCGACAAGGCTCGAAGAGACGAACGCCATGATCGCCGCACTGGGAGAGACACCATGATAGAAGCACTGAGAACATTGGCAAACATCACTGACTACTCGGACGCCGAGCTTGCGAGCCTTGTCGAGACGTTCGGGCGTGTGTGTTCCCTGCACCAGCTTACCGTACCGGTCACGTCGGTGATCGACGCCCGCCGAGAGTTGGAGCGGGTGAAAGACCCCGGCGATTCCGCTGTGTCGGCTGCCAACATCGTCGCCTGTGCCGAGGCATTGGTGGCCGTTGGCGGCGTAGGACCGGAGTTCATGGCGTTGGACCGGGCACTTGACAACATGCGAGGACACCGGAGAGTATGATGTACCGTTTCGTTCGATGTATACCGAACCCACGATGCCCTGATACACAGGGTTGGTATTTGGTCCTGAAGCCGGGTGATCTTGCGACATTTATGGAACTCCATCTGGGGATCGCAAACTTCTACTTTTGTAAGTTTGGTACTGGTGGTTCAGGGACGAAATCTGGACCGGATTTGGGCGTGCCTAGAAACCCAATCCGGCTTGCAGAATTGTGGCTCGAAACTGTTGAGAAACATCGGGCCGCCGGCACCACGCTTGTAGTAAATTCGTGCGGCGGTATGCTGCCTTTGGACAGTGTAGAAGTTATCACTGAGGCTGAGTCTGAGAAGATGTACTGGCCTCGTGAGAGAGGGGGCTTTGAGGAGATCACGATTTCCCGGTGGTCGCAAGCGAGTCATTACTACCTGTCAAGTGACGCGGGCCGTATTTTCGTGCCGCCCAAGTATGCTCGCTACGAAGATGCCCGCCGGGTGGCCGAGATGTACACTGACAAAATCAATGATAAAGGTTGTTAAGATGGACGATGCAGAATTCCGAGAGTTTCAAGAAGATTTGCAGCTACACCCATACTGCGACCGCCGACTCGCGGCTGAGGCGATAATTGCCAGAATTCCTCAGTTGCTTGAAGCTGAAGCCATCCTCCATGCGTTGTATGCGGCCGGGGTGGACAACTGGGAAGGGTACGCCTTTGCTTTGGACGAGGTGGAATAATCCAGGGTAGCTCAATTGGAGAGAGCGCCCGCCTGTTAAGCGGGATGTTGCAGGTTCGAGTCCTGCCCCTGGAGCTTGCTACTGTGGCAGAATGGTTATGCACCTGATTTGTAATCAGGATTATGTGAGTTCGACTCTCACCGGTAGCTCTTAACCTTGGAGAACTGACATGATACGCGGAACTTACGTTGGCGACGACCCAAACTTGAGGGGCAAGCTCGCCCTCCTGATGTACAAAGGTGGCGGCGTGCTGGCTCAGTTCGATGACCGAACAATCCCCGGCGGGCTCGCTTACGGATGGCATCAGTTTGAGCGGGCCGACTTCACCGTTGCCGGCAGCCCTTTTGAAGCACCGACGAAAGGTTAGTGATGAAACGACTTGACCCGAGGTTCATTGAAGCGTTCTCCATCAAGACCACGCATCTGATGAAGGCCATCCGTCACATTCAGACGCTTGAGGATCACCTGCCTGATGGATTCCCCGAGCCTTCTGAGATCGACCTGACGAAGCGTCCTTATGATCTTGAGGTGCTTTGGGAGGCACAGGACATGAAACACGCATGGAAACTACGTACGATTATTAAGGACATGCTTGAGTGCGACGGCAAGTGGCATACACACACCGGCGAACTTGTGTGCCGGTCGCGAGTTAACGTCGGCGGTAAAGCCAGCCTGAATCTTATCATGCGTATCGAGGTGCTAAAATAGCTCCGGGAGGAGAGTCTTGCCGGTCTGGCAGCGGCGTCATCTGCCGCTATAGACTGACGCCCCCGGAGCTACAACATAGAGGAGAAGAGATGGACGAGAGCCCTTGGAGGCGGTGCGTTGTCTGCGCCCAGTGGATGAACCTGGATTCCCACGAAGACGGCGTCGATTACATGACAATCTATGGAACACCTGAACGACGCCGCCGTGTTGATTTGGAAGGCAAGCGCCCGTATGCCAGCGTCAGATGCCTCTGTACGACGTGTATCAAAGCCATAGCGGAGTTAGCAAATGAAATCGAAGACGCCTCAAACTGAACTCTCTGTGACGCGGGACGGCCGCCCGGTCTTCCGTGGCGACACAGTCTACGTCACGAGCAATGGTGGCCCTTTCGAGAAGCATGTCATCGCAGAGTGCTACGCGATGAAGATCGTGTACACAACGCCTGACTCTGACGGTTACGAAGGCGCGAAGCTGGCGGTAGTGTACGCCGAGCCGGATATGTACACCTGGAAGCTGGTGAAAATCCCCCGCTGGACTGCACCTTATTGGGTGAATGATCTCGGTGATTACTGGCTTACCGGGGGTGTGCGAATACCTAAGCATGTGGAAGACGTGGTATCCGACGTAGGTTTCGGTCAGTTCAGGGATTTGGATCATACGAAGACAGGCCTCTGCGTCAAGAAGTCAGATGCGGGTTGGCTCAGCCGTGCTGGCAGATTCTACCCGTGCCGGAATGTTGACCACGAGAACTACGCCAGCTTGATTTTTCATTCGTCAGGCCGTTCAATGGAAAAGAAGGGCTGGATACGAATCTATAGTAAGCGGGAGTGGATCGCGACGAAGAGGCTCAGCCCAGACCAATTTGAGTGGCTCCATAGTCGCGGCTATGATACCGAAGACTACAGCAGTGACTTGGCACCGCACCTCTTTGAGACGAATTAACATGGAACGATGGAAAGTAGCAGATCGCCAGTTTATGGCAGCCAGAATCGAACCCGGCGTATGTAAATGCACAGAACGCCCCCTCCGATATTCTATACCGGGGTGGGTGCATCTTGTTAGGCTGCCCGCGCCCCGGGTGGGCGTGCTGCGGCTGCTATTCGGTCACATGTTTCCCGCCACGCTACCGCCCTGGCCTGAGCCAGTAGAAGTGCAATCCAAGGTGTGGCATACCTCCCTAGTCAAAAGTAAATGCAACTGGTGCAAATACCTGGAAGCAATGGGTGTCACCCAAGTACGGCTTGACTATGATCCGTGCCGCCAAATGTACACCCTCACCCGAGAGGACTGACATGATAGTTGTAACAATCGTCTGTGTAGTTGCTGTCGGCCTGATGCTGGCCATTACCGTCCTAGCGGCCATAACGGCACCCACTTGCCCCGACTGCGGCGGCGTGCTGATACTCGGTGGGGTGGTTCGCACGTCCAAGAGCTACCGATGTTCACATTGTAAGAAATGGTGGTGGGGTTATCAGATTGAGAGGCGGTAACTATGTTTAGCTGCAAGACTTGTTATTGGTATATGAATGACGACCTTCCAGACAGTTGTAGGATATGCAAATGTCCGAAGATGTTCTACGGGTATCGACGTAGGGACGGCGATCAAGCTAGGGATGCGGTTCAAATTGAAGACGATGAGGGTTGGGGCATGATCCCTGGACCAGACTTTGGCTGCATACACCACAAGGATAAATGATGGACATTATAGAATTCGCAATCAAAGACGACCCCAGACACGAGTCGCTGGCCGAGACGGTGAAACGTCTAGCGCGAGGTGAAGTGCCACCACCGATGCCGAAGTCGGTGGAGTGGTCGCCAAGGCCCTTCGACATGCGGTTCATCGACAATCTGACCCGCGAGGAGTGTCAGACCGTGTATGAGCGTCTCCTGGAGCGTGGTAAGCAACTCCGCACGGCAGACCCGTTGGTCTACGGCGTGAAGCGTACTTGGAAAAGCGTCACTCGCTACCATACGCGGGTCAAAGGAATGGGCTGGCGTCAACTACTGGCATCCGACTTGGAACATGGTGCCTTGTGGCTTACTGCGATCCGCTCGGTGGCTGAGGACAACGCAAAGGCAATGGGGAAAGACCGTAGCTGCGTCTTGAAAGATGCCGTATGGGAGGTCTTTGAGATTCCCAAAGTCGAAGCCGTCAAGCTGCCGTGTTACAAATGTCACTACGGAAAGAGATCGGAGTTTGTAGGGTGAGAAAACCACTTGACTTTCTCCAGAAGTGTGTTATACTTCATATAGGAGGCCCTAATGATTACCAAAGCAGATAGAGAACTGTACCCACACCACACTGATGGGGCCATTCTAGGCCTAAAGCTCGTCGGCGGCCTTACCGACGATGCCCTGCAACTATGGTGCGAGGACGCAACCACACAACACCCTATCTTCCTGGCCTTGATGACGCTTATGACAGCCGGGGACCATGTCACTAATACCAATTGGCTGCGGGCTCGATTGGCTTATGAAGCCTATGACCGTGGCATGATTGATGAGTTTGAAGTTGACAGGTTAGCAGCATGAGACTATTGCGACCATTCACTGGCACAGGCGCGGTGTTCTTCCCGGAAGGCCCACCACCCAACGGCACTTGCGAATTCACTACGGAGGCGTGTCGCAAGCATTGCTATGTCAACGATCAAAGTGACTTCGATGAAGAAGTGAGGATTCCTACCTGGGTGAAGCGGGAAGTCTACGACCATATTATCAACCTCCCCATCAGAAAAGTTTGTCGAAGGTTGTGTCGCGATCTAGTTGGATTGCAGACACCTATCCTGCACTGGTTTGCGTCAGGCGATTGCCCTTCAAAAGATGTTGGACGGATTTCGGCCATTATCGAATCCATGCCGCCCGACGTTGTCCAGATGGGTTTCACGAGGAATATCGAACTATGGGAGCGGCACAAGGACATCTTTGCGTTGACATTGGAGAGATTGGGCGTAGCACCTGATCCTCACGCGATGTACTCCTGCCCAAACTACGAGAAGGAAGTATCAGTCATGTGGTGCCCCAGCTACGATGTTAGGGGCGGGTTTTGCGGCCCTATCCTGTGTAGGGATGCAAGTCGCACACACCCTGAACTTACTCACTATATTAACTGCCGAACCTGCCACCGATTGAAGACCGGTTGCTTTGATAGGAGAACGGATGAAACTACACAGTCTGAAGCATGATTGGTTCCTGTGGGTGTTGGCGGCACTCGCCACCCTTCTCGTAATTGGAGCAACACAATGAGCGTCCGTGCTAATCTGGAAAAAGCAAGTAGTGAACTTGCGAAAGTCATTGGCATCATCAGCAAGCTATCCGACGCCACCTTGGTAGGCATGATAGGTGATGAAGAAGCCTGGGAAATACGCTGTCAGATGTCAGCCCTCTTAGCTGACTTGGAGGATGAGGTATGAACATGTTCCCAGCCGTAATGCTACTGAGTTCGCTATTCAGCATCCACCCCATCCTGGAGGCTGGTAAGAAGTTCGACCCCCGCTGTGACATGCTCAAGTATGGGATCACTGACGGTTACCTAACTGGTATGGCTGAATCGCACGCCCGCAGCATGGCCACACGCCAGCATCAGGACCACAACGGGTGGGAGCGTCGTTACCACAACATCCATGACAAGTTCCGACGCGGTCCCCTGCCCAAAGACCTGGGGAAGGTCAGCGAAATCTGCGCCGAGTCCTGGCCGGGCGACGACGCGAAGACGGCCGCCGCCGGCTGTTGGAAGGACTGGAAGACGAGCCCCGGCCATTGGTCCACTGCGGCCGGTAGGCCCACTCGCTTCGGGGTCGCGATGGCCCGGGGCAAGAATGGGATTTACTACATCTGCATCATCGCCGTATGGGAGCGACCATGAAACTAAACGCCTGGATTGAGGCACTGCCCCCTGCTGACAAGGCACGACTGGCAGAGGCACTGAACAAAGACCCCGTCGCCGCTTTGAAAGCCTACAAGGCTTATGCAGGTGCAGAGGCTCTGAAAGTGCTTCGTGAACTTTTCGATGTACACCCGCTAAGCGATTTCATCTACACGATTCGTGAGTGTGAAGGCAAAGGCTGGGAAGGTCCGCTCGTGAAGCGATGGGCTGCGGCGTTGGCGCGGGCGGACGCACTCATTGAGGAGAAACCATGAAAGAATCATTAGTAATCGCTTGGGTATTTATTCTGGCACTTATCGCCATCCTCATAGGTGCCGGCTTCGCAGTATTTGATTGGTCGCCTATGCTAACCCGGTTGGCAATTGTAGAAGCCGCCGTCTTTGGCATCGGTCTTGTCATCGCAGTAATATCTAGCGTCATTCAGTAACCGTGACGCTTCCAGGAGACACCATGACGGCACGAAGCAACTGGCGTGGTCACCCGATTGAGTCGGCCCCCGTGGGGTGGATATACAGCGACACGGGCGAACCCACCGTTGGCAGTCGAAGACCTTGTGGACGTTGTCACCGCCCACCGACATCTGAGGGGCATGATGCCTGTCTCGGCACCCTGGCAGGCGTAATGAATGCTTGCTGCGGCCATGGGAACACTGAAGCTGCCTACGTTCAAATGAACAACGGGTCAGCCCGACGTGGGAAAGCCGCTCTGGAATTTGCACAAGGGTTGTCAAATGAATCTTAAACTGATTGACACTATTCGGATATTGGACTTCCCATTCCATGCTTATGTCGTGGTGGGTAGTGGGATACTGGCTATTCGGGGCATTCGCCCGGCGAGGGATATTGACATTGTTGTCACTGGTGAACTCTACAATGAATGTAAGAAAAGTGGTTGGCGTGAAGAGTGGCACGCGGTTGTAAACAAGTATGCCTTGCACAAGCATGTTGGTTGTTTTGAAGTTGAACTCTACCGGGACGTTAATGGTGGTGAGGTGCAGTTTACATTTGAGGAGTTGCGGGCGTCGGCCGATATATTTCAAAATGCCCCCTTTATTTCCCTCCCTCAAATGTTGCGTGTGAAACAGCGTTGCGCGTCCTGGGGTGCAAAACATCGTGAAGACGTCGCGTACCTGCAAAGGCTGATTTTCCTGGAGAACTAATGATTGACAAGCGCGACATCACGTTCCGGTACACCCGAGGGCAAGGCCCTGGCGGTCAACGTAAGAACAAAGTCGAGACCTGCGTGATTGCCACACACACGCCCACAGGCCTTGAAGTTCGGGTTGACGGACGCAACCGCCGCCAGAATCAGAAGGAAGCTGTCAAGCTCCTGACGCAGCGGGTGCGGGAAGCTGCTGCGAAGCGGGTGGCGAAACAGCGGAAGGCGCGGCGCGACCACGCAATTAAGAATGAGGAACGCATACGGACGTATGACTACTCGCGAAACCTCGTGACAGATCACCGGACGGGCAAGACAGCCCCGATCAAGGAAATCCTAGAAAAGGCTAAACTGGAGAAACTGCGATGAACACGAGGGCGTACTTAGGCGGGTTGCACTACAATACAAAACTTCTGTTGCAGAAGATCGCCACCATGACTGACGACGAGGTAAACTCAGTGGTGTCAGAGGAGGAGGCTTTTGAAATGCAAAACTTCGTCCGTGACATTCTAAACCAAATAATGGAGAACTGATATGGGATGGGCCGGAGGAAGTGACGTTATGACTAGCATCATCCATGGTGCTAAGAAGCGATTTCCGCATGATCCAGAGATACGGCGTGACATTTATGAGATTACCATCTGGGCACTTGACGGGCATGATTGGGATACACACGACGAGTGCATGGGTCAAGATATTGAGTTCGACAAGGCCCTTGAAAAACTACGACCGGAGCGTAGAGACTGACATGCCCAAGTACCCTGAGTTAGCCGACTACAAGACTCTTGAGATTCCCGTAGGCGTGATCTACTTCGACCGGGCGTTCAACAGCCGGGGCGTGTTCGCGCCTCAATCGTGCGTAGAGCTTGCCGAGAGTATGCGGGCCAAAGGCTTGAAGATTCCCATCATCGTTCAACCGCGCGGGGATGCCAGGGGTGTTCCGAAGGGGTTCGAGTATCGTATCATTGCCGGGCACCGCCGGTACACGGCCGCTAAGCTGTTGCTACAGTGGGTCACTATCCCGGCAACTGTAGTCACAGGCTTGTCTGAGAAGGACGCCAGGGTCACGAATCTGATCGAGAATCTGGCCCGGAAGAATCTAACGCTGTACCAAGAGGCAGTCGCCCTTCGGCATACCTTCCCTGACCCGATCTCTTACGAGAAGATGGCTAAGGAGGTGAGCAAGAGTTCCTCGTGGTGTCGAATTCGGTGTCGTCTGCTAGAGGCCCCAGAAAAGGTGCAGGAACTTGCCAGAAAGAACATCTTAGGCGCGGCCGATCTGAAGTACCTGACGTACAAAACGCCCGACGAGCAGCTAGCTATAGCGGCAGAGATCGAGATTGCCAATTTGCACGGCGAGACTCTGCTAAACTACAGGCGTCGGAACAAGAAAATACGGCGAGCCCGCAACCTCCGGGACATTGATGAAATGCTGACTATGCTCATGGCTAAGGGTGTATACCCAGACCCGTACAAAGCGCTATCGTGGGCTGCCGGAAGAATACCAGACGAAGAACTTTTAGGCTAATTGGCACGGGAGTTGCACATGTATGTAGATCAACAATTAAGAAGGCTGCTTGTACGGTATCGCGGGAGGATTCTGTTTGACTACTCAGGTCCACAGGACGTGTGTTGCCTCAGTGCGCGGCGTGACGGCTCGGCCGACGATGATTGGGTTTATGTCTCATTCACCCTCCCCACGTCCCCTGAGGACTCTTACGACCGTGCAGTCATCGCCTTGAGGGGTTGGCTGACAATGCCGCAAGCTCGGTATGACAAAGAATACCCAAAGGATTCCAACTGATTGGCACGGAATTTGCACTATTAGTATGCCAAGGAGGCCGCAATGCAAAGAATAACAGAAAAAAGGCTTGATTTACTAGGGTTTCACCGCGAGAACGGCGTCATCGAGGTACGAAAACTTCCCGCCGGCACGCGAATTGCACTGGAGACTGTGTCCGAGGTCTACGAGCTTGAAGTCGGAACCCCCCGGTTGGGGGTTGTTCTGATAGCCAGCGAGCGGAAGTTCCGGGCGCGCGACAAGGCAGTAGTCACCGGAAGCCTTGACGTTGACACTGGCCTGTTTCTACCGAAGATCATTGGGCAAGGCCTCAAGGTTGTACTCAAACGACCCTACGCCCCTGTGATACGAACCGATCCGGTGCTGGCCGCCACGATCCGGGGCAAGGACGACAGTTACGTTTATGAAATGTGGAATTTGGAGTAAGACAATGAGTAAGTCGTTCCTTTACGCGATCATCTTTGGCGCATTGGCCGCCGTGGCCGTCCGTTTTTCCACGGGCCTCACACCCGATGGGGAGTGCGTTACTACGTACTTGGCAATGATCCTGGGTACCCTGCTGGCCATCGGAAAAACTCTGGAGCAGAGATCGTGAAAACGCACACCTTTTCCATCGTGGTCGGCACGGCAGCCTGTAATGCGAAGTGCCCGTTCTGCGTTAGCAAGATGACGCATACGGCGGCGTGCCGGATGAAGGCCATTAACAAACGTCGCTTACACACGGCCTGCCGCATTGTCGAGCAAGCCCGAGACGGGTTGGTGAACGTACTGCTGACCGGCAAGGGTGAGCCACTGCTGTTTCCCGACGAAATCACAGAATACCTTGTCGAGCTTGGGCAGTACAATTTCCCGTTGATCGACCTCCAGACTAACGGTATCCTCCTCAAGGCGTCAGCCGATCACGGGTATCTGAATAAGTGGGTGGGCTTAGGCCTCACCTTGGCCTGTGTCTCAATCACACATTGGGAGCCGGATCATAGCAACAACTTAATGGGCATCGACCGTGGCTTTAACTTCTATGAGGCCGTGGAGGTGATCCATAAAGCCGGGCTGGCCGCCCGCCTGAATTGCACTTTGACAAGAAGTGGCTGTGCCACCCTGCACGACGTTGACATCTTGATTAACCGCTGTCGCGAGGAAGGTGTTGAGCAGCTTACCTTACGTGAGGTCGAAGTGCCGGATTACACCCCCGGCTCGGGCACGGCTGATACGACTAACGCGGTTCGTGAATATGCTGAGCAAGAGAAGCGAGTCGGCTTCGCTAATCAGATTCGTCTACATCTTGAGATGAAGGGTGCCACGAAGCTCATGGAGTTGCCGCATGGAGCAGTAATCTATGACGATGCAGGGCAGAATGTCTGCATCTCCAACTGTCTCACGTCTACGACGGACCCGAACGACATTCGGCAGATCATCTACTTCCCCGATGGCCGGATCGCTTATGATTGGAAATACAAGGGAGCCCGAATCCTGTGACACCTGATACATGTAGTATATGCGGCAATTCACTTGAAACAGGGGGCACCTCTATGACCGCCATCACGTTCAAGATTAGTGGCAACCCACTCGACCCCGAGGAGACAAAGGCCCTTGCGGAGGCGATCTCTCCATATTGCTTAGACAAGACATACAGCGTTTGTGTTCCGTGCTGGATGCGTAAACTAGGTGTCAAACCTTAGAAGGCTGCTATGAACAGAATTTTGAGATGGTCCGTTTGTTTTGTAATGGGATTTAGTGCTGGCTGGGTCGTACTACTACTCCTCTGGGCATTTGCAACCCTTAACCACCTTCTAATAACCGGCTTAACTAATTACTGGTCGGAGGTGCTATGAGTACAACGGTTGTAAACCTGAAACGAGATTTCTGTGACGCTGTGTCGGATCAACGTCTTGACATTGTACTCAATGAATCCATGGGCGGGAGTTGGTAAATGATTAAGACATATCTCGACACCGAAACATGCGGTCTGCACGGACTCCCTGTGCTGATCCAATACGCCTTCGACGACGGTGACATCAACCTGTTCGAGCCGTGGACTCGCCCGGCGCGGGAGTCGCTCGAACTGATCGAGAAAGTGGCCGACACATGCTTCGTCGGCTTCAACAACAATTTTGATTGGTTCCACCTGTGTAAGCTCTACACCATCTGGCGTCTGCTGCCGCCCGATTTGCTGCCCGCAAATGACATCTCCCTAGTCTCTGAGATGGAGCCATTGGGCCGCGATGGCCCGTGCATCAAACCAGCTTCGTCGCTGGACCTCATGCTACACTCACGCAAGGGTCCATACCAATCGCTGATGGCTCGTAGCGACGTGCGGATTCGGAAAGTGCCAACCATTCTGGCGGCCCCGCTGGCCCAAGAGCTTGAGAAGCGGGTGGAGTTTGACGGCATCCTCTTCGCACGCCGCAAAGACCCCGAGGCCCCGAAGTGGCAGGTGTTTGACCGGCGTAACAAGGACGACGACATTGATCCCGATTTCAAGGACGTGGTACTGAAGTTCAACCCGGCGGGCGGCCTGAAGTTTCTAGCCGAGCACGCTCTGGGGATTAAGCCCGACTACCACTACAAAGACGTAGAGCTTGACCCCAAGCTCCGTCCCCGAGAGCTTGGGTACGTTCCGTTTGCTCTTGGTATGTCTAGCCCTGAGAAAGATTGGGAAGTCTTCGACAAGCATGGCGACTCGAAAGGTTTTGCATGGCCTGCGGTCATTCACCATCATATCAAGCACTGGCATAACAGCCAACCCGCTCGTGATTATGCACGGGACGACGTGAAGTACACCCGAATGCTGGATGAGCACTTCGACTACCCCGAGATCGGGGACAACGATAGCATATTGGCGTGCATGGTAGCGGCAGTGCGGTGGCACGGGTTCGTCGTGGATTTAGAACAGACTGAGGAGCTTCTGGACAAGTCTGCCAAGATCGTCAGACGATCTCCGGTGAACATCAATAAGCCCAAGCAGGTGCGACACTACATCCGTGATTGTATGGTCGATATGGAAGCCCTCCTCATTGACGAGTCAACAAAGAAAAGTAATCTTGAGAAGATTCGCGACGAGATGGTGGTAGAGGAAGCTGGCGAAATCTGCATCAAGTGCTTTGGCGATGGCTGCCTGCGGTGTGACCATGCGGGCGAGCTAGCAGTGGGTAGGATGCCAGCCGCCGAACGCTGTGACGAAATCTTAATGGTCAAAGAGGCTGCCAAAGAGGTAGAGCTACACACGAAGCTGACGCAGGCTGGCCGCTTCCACGCGAGCTTCAATGTCATTGGCACGCTGTCCTCACGGATGTCGGGCGGTGGCGGTCTAAACGCCCAAGGGATCAAGCACTCGGACGAGGTGCGGCGTATGTTCCCGCTGGCGTGGGACGGTATGATCCTGTGCGGCGGTGACTTTGACTCATTCGAGGTGACGCTGGCCGACGCCGTGTTTGAAGACCCCGCCCTACGGGCCGACTTGTTGGCCGGTAAGAAGCTCCACGCTTTGATGGCGATGGCTCTGTATCCTGGCAAGACCTACGAAGACATTCTAGCCTCAAAAGGCTCCAGCTTTGACATGTACACCCGTGGCAAGCAAGCCGTCTTCGCCATGCTATACGGCGGTGACCACAACACGGTTCACAACAAACTAGCTATTCCGCTGGCCGTGGCCGAGGACGCCTTCGTCCGGTTCCAGCGTAAATATCCCGGTATCAAAGCCGCTCGTGAAGAGGTGATGGATAGATTCCAAGCCATGCACCAGCCTGACGGCATCGGCACGGCCATTACATGGAGAGACCCACACGACTATGCGGAGACCTTCCTTGGTTTCCGCCGGTACTTCACACTTGAAAACCGCATCTGCAAAGAGCTTTTCAAGCTCGCACAGAGGCCACCGAAACATTGGCGGAATGTGAAGTTGGAGATCGTCCGCACAGACCGCGTGCAGCAGGTGGGCGGTGCGGTATCATCCGCCCTGTACGGAGCGGCTTTCCAGATTCAGGCCAGCAACACGCGGGCCGCAAACAATCACATGATCCAAAGCCCTGGCGCGATGATTACCAAATCCTTGCAGCGGGCAATTTGGGACGCGCAGCCTGCCGGTGTAAACGACTGGGTAGTAGCCCCTATGAATGTGCATGACGAAGTTATGGTGGTGGCCCATCCAGACGCCATTGACGATATTACCGAGCGGGTTATAGCCTCTGTTGAATCCTATCGCGACCGCGTGCCACTTATCGGCATGGGGTGGGTGAAGAAGATGGACAACTGGGCTGAGAAGGGCGGGGGCGTTGGAAATGAAGTTCACATTGAACCCAAGGAGATTACCGATGACGACGGAAGAACGAGCAATTTGGCTGAAGCCCTTGACGACACCACAACTGAGAGCCCTTGCTTCTCAGAATCAGATTGCGAACTGGAGAAAATTGCCGAGGATGAAGCTAATCTCGCAGCTATGCTCAGTGGAGGAATGTTTGGTGCATGAGACCGCTGAGCCGGTTGGGAAGTTTCAACTATGCGGATAATAATCAATGCAAAAGTGATCCCAGAAGTCACGCCGCCTAACACGGTGTACGTGAGATTGGGCGACGGAAACATACCTTATGAGGAGAAACCGATGAAAGAACCTATGACAATTTGTACTAAATGCCAGCATGTGAAGATCACTGGGAGAAGCTCCGTGTGGACCAGATTTGAGTGCTACGCAAGTATCATTATCGACGGGGTAAATCCAGTCACAGGGGAGCCGCAAGATACAGTGCTTGCAAAGTGCCACAACAGAAACACAGGCGACTGCAAACTGTATGAGGAAGCGCGATGAAAATGTTCAGCGAATGTAGTGGACCGTGTGAGACCTGTAAAGTGCATCTTTCCGGCACCATGTGCATGGCCGGGCACGGCGACGACGACTATGTCCACGCGGACGTGGAGTGGATTGCAGCCTTGAAGCAAAAGGAAGCGAATGGATAATCCTCACATGCGAGAAGCGCACGGCCCTGAGTGGCGAATCCAGAAGGAACTAATCAAGTTCCTGCGGGCTCGCGGCTGGCTTGTTGAGGTTATGCACGGTAACCTATTCCAAAAAGGCGTGCCTGACTTGTACATCGCCCACCCGAAGCATGGGCAGAGGTGGATTGACGTTAAGAACCCCGTCAGCTACAACTTCACAAGAGACCAGAGGATTAAGTGGCCCAACTGGGAGAAATACGGAGTCGGAATCTGGATACTCGTGGCCGCCACGGACGAAGAGTATGACAAGTTGTGGAAGCCGCCCAACATGCGCGATTACTGGAAGGCCAGTTGGTACTTGGAGCCCACTGTGGACGACCTTCTGGACGAACTAGATGACCCAACACTGGAGGAAGAGTGATGGCAGTGCAACCTTGCACACGCGATGGAAAGCCGGGTTACCGGGCGATCAGCCCGCACGGTGAAGGGGATTGTTTCCTGTACCGAGACGGCGACCCTGGTGGCCAGGCGCGGGCAAAGGCATTTGCCCGACAGCAGCTTGTCACAATCACAGCCCGGTCAAACGACGAAAATATTCAAGCAGTGATCGAATCAATCGAGTGCATTTAGGAGACTGCGATGCCTATTCAAGTTTGCTCTAAAGACGGCGACCCCGGCTATAAGTACGGTGAGGGGGGCTTCTGCTACACCTACAAGGGTGGAGACGAAGCGGGGCGTAGGGAAGCGAAGCAGAAGGCAGCGATGCAAGGCGCAGCAATCGAGCGTCGAGGCGGGGAGTCCCACGAATGATCCTCCGTAGCAACCCAAACAATTGGTCATGTCTCCCCACCGCATTCGCGATGGCACTTGGGCGGGTTCCTGAGTGGGTAATTGAACAGATTGGACACAATGGCAGTGCTGAACCCTATAAGGCGGCGGGCCTTAAAGCGGGCTTCCACGAGCAGGAGTGCATTGAAGTTGCCCTGGGCTTGGGTTACACTTGCACACCTATTGAAGCCGTGCCGACCATTTCTCCGTACCAGCACGGAGGGGACGCACGACCCGTCTATTTTGGGGAGGGGTTGTCCGGCAATTTTGAGGCGGGGGTGTCCGGCAATTGGGTACGTTTGTTGCGGCACATGGTTGGTACTTGCGGTGTTCTGACTGGCACGTATGCAAAGCTCACCGATCCCACCTGTGTTCGTGGCCACGCTGTCGCCTGGGACGGTGTGACAACACAGAAGATTCACGATCCAATCGGCCCCCGCTGCTACTCGTTTGTGGAGGCTGCTAAATACGGATTCACCCCTGGATGCTTTTGGAAGGTGGAATAATGTCAAAGTGTATGGTTAGGCTCACACCGAGCCAACTGACGAGCGTCTCTGTTATACATCCATTGCTGTACGTGACAGATGGGCCTCTCGATGAAGAACAACTTAGCGAGCTAGTACCACTAGCGTTGGAAGGGGATGAATATGCACGGAACGAGTTAGTAGTTGGCCACCTATCAATGCTGAGCCACACGGTTGGTCGTTACCTTTACCACTGGCCCTTAACCCGGCGATTCCTTGACGAGATGGTGTCGGCGGGCGTGTTCGGAATGGTGCATGCCTTGCAGATTCTTAACGAAGAGTCATTGGAAGGTAAGACCATCGGTACGTATCTACTCCAGCATATCTACAAGCACATAGAAACTGAAGTCTGCGCATTGCGGGGCATAGCCCCCGCCCCGATACGTACAAATCAAAGGCGTGTGAAAGAGGGCCTCGATCCAATTTTCGGGGACGTTGTTGGCGACACAGCTTCCTCAAAACTGACGGATGGGTACAGTTATATCGAGTCCGGCTTTGAGGAGATTGACGTGCTTGAGGCCCTTAACCTTCTGCGGGACGAATTTGAGCTTTTGGACCTCATCTTCGAGCCTGAGAATTGGGGTAAGACTAATCGCGAACTGTCGGACCTCACCGGAGTACCAAGGCGAACTGTCCATTGGTACCGAACAGAGCTACTACGACGCTACCAAGAATTGACTGACAAGTAACCCTACGGAGACTAATCAATGAAATTTTTCCTGAGACTTATTCCCGCGATATTGGTGGCCGCCCTTCTCGGTTGGAGCATCATGTCTGAAATCCAGCAAGAGAAACTCTTGTCAAGGCTTAATGATGCTGAGGCGAACGTTGACGCCATCGCTGACGCCCAAGATTTTGCAATGCCGCTCATCGGGTTGTCGGAGCAACTTGCCAGAGAAAACGCAATGTTCACCCAGGTCATTGATCGGGCTCGTGACATTGTCACTGCGAAGGACTTAGAATTGGTTCAGACCAAGGAGTCCCTCAACAGTTCCATCGAGCTTCTGCAAGAGCAGATCGTTGAGAACAACCGGTGCGTTGACGAGATTCGAGCCCTGGAGAGCCATATTAGGGCGCTGCGACGAACTGTAAATGAGCTTATGAGTAAAATCCCTGACGCGGGCGTTTTGGATTACCCTTACGATCCCGCCTACAACAACTAGGAGCCAACCCAATGATTGATTCCCTATACCGAACCCTGTGTTACTGCATTATCATCCTTGGTGGCGTGTACTTCGGCAGTTATGTCGCCGCCATTGAGCAGCGAGTGACCGCCTTAGAAGACCGGGCTCGCAATAGTTTTGTGATCCCCCGTCCATTGCCATTTGACATTACCATTGACCGCAACAAAAGAGGAGACGATTCCAAGTGAGTTTGCAACGAGTATTAGAAGACGTAGTGAATGAACGAGCACACCAAGAGAACCGGTGGGGCGTCGTCAATGACGACCGCAACACCTTTGAGGACTGGCGTACCTACATGAACAAGTACAGCTTTCGAGTCGGGCATGCTATGCCTAATTCGCCAACGCAGAGGCGACGACTGATTCAAGTGGCGGCCCTGGCGGTAGCTGCGATCGAGTCCTTTGATAGAAACCGTGGATTCCCTGTGCCTGTACCGGAGGTGTTTTGAGATGAATTTACCACGTCGGGAATTTCTGATGTTGGCCAAGAAGTACACCCCTGGCAAGATGCCGGTAGGTGGTTACTATCTTAGTGAGAAGTTAGACGGCACCCGCGCGTTTTGGGATGGCGGGATCAGCCGTGGCGTGCCAACTATTCAGGTTCCGTATGCCAATATCACCGACCCCAAGACTGGGAAGATCAAGAAAAAGATCAAGCCCGTCGCCACAGGCCTGTGGTCACGTTATGGTAACCCGATCATTGCCCCAGACTGGTTTCTAAACACCCTACCCTGTATGCCGCTCGATGGCGAAATCTGGGCGGGCCGTGGCAACTTCCAACTCTGCCGCTCTATCTGTGCCGGGGACACCCCTGGCCCAGATTGGGATAAGGCTGAGTTCGCCGTGTTCGGCTGCCCTCCGCTAGGCATCATATTTGGCAACGGACGTATCAAGAACCAGCACATGGTGATGAACATTGTGGCCGCCGACATAAAACGCTGGCTGAAAACGAAAGAGAAATCGTTTCCAGATTTCTACTACCTCTCGGCCGCGAATGGTCGAGTACCATTTGATTACGAGCTTACCTGCCTGCAAGATTCCTTGGATTCGTCCAGTCGCGTCTACCTTCACCGTCAGCGAAAACTGCCGAGGGGCATCGTGGAAGCGGCGTTGGCGGTTGAGGTGGAGTTGAAGAAGGTGCTAGACCTTGGTGGCGAAGGCATTGTCCTGCGTAACCCCGATTCTCCGTGGCTGCCGAAGCGGCTCACTACCTTGTTGAAGTACAAACCATTCAGCGACGACGAGGGGATTATCGTCGGCTTTACGGCTGGCCGGAAAACCGACAAAGGCTCAAAGCTATTGGGCAAGATCGGGGCCTTGATCTTGGATTACAAGGGCAAGCGATTGGAGCTTTCGGGCTTAACCCATGAGGAGAGGAAGTTCGACGACACTGGCATCCTTCTCGCAAGTGGTTATGCCGCTAAGAATCCCGGCAAAGACATGCCTGCCGGTACGCAGGGGGTTCACTTCAAGCTCGGAGACTCCGTCACGTTCAAATACCGCGAACTATCAGACGACGGTATTCCGAAAGAGGCTCGATATTGGAGGAAGCGATGTTAGAGTATCTATTTACCGGCGCAGTGAGAGACCTGAGGAAGCAGGGCTGGACACAGCCTTCCGGGGACAACCCGCTGCTGTTCTGCCACCCTGAATTCGGCACGCATGAGTTTTTCAACGCATGCTACATCCAGTGCAATGCAGCCCGCTACCGACGCCGCCTCTGGTGGGCGGCCAGAATACGCCCTGCTATTTACAACTTAATTATCGTTGCCTTACTCCTTCTTACTGCCTGCAAACTCATGGGGATTCTATGACTTACCAAGAACTACTTCGTGAGGCCTACAAGTGGGCCGAGAAAGTCAGCGACGACCGCAGTACGAAGAACGGCTCGCTTCTTATTAGGGGCAGCCAAATGGTACCCCTATTGTTTGGCTCAAATCGTTTTCCCACGCGGTCCTTAGCCAAGAATGAGGCTAACCACGAGCGCCCGCGCAAGTACGCCTTCACCGAACACGCCGAGCGAGATGTTATCTATTTAGCTGCAAAGTGTGGCCTATCCACGTCGGGGCTTGTTATGGTCTGCCCGTGGGCTTGCTGCGCCGAGTGTGCCCGTGCTATCGTCATGGCAGGTATCGTGTCAGTCATAGCCCACAAGCAAGCCCACGACAAGTCACCGGAGCGTTGGCGTCAGGCTATCGTGGACGGCCAGGTGATTCTTGCCGCCGGGGGTGTGTGTATCGAGTTTTGGGATGGAAAAGTTGGCGGTGTTGAAAACCTTTTTAATGGAGAAATCTGGTGCCCATAAACACATTCGATGAATACCAAGAAGCGGCCGTTAAGACGGCCATCTATCCCACGGGTGCAGAGGTCTGGTACCCGGCATTGGGTCTAGCAGGGGGAGCAGGGGAGGTGGCCAATCAGGTCAAGAAGATTCTCCACGACGATGACTTTTGCACATTCACGTCGCCTTCAATTACTGACGAGCGGCGAGCCGCTGTTAGGCAGGAAATCGGCGGCGTAATGTGGTATGTAGCTGCCCTTTGCACAGACCTTAATCTAAATCTTGGCGACGTGTGCCGTGAGAACATTGAGATTCTCGCCAGTCGCCAGGAGCGCGGAACCCTTCGGGGCGGCGGAGACAACCGATGAGCGAGCCCATCTTATGCCAACATGCTTACGCAGCAGCGATCGACGCTGGGCACGCCTTGCTGGATGAGGCGGTACGGGCCGACCAGTGCGGAGCGGCTATGTGGGCCTCAAAGTACCGAGCGGCTGCGAAAGACGAGTATCGCCGTGCCAAGGAGATCAAAGACGAACTGAAAGGAACCCCTTATGAGATTACCTGAATACCTCTCGCCGTCGTCCCTCACTCTGTGGGAGACGAACCGCGAAGACTATTACTTGAAGCATCTGGTCGCTGAGCGACCGCCTCGCACGCCACAGATGGACTACATGTCTATTGGCTCGGCCTTCGACGCCTACGTCAAGGCCGCCCTCCATGAATCCCTCTATGGCAAAGGTGCCGATCCGCAGTTTGATCTGGCCGCACTCTTTGAGGAGCAGGTTGAGCCCCATAACCGGGACTGGGCTTGGGAGGCGGGGAAGTATGCCTTTGAGGCCTACCTTCTCACAGGGTCTTATGGCGAGTTGCTGGCCATGCTTCTTAATAGTAGGGAGCCGCCCAAGTTTGAGTTCACAGTCCGAGGCGAAGTCAACGGCGTGCCCGTGATGGGTAAGCCAGACGCGCGGTTTGTCCATGAGTCAGGTGCTCATGTTATCCTTGACTGGAAGGTAAACGGCTTCTGCTCGAAGACAGGGGCCAGCCCCTACAAAGGGTTCAGGATCATACGCGACGGGTGGGGGCCTGAGACCGCGAAGCCTAGCAGAGGGGTTGGCAAAGCCCACAAGCTGTATGAGCCCATCACCCATGAAGGTATGGAAATCAGCGCACACTACATGGAAGAGACTAGCAAAGACTGGGCTGACCAATTGTCGATCTACGGATGGATGCTTGGGGAGGAAGTTGGGGCCGAGAATGTTGTGGTCTGTATCGACCAATTGGCGTGCAAGAACAACGGCCAGTATCCGTTGATTCGGGTGGCAAATCATTGCTGTCGAATCTCAGAAACATGGCAGAAGAGTTTGGTCGAACGGTTGCGTAACTGTTGGACGGCTATTACGTCGGGGTATGTCTTCAATGACACCATGAGTCAAGAAGAGAGTGACGAACGGTGTGAGATTTTAGACATGCGGGCGTCGGCACACGGAGAAGCTGAACTAGGAGGAGTTGAAGCATGGGTATGCGAGATCGCCCGAGAGGCTACAGGATTCCGAAAGCGTTAAACGTCCGCCCCGGCGGCGACCGTGACGTGAATCTTGTCAAAGATTTGGATTTGAAATGTTATCACTATCCGTGGGGTCCAGATGACTGGGCCGCCACCGTAGGCGCTGACCCGGCAAAGTGGTGCATTGCCACAATAAGGGATCGCCCTGTGGGCTTCGCGATATGGCGACAAGCAAAGGATACGGGCCTGTTAAACCGCATTGGCGTCCACCCGGACAGTCGGAAGCAAGGTATCGGAACTGAGATACTGAGGCATGTGCTTCGGTGCGTTCGTACTAGCGGCGCGAAGGAGCTAAGCCTGACGGTGCCTGAGATTAACTGCTTCCCTGGGCACCCTGATGATGTAAGTGCGTGGCTATTGACCCGAGGCTTCCGTGCCGCGCCGCCAATCGTCCATGAGTACGCCTACATGTACGGTCACTGGGTGGATGGATTCTGTTTTGTCAAACAAATTAAGGGGAGTCGCAATGAGCCTGTTGTTTGAAGCATGTATCGAACGAATTGCTAACGGCAAAGCTAGTGGGGAGCATCTCGTCAAACTATTCGAGATTTTAGCGTCGGACGCTAAGAACTTGGACGAGACCGCTCTTAGTTTGGCTGTGTGCTATTTGGACCCTGATGACGATTACCCGGTGGAAGTGGTGGGGCAATACGTCCCTGAGCTACATCTAGTAGTGAGACGTATTGAACCCGATGACGTTGAGGATTCCGATGACTGAGCAATTGAACCCGAAACTGAAACTAAGGGAGTTTCTACGATGCGTCAACTACCTTGGTCTCGTTTGTGACGGTGACCCGGACGTTGAATTTGAGATAAATGGCTCCAAAGTGGCCTTGGACAGTATGACTATGACGCTAGGTCCGTGCGACTTCGCTATCAAGCGAGGCGACTTACGGAAGATACCAGATTGGGATGAGACACTGTTAATTCGACTTGAGGCTAGAGATGGATAAGAAACTGAAAGCGTGTTTGTATGTCGATGTATGCGGCGGTACGCCCTCCGAGAATCGGGCGAACGCCGGAGCCGCATACACCGCGATGATCGAGTGGCTGACGCTGTACGTTGTCTCCTGCGATGTTCTAACGGGCATCCGACCGTTTCAACTCGGCTACCGCCCCTTCGACATCTATCTAGTAGACATAGGGGGTTGCCCCCTACCCCTAAAACTCGACTTCATGTCCGAGGTGGGGGATACCGTGCGGTCGCGTCCGAGCCGCACGTACCTCTTTTGGACGGGCGAGAGTTGGGAGGCTTTTCAGGCCGCTAATCCCGATCTTAAAGACTGTTCCAATTGTATCAATTGCTGCGACGTGGATGTTTTTGAGAAAATTGCCGAAATTCTGCTTGACAACGAGAAAGTAATGTGATATACTTGTAATAGAGCGGCACGGAGAAGGGCCGCGCACCTTTACTTGTGAGACAACATGCCTTACCGATTCGAGAGAATTGACACTGCGACGACGCCCGTTCAGCTTAGCGCCCTATTGCCTCTGATGGAGCGGCGGCAGTACGACATCACTCAGTACATCGCAGTCCGGTGCTATGAAACGTCGGCGGGTCCGCCTATGTCTCGCGGCAAAGCGGCTCCATGGTATGATGACTTCAATCCAGATCAGCTATACCTGCCATTCGAGGGGTTCCAGCCCGTCGAAGTGCAGTCGATCTACAATAACTTCTCACCTGAGATGGGCGACGGTTGGGTAATTTCCCACACACGCCACGGCTCTCGGCGGCACAGGGATATTTCGTTCCATGAGCGTCAGACATTCGCGCCTAATCGCATCCTGTCGTTGTCCGTGTTTAAGCGAGTGCAGGTCGATGGGGGCGCACCTCGCCCTTTCGTTCGAGCCTCAGTAGATTCGCCGGCCTTTCGTTCAACGCAGAGGACTGGCGGAGCGCCTTCACCTGCCTCGCAAGAGCCTATAGCCCTGGCAATGCAGTCGGGAGTGCGGGACATATTAGCGGCTAACGTGGGGTCACTGGTCGCGATCAATGAGGATGTGGTGATGGACGAAGGCGGCATGTTCCACACGCGCACGACAGGTAGGGCGGTTGCCAGACTTATTCGCGCCGACGTCAGTGCGGATCATGGCTACATCGAATTTACCCTCGAAGTACGGGGCCACCAGTCAATAGCAAGTATACGTGTGGCTTATCGTGAAGCAGTCCAATCGAGCATAAGGTGGTAGAAATGGCATTCGTAAATCAGTTTGGCAGTATCGACGATGACCAGCAGAAGGCGTTCGAGAAATCCCTTGATTCTGATGTTGAGGCCTACTTGAATTCACTGATTGATAAAGGTGTGTCGCTGGCCGACGTTCGGCTCGCCGTTCACCACCTAATGGCTTCGATGTACATGGTAGAGGCGGGGGTTATCCTCCGCGAGCAGATCAAGGCCCGACGCGCAAAGCACTTTCCAAGTCAGGGTGAGAAATGAAGCTAATCAATGCCAAGTTCCAAGACGCGCTGCCCGAATCAGAGGGCTTCAAGATGATCTTCGCAGACCCGCCGGATAACATCGGCCTGGGCTACGGCGAGTGCGACGACGACGTGTCCCACCTAGAATACCGCAAGCTGTTGATCGACCTTCTGTGGGGTGCCAAAGACAAGTGCGACATTCTGTGGATGAGCTTCAATGCCCGTCACCTGCCAGTGATGGGACGCCTAGCTGACGATTTCTTGGCCGAAGGTGATTGGACGCTAAAACCCTGCGTACAGACTTTCACGTTCGGGCAGCACAATCAGCACGACCTTGGAAATAACTATCGTCCGCTGTGGCGGTTCATGCGGGATGGGACCGAGTTGTACCCCGACGCCGTGCGAGTACCATCCTGGCGTCAGCTTCACGGCGACAAGCGGGCCGATCCGCGTGGTCGCGTGCCGGGCGACGTGTTCGACTTCCCACGGGTAACGGGCAACAGCAAGCAGCGGAGGAAGTGGCACCCCACACAGCTTCACGAAGGGCTCTACGAACGGTGCATCAGGCTAACTTGCGCCCCCGGCGACTCGGTCTGCGATATATTCGCTGGAACGGGTACGCTGGCGAGGGCCTGCCGTGTGACGTATAACCCCTGCACGCTAATCGAGATGGACAGAAACTATTGCAAAGCGATTGCAGAGGAACATGAATTACTACGTGTGAGTGACACAGAGTGGACCACCCACACAACTTAACACCCTGAGGAGAATGTCAATGGAGAACCCGAAAGACTTTATGGGCCGAGAAATCAAGGAAGGTGTCACGTTGGTGTACCCCGTGAGGCGTATGTCGGACATGTGGTTGAAGAAGATCACGGTGACACGGATCATCGAGACTAGCCGCCGCGCCCGTGGCAAACCCAAGCCGGAGACAGTGACGGCCATCATCGGCCTGAACCCAGAGGGCCGGAGAGTCACGTTGACTAAGGCCGACCGTTGCGTCATTGTGGAGGAGAACTGAGATGCCGAACTACGAGTACAAGTGTGATGCGTGTGGCCACGACTTTGAAGCCCTGCTGGTCAGTGTGGCCGAAGGTGCCGCCATCGAGCGTAAGGCTTGCCCCGAGTGTAAGAAACGTAAAGTGCGGCGTCTGATCGGCTCCCCGGCCGTCCACATGCGATACTCCCTCATGCACCCCCGCCACATGCGGGGTCAGAAGGGCCGTCCCAAGAAGAAGGGTACGAAATGAATTGGCGTAGGATTCACAAGGGCGGAGATGACCCAAAACACCGAAAAGAGTGGGTGGGCGGCCGTGGTCGCTACAGGATCATCTGGCGCGATCGCGTCTATGAAGTCAATGTGCCGCCAGCCTTCCAAATAACCATCCTAACGAGAATCGACGACCGAGATTATTGGGAGTTGCTGGACAGAAAGAGGCCGTTGAAACGAACCTTGAAAGCGGCCAAACGCGCTTGTGAGAATCACGCTAACCCCCCGAAGCCACGTAAGAAGAGGAAGAAGAAGCATGTGTAAATACTCCCGATCCCAAGTTGCGGCGGCCGTCGATTTGGCCGTGCTGATGCCTATCCACACGTCGGTTGACGTGTCCCTTTGCTGCCAGAAAGCTATCCGCTTCGGGTGTGCATCCGTCTGCGTGCAGCCTTACCACGTCCCCATCGCCGCCCGTCTTCTGGAAGACTACCCCGTTGGCGTTGGCACGGTAGTTGGGTTCCCCCACGGTTCGGAGTCACCTGACATTAAGGAACAAGCCTGCATTAACTCACTCGATTGTGGGGCGACGGAAATTGATATGGTCTTGAATATCGCCGCCATGCTAGACGGCGATTGGGAAACCATTGAGGCCGAAATTGAGTCGGCGGTTAGAGTTTGCCATGATGACGGCGCTTCGCTAAAGGTGATTCTTGAAACCTGCTACCTCAAGGATCGGTATATCGGCTATGCCTGTGCCTATGCGGCAAAGCTGGGCGCGGACTTCGTCAAGACTTCGACCGGCTACGGCCCTGGCGGGGCTACGCCTGAGGCGGTGAAGATCATGCTGGAAGTGGTCGAAGGCCAGTGCCAAGTCAAGGCCAGCGGCGGCATCAAGACCTATGTGGACGCAGAGCTTTACCTGGACCTGGGCTGCACACGCCTGGGGTCGTCCAGGATCGAGGAACTAATGCCCTGCCGAAGGTGCGAACAATGAACACGTACACGCTCTACATGGCGGGACCGGTGAAGGGTCTGGCTTATGGCCCGGCGACCGACTGGCGGCACTGGCTGGCAGACAAGCTGGCAGACTACAACGTCGAGTGCCTCGACCCTTTGCGGGGCAAGGACGAGTTGCAAGGCGAGACGAGCATTGATCGCATCGAGTACGATACTCCTCTGTCCTGCCCGAAAGGCATCTATGTGCGTGACCGGTTCGACGCCTTGCGATGCGACTTGTTACTGGTAAACCTGCGAGACGCGGAGAAGCCTAGCCTTGGCTCAGTGATGGAGATTGCGTGGGCAGACGCGCTCCACAAGCCGATCATCCTTGTGATGGAGCCGGGGAACGTACATGAACACGCTATGGTCTTGGGAGCCTGCGGCTTCCGGGCACAGTGTCTCGAAGAGGCTGCGGCAATCGCCGTCGCTGTTCTTAACTTGAAGAAAGGTGATTGACATGACGAATCGACTACTCCAGACCCGAGGATACCTGTGTGGTGCAATGGACCGCGTAGCGGACGGCGGGGAGGGTTGGCGTATCAACTTGCAGCAACGCCTTGCCGACCTTGGCGTCTACTGGCTGGACCCCACACACAAGCCGATTGATATTGGTATTGAAGACGCCGACAACCGCGCCGAAGTGGAGCGGCTCAAGGGGTGTGGACTCTTTGAGGAAGCCGGTGAGGCCTACAAGTCGGTAAGGCACGTCGATCTGCGGATGGTCGATATTTCTGACTTCCTTGTCGTGAACATTGACCTTGACGTACATGCTTGCGGCACGTATGAGGAATCATTCCTTGCCAACCGGCAGAAGAAACCCGTCATCCTCCACATAGAGCAGGGGAAGGAACACACGCCAAACTGGCTGCTGGCCACGTTCCCACACCAGATGATCTTCTCTACCTGGGATGATTTGGCCTTCTACCTGAGGCACGTCGCCACGGCGAAAAACGTGGAGACTTACAACCGGTGGGCATTCTTTGACTTTACTATGTGCCGACGCTTTGGCTCGCCCAAGATGGGCGCTAACGGACTTTGATAACACGAACGGAGATTGACATGTTGACTATCACTATTCCTACACCGGGAGATGAGGCCGTATTCCTGGACATTGACGTAACCTACGACGTAATCGCCACGTCTGGGCCACCGGAGCCGCCCTTGGACACTGTTCTTACCGGGTGGTCTTTTGTTGAGTGCTGGAGGCTCGACCCGGATGCCGAGAGTGGTATGTCGGTCGTGGAACTGGCGAACGCTTTGGGAGAACTCCCGCCCCGGTACATTCAGTACCTAGACAAGTACGTCGGGGACAATTTCCTGGTGATCCAGAAAAATTGCCGAGATTTTGAGTTGACTCGGTCAGATTGTGTGGTATAATTTAGTAATGGCAGACAGCTAGTCACCTAGTCGGGAGTTCACAGATGGCGAAGAAGGTCGAGACACTGAGGCGTTTTGGGCACAAGGGGCAGTTCGTGCAGTATCCGTCCAACTGGCGACCTCAGATGCGGCACACGGGCAAACGCCGCTTCGACACCTATTGTGACCTCATTGTAGGCCAATGCGCCTGCGGCGACCGGCACACGGAAGAGGATGACTGGATCACAGAACAATTAGAACACAACAATCAGCAGATCGAGACCCATGCGGACTGGCTAAAACGCGCCCGCGAATCGGCCGCCGCTGCGGTATAATTCACAGAACGTGGCCGTCTACCCCGCACGCCAAGGGGAAACATGGGCCGGGAAATGAGGCGGACGGTGGCGTCGGCTGCCACAACTCGACGGCCGGTATCACCCGGCCGTCGTCTTTTCGTAGAGTCATACCATGCAAAAACTTTCATTCTTTGGCCAGTTCATCTTGGACAATCCCGGCTATCTGAGCATGGTGTCGCTACACCCCAAATTCACGCACACGATGACGGTGGCCCGGTACAGGTGGGGTTATGCCATTGAGACCGATTCTGTGGACGAGGATGGTATTGTCACGTTGGAATTTCTAACCAGTTTGGACGGCATTGTGGCCCTACTGGTACACCGAGAACGGCAAGGGGACTGTCACGATGAGATGCGGTCGTATCGGCGCGACAGCGAATACCCAGTCGGAAATAAAGTATACCTGAAAGGGAAGGTACCATGTTGAGATTGATGGCGACGTTTTTTGCAGACCTCAAAGGTCTAGTGAGTGAAGTCACACGGGCGGTCATCGTGCGGCGATTCTGCAACCTAATGACCAGTACCCTAAGTACCGAAGGGAAGAATCCCCGGAAGCTATGGATCGAGCGAGATCAGGGCCGGTTCATACGGGAGACAGGGATTACGGACACTATTCCGAAAATTCCGAATGTGTCGGTAGCAGCCGTCAACGAGTGGGCCGACAAGTGGCTGCACGTCGATGCGTTCCGTTTGAAGGGCGCGGAAGCGGCCGAGTGGCGGACAATCACGCCTGAGCAGAACGCCCTCCGGGTTACGATGATCCAAGACCTGAAAAATATGCAAGAAAAGGATTTGACAAGCGGTAAAAAGGGTGGTATTATTTAGGTAGAGGAAACGAACAATGACTACCACCGCCTTAGTGCCATTTGATATGTACGCGAACAAATCCTTACTAGACCTCAGTGAGTACGGACCCTACCTATTGGTGGACCGGGAGATGGCGGCCATCAAGTCCACCGTCAAGGGCATTTGCATCGAAGGCGCCTTGAGCATTCTCGATGTATTCGGGTACAGAGGCACACACATTCATTACAGCAACAATCGGTGGGTAGCTGAAGACCTCGCGAACGAGCGATACTTCCCCGAATGCCAAGGCCGTATGGCTCACGAGACCCCTGTGTTTTGGTTCTGGGGCGGGCCGCCGAATAAACTGAAGTGGTATCAAGGCATGTTGCAAACGCTTTTGGAGGATAGAATCCTCTGCGAGATTGTGGAGAGAGGTACGAAGGAAGTGGCCAAGTGGATTGGAACCGACCTTACTGAGGTGACGCAATGACTACATCCGTAAAAGATTTGCTCCCGGGTGACGCTGAGCTTATCTATGATGCTCTGCGACACTTGACCGTGGGCCGCGTGGTGAACTTCCTTAACTACACCTTCGATTCGTGTGACCACGAGATTCTCGACCTAGCGGAGGGGCGGGCGAAGTGGGCGACTACACCTATGGAATACGCCACTCATAGCAGTGCGGTGTTGGCGTCAGACACTTGTATCGTGTTTTTCGGCGGCCCGCCTAGCGAAGGCGAGTGGTATCCGGGCTCGCTTCTGGCAATGCTGGTTGACCGCCTGATGTACAATCGCGCGATCGGCAACACGGAAGTCGTGCGACGATTCATGGGGGCTATGGCCAATGCTTAACCTGAAAGAAAAGTACACGAAGGCGTCCCTGCGAATATGCCTAAAGGCCTTCCCGGTGCGTTTCAAGAACATCCCGACTGCGCGCGCTCTTGAAGTTCTCATTAAGTTGGGGCACGGTAGTGAGTGCCTGTGGTGGCTAGATTACATTGACCCTACAAAGCGACACCAGTGGACTGTAGAGCGATTCAGCGACCATACCGCTATCAAGAAATCCTTTCCACTAGCGCGGAACCTTACAAACCTGGAATTTTATGGTGGCCCGTCACGAATGAAGTTGCATAAGGGCACGTTGCTAGCGATGTTGATGGATCGCTTGCTTTGTGCTATGGACCACGTCGGCTTCAAAGCATTGGACGCCGTTATCCCACTTAGCGAATCGTACACACCCGGCGGGGAAGCTTGGAGGTAACATGGTAATCATCCGAACACGAAAGAAGACTGTGGCCGAATTGAAGCTGTGGTACAAAGACTACAGCGCACGTGAGGCGTTGGCCATCCTGGCAGAGGACTTCGGGATGGGGTTTAAGACCTTTATGTGGTTTGGGGAGGTTTACACGGTCGAGCGGGCCTTAACGACTATTCCCGACTATCTACTTGACATGTACTGCGGAGCCTTCGGAATAGTCCGCTTCATGGGTGGCCCACTCGGCAAGACGAAGTGGTACAACGGCACGGTACTCACCATGCTCTGTGACGCCGCCTTATTTGAGGCGTATGCACGTAGCATGACCGCTGAACAGCGATTGAGGTACTGATTTGCGATTTTGATTTGACTTCCGCACAGGGTAGTGTATACTTGAGTATCGGCAGACAACAACAACACAAGGCACCCCAATGAAGAAGTTCAACTACAAATTCGCCCTGAAGATTCTGCTGCGGAAGCTGAACATGCTGACGGTGGCAGAGGCGCAGTGGTTGTTCCGACTCTATTGCAACGAACACACTGAGTTCTGCTTGCGTGGCCAGACGGGCAAGCTCTACGGGTCGTCTGCGGCAACCTTGAGCGTGGATTGGACTTGGATCGCGGGCGAGGATTTTGCCAGTAGCGTACCGACACGATTTGAAGGGGGGCCACCCCTCCGCCGAGCGTATTACAACGGGACGCTTGTGACCTTCCTCGTGGATCGAATCATGCTCCGCCACCTGCGGTGCGAGACGCCGCTAGCTTGGCTAGTGCGGTTCGACCCAACATCGACCACAGCCATTTGGGATCAGCTAGCGGCTAGCATCCCAGACACAATGAAGAAGTATTCCGTCCACCCTAAGACGAAAGAAGCCCTCTCGCAGCGAACCTTGTTCGACCTTGACAATCCAGTTGTTGAGGTAGTCAACATAGGCGATTATGGGGTACAAATACACGAAAACGGCGTCCAAGGCTATGGTATGCCACGGGCGGGACATACTCACCCGCACAGCTTTGGATACGACCAGCCTATGCCCTCATTAGATGAAATCTATATGTGGTCTGGCGTTGGTCCGACAGGCTTATATGCGTGAGCTAATGGACTGGTCTGCTGGGCTGCTGGTGCTGTGCCCAAGCTAACCGTAACTTAGCTGCCGAAAGGTTCTGGGGGTTCGATCCCCTCCGTTCCAGAAAGCTAGCCTACGCATTGTCACAAGCCTACCTGCTTCCAGGGCGGAGCGCTGCCTTCCAAAACCAGCGCACCGCCCTGTTTCTTACAATCGAACGGTGGTAGCTCAATTAGGCAGATCGCGGGATTCCAAATCCCGTGGTTGGGGGTTCGATTCCCTCCCATCGTGCTACTAGGAGACGCCATGCAAGATCGAATCGACCATTTGAAACTACTCACCGGCCTACCGGTATCTCATTACTTCGAGAAGAGATGGCGAGACTCGGTGAACTACTTTGTGTTCGGACATGAGTACAACCCGATCAAAACCGTCTGTACCTACCGCAAGGCGAAGGTATTTGCCGAGGGCTTTGCAGCCGGTCGGTCACCAATCGTCGCAGCCTCTTACCCGCCGGGAGCATGATTATGAGAGGTCGAAACGTGATGGCGAATATCTGGAGAAATCGCGCGAAACGTAAGAAAGAGAAGAAGGGGAGATGCCGGTTTCCAGAGCCGGGCGGTCACCCATCGTCGCAGCCTCTTACCCACCAGGAGCATGATTATGCCAGTAAGAGTGAAGAAGTGGAAGGTGCAGATTTGGCAGGACCACGTCGCCGCGCCTTGTGACTACGTGGTGTATGCCACCAGCGGGTGGGATGCTCGCGTCCTGGCGTTCGCGCTGGATGGCGGCTTCCCTAAGTCGATGACTGAGATGGACGAAAGCCATGAGGAGTTGATCTACGAGTACACAAAAATTGTAGCTTCGACGTAGGAAACAGGAGACCGAAGCCCTGTGCAAGGACGGGTAGTGGGGGCACGGAAGCCCCGGCCGCGAAATTCCATTTGACTTCTGCTCAGAATGTGCTATACTTGTAATATGAAGAACGAACAAACCAAGACTGGAAAGTGCGACATTTGTGGCAAGCCTATGAAGGCTGTGCCCGGTGCAAAGGTGTACCATTTCAAATGCCTGTACGATTCCCTAAGAGAGACTTGGAAACGAAACAGCGGCTAACCCCTAGTCAGGATGACCGGCGAGCCCGCGAGGCTTCACCGGGACGGTAGCTCTGCTCAGTTAAAGGTTCGACTCCTTAATGGGCTAGGTGGGGACGAGTGGTGTAATTGGGCACACCGGTGACGACCGCGCAGGTGGGGGTTCGAGTCCCCCGGAGTCCGCCGCACGTACAGTTGGGAAGAGAATGGAAGACAGAGAGAAACTACTGATCGAGTTGGAGGCCGCCGAACGGGCTCTTGAAAGGGCCATGTTCCGTAAAGAGGCGAGGGAGTTGAAACAGCGGATCGACGAACTAAACCAAAAGCTGAAAGAATGAAAACTGAACAGGAAATCAAGAAAGAGTTCTACGCACTGGCCGTGCAGCGAGACTGCTGCACTAAGGGCTCGGTGGCGCGAGAGATGTTAAACCAACGTTTGAAAGCGCTGGCGTGGGTTATGGAACACCCAGACGCACCGGAGATTCTTCTGGACGAAGACACGCGCTCCTTTTTGGATTGTGTAGGGTAGCATGAATTGCATTTGGGAAATCCTAGTACCAACCGAGACACAAGCCGGTCGGCCTATCCGTACCCGGCAGCATCAAGAGTGGGACGCCCGCGTGCGACGGGTGGCGGGCGGGCTGACGGTGTTGCAGCCCGTCCGGGGTCAGTGGTTGGCCGCCCATGGCCTGTTGGACGCCGAGCGAATGATCCCCGTGCGAATCGCCTGTACTGAGGAAGAGATCAACCAGATTGCGGACATGACGGCCGCCTTTTACGATCAAGACGCCGTGATGTTTTACCAGATCAGTGACAAGGTTTTCATCAAGGACTACCGATGATAGTGTTAGCGTATTTTTGGCTCGTATTAGCAACGTGCATTGCAATAACGTGGTTCACGGGCTTGGAGGGGTAAGCGATGACGCCCGACGAAATTCTGTGGACTTCGCCTTATGACGACCCGCCTGAGTTGCCGGACGAAGGCGACCTGATAGACATGACATACGACCGGAGCGAGACGATGACTAATCTGCCACAAGTGTGCGAACTATGCGGTGGCCCGACGCCGGATGCTACCATTTACTTTAATCGCTGGCCTAATCCCCACTCGAATGCCGTGTCAAAAGCGAAGCGATGTTTCCCGTGTTGGAAAATGGAGGTTGTCATCCGCAAGCAACCTGAGATTGCACGAAAGATTCTTCAAGACTTGGAGACCGGATAATGATCCGCGCTCTTACATTCACGAAAGATTGGCGATGCTTCAAGGCGGGCGACCGCTTTGACTTCCGCCCCGGCATCAACCTACTGGTTGGCGATCAAGGTTGCGGTAAGAGCAGCCTGATTCAAGCGATCCATATCGGCGGCTGCACGGGCAAGGACTTTGGCTCTGACAAAGAGATGCGCGATCGCATTGAGCTTGAAGCCTCCCCGGTCACGATGTACAAGTTCGACTTCGAGAAAGACAATCCACGGGTTCAAGGACACATTGGCAAGAACGCCTTGTTCCAGCTAAGCTCCATGTGGGCCAGCCACGGCGAAACGTCCCGCGTTGTCATCCGAAACATTGAAGGGTTGGCTGAGGCGCTTATTCTGATGGACGAACCCGACATGGCCCTCAGCATCCGGTCATGCAACATGCTGTCCAAGACTTTCAGGGATGTTGCTGACCGAGGCTCGCAGGTGCTTGCGGCCGTGCATAACGAGACGGTGATCCGGCAGGTCGAGGAAGTGTACTCGCTTGAGCACCGGCGGTGGATGCCGAGCGCAGAGTTCATTGAGTCACAGGCCGATACGACCGAGTTCGTACCTGTCCGACCAGACAAGAAGAAGAAACGTAAGAAGAAGTCCGGCGAGAAGTCAAACGCACAAATAATCCAGGAGATGTAAGATGCCTACGAAATTGAAGACGTTCAAAGTGTTGGCCCTTCACGAGAAGCATGGCGTCTGCTACGTTTCGGCCCGCACACCTGAAGAGGAGATGAGGGCTTACCTCTCTCTCTTCAATCTGATGGATGAGATGGGCTACTACAACTACGACGGGGCGCTCAACGTCGATGAACAGGTGTGGTACGCCAACGCTAAGGCTGGCGACGGGAAGTCTGCTAAGTGGCTGATCGGCAGCCGCTCCGGTTATGAATATGAAACTGTGACTGTCGAGTGGGTAACGGTGCCCGAATGACCGACAACGACTATGATCTGCAATACAAAGAGTGGTGCAAGGAACAGCGCCGCATCGCGCTACAGAACAACAAGCGCGAGTGTAAGGCCACTCAGGATAGGCTTCGGTGCCCCAATTGTCGAACGCTCTGGGAGTGTCGCTGCACCCTTGAGCAGCAGCATTCGGCTTGGCGGCGTATAGAGGCCCAACAGCAGGCCGATTACGCCCGCCGAGTGCGCGAATGTGACGAGCGTATTGCGGAGTCACAAGCTGCCTGGGAAAAGAGATTTGGGAAAGCAGAATAGATGGGCGACTATCTAACACACATGCTAAAGTACACTAAAGAAAGGTTCGCGGCGGCCGACCGCAATTTTCGTGAGCATCATATTTGCCCCGTCTGCGGCGTGCGATTCTGTCTGTGTACCCTTAATGAACGTCGAAAAGCTCTGGCACAGCGGCAAGATGAAACTGACGAAGAGTGGCAAGATCGCTTGGACTCACTGGAAGCGAAACGCTTAAATGCGCTGGAGTTTTAGATGGCCATACCCTTCAACATGGGCGATCCGGTTCAACTTGGCACTGACCCTAATAGAGTGGGGAAGGTCATTGGCCTCATTGAGCCAACGTATGATAGCATGGGCGTCCCTACACGACTCGCTCAGGTTGTTGTCCAGCCACCACTCAAGAAGTACACATCAACCGTTTACTACGTGGAAGAATTGATATTCTGCCGCTGTGCAAACAGGGGCGCGGGCATCAAGAGGAGCGTGAACCCATGCGAAAAAAGCGTACCATTCTAATGTGCCCATCATGCGGAAAGCAAAATGTCTTCCCGCTCGAACATGACATCGAGGGGCGTGAATGCCACAACTGTACTTGGGAGGGGCACATGGACGCCCTAGCGTCCCATGAGTTCTGGGTCGAGCGGGTCGCCCATGTCAAGATTGATTACGACGTGATTGACCGGATCGCGTACCTCTTCTACGGACACAGTGAGGAAAAGTTCAATATGCCTCACTTCGAGATGGTGTGCCACGGGGAGTGGTGTAATGACTCCTGCCACCAGTTCGACGTGGATGGTAAGATCGGCAAGTACGTAGCGAAGGACGCCGCGAAGTTCCGCAAGGACGGCAAGCCGCGCGGCCTGTCTAACGGGGACGTTATGAATATCCTCTGCGCCGACGGGTGGCTGGAGCCAGGGCGGTATCTCGTGGAGGTGTGCTGGTGAGTTACTGTAAGTACGCCGTAGAAACAAAACGCCTCTTCGGAGGCTGGAGCCGAGGGGCGATCTGGGGCTTGGACTCGGATAGCTTCCGGGAGTTCCTGCTATACATCAATGGTTGTGACAACCACCGCGGCGCGAAGACGCGCATCAAACGTGTGTGGGGTGAGGTGGCCGCAAAGTACGAATTTCCGAAGGACAGGCTACATGACTGAGTTTGTTTTAGTGGCCTTACCGCTGTTAGTAGTCGCACTCTTTGTAATGATTATCCTGACAGGTGGGGCTATGAGTAAATATGACCACGATGACCTTGACATCGACGAATAATAAGGTATACTTGTAGTATGGAGATACTCGATTACCTACGCGAACGAATAGCGGATTTCTCAATTGAGGCGTCCATCCCCCTGTTGAAGTGTTTAGGTCACTGTGAACACGACAGGATCACCGTGCTAACTCACCAAGGCTACCGCGACATGTTTGTGTGGGAGTTGGTCGAACACTTCAACCGCTCGGTCCCTGTTGACCGTATACGACCAGTGTACTTCTGGGGCGGACCTCTAATGCCAAAGAAATACAAAGGCGACTACTTGACGTTTATCGTTGACCGGGCGATGTTCCGGGCGTGCGAGAAGGGTTGGGCGCATGTGAACGCAACTATCGTCTATTGTGAAGGGTTGGCCCATGTTGAAGCGTAGTATGCTCGCCGCCGTCTGCGTAACGGTGAAAAGTTTCACTTTGGAGGATGCTATCGAAATCCTCCGACGTGCAAATCAAAGTCATCTTGAGCGCACACTGTACGTCGAAAACCAGATAGGCAAGTGCCGCGAATTCCGGTTCAAATCGCTGGGAGATGACGCCCGCAACCGTTGTGCCCATCTTACTACGTTTTGGAAAGTGTGGTACGAATGTGGCCCGCCCAACAACCGCGAATGGGTGGAAGGCACTCTTTGTCAGTTCGTCGCTGATTGCTTGTTGCTTGAGGTGGCGGAGTGGGGAGAGAGGGGTGTGTGTGATATTGTTGCCGATGTACTCAGACTAGGAGCCCCGTGATGACGCCGCGAGACGAAGCCGACTGGAAATTCTGGAAGCGCGTTGCCGCACTACTCGGCGCTCAGCTACATGGCTGGAGCTACCGAGATAGTGCCTCATTCCTCAACCCGCATACAGAGATGGGCGGCACGGGCGCCGCGAAGCTGATCGAGCAGGCAGACGAAATCATCCGGCTGAAAGCGTTGGCAAAGCACGCAGTCAACACTGCCGCAGACATGGCAGCGATGCCAATTGAAGAGTGGGCCGAAGAAAAACTCCGGGAGATTGACAATGTCTGAAAACGTAATGGCTATGGCGTCGAGAGGGTATTTTGCCGGCGAGTTTGTTGTCACCAACGATGATTGTGCCTACTCCATCGGTGACCACATTGAGGTAGTGCTGAAAGACCATGCGTACCCGACCGGCGAGACTTTCGACGTCCCACGGTTGGGCGGCGGGGAGAAGATTGTCCATATCGCAGCCTTCCCACTGACCGTGACGTTAAGCGCTCACGTCGGGCCAATTGAAGTGTTGCTAAAAATGGCTGTCGGCCGGGCGTTTAGCCACTGGCTTGATTGCCTAGAGATCGGGGTGCCGAGCGTCGTAATTCCGAACAAGTGTGAGCATCGCAAGCATATTTGGTACATGCCGAAGATTGATGGCTGGGTTCCGAGCGGGATGTTCAGCGGCAAGACGAAAGCGGCGACCACCACCAACCGGAGGACGAAGAATGCCTAAGTACACCTTCCACAGCGGCGCTGGCGTATACATACTGGCTACCGGCGAAGCCCCCAAAGGGTTAGGGGCCGTGCTGCGTGTCGTGTGGGAAGGTTTACCCCACTGCCTAGTGGAGAGCGTGATACCGACTGACACGCTGTTGCGGAAGCCCATAGTGCCGCCTGACAAGGTGCCCGACGATTGGTACAATGCGTTTGCCCTGGCGACCGGATTGTTTGAGGTGCGTGAGCCCGAGCCATCGCCCGAGCCAGCGCCCGAGCCAGCGCCCGAGCCGACGCCCGAGCCGACGCCCGAGCCGACGCCCGAGCCGACGCCCGAGCCCGTGCCGTCAATGTTTGAATGGGGGCCATACTGGGTCATATTTGTAGTCGTAATCATCCTGAGTTTTATTCTGGGGGCGTACTAATGATTCTTGATATTGGCGACTCGACTATCGAAACTCTTTGGAACGAGGTGAAGCCATGAAACTGATCTACTGCCCCAAGTGCCACGACGTGAGGAAACTGAGCCACAAGGTCACGTTCTGCATGTGCGGCGCTAGTCGTGGCTGGTACGATGACGACGGCCTGCACGCCACTGTCCAAGGCGAAGCGATTCCCTTGGGGTTCGATAACCTGACTCTTAGAAGTGCGTTGGCAATGAAGTCCGAGGGTGGGTGGGGTAAGGACGGGCAGGGAGAAGTCTTTGAGGCCTTTGTGATCCCCAAGGATTGCCCCACTGTGACAAAACTTGACAACTAACGAACCGTAGTGTATACTTGTGATAGAGACGAACCATAAACCCGGAGAAGAACGATGATCCGAAGTTTCCTGATTGTGCTGGCTATGTTGGTTGGAACGACTGCGTGCGCTCAAGACGCCCTGCCTCAGTTTGTGCAGTCGCTCTCTGCTGCGGATTATGCGACCTGGGCCACTTGGCAGAATCGTCAGGCTGCGTTGCGTGCTGACGAAGAGAGGGAGGATTCCTGTGAGGAGCCTTACGTCTACTCCGTGCGTACAACCTCGTCCGTCAGTGGGGGTGTGACGGCCGCTCTTAACCGATTGAATAAGACCAGCCGGACTAAGCGAAGCAGCACGACCCGATCCACGGCGACCAACAGCGTGGCCACTTGGCGCAACGCTGTGGCGGAGACCATGCCCCACCGGTATGTCAATCCGGCCTACACGCCGCCGGGTCCGGTCACGATCCACAACCCGTATGCCCGCTTTGCCAACCCGGTAGACCGCGAGCCCCGCTGGGACAAGATATTCGTCCCGAGCAAGTCGGGCACGATGACGGTGTCGGAGGCGCAGGACAAGCTGGGCAGCCCGGTGCCAGCCGAGCTATTGTTCAGCGTGCTTATGTCGCAAGGTCCGGGCAAATGATCTACAACCTGCTAAACTGGCTGCTAGGGACGCCGCCCACCGTGCGTGGTCAACTACGCCGCTGGCGGAAGGTGCATCCCTTTTGTGAGCGGATGAACATCCCCAGCGGAATGTACGACAGACTCCTTACCGAGCTTCGAGCTAGTGGTGTCCTGTTTAACTACGACTATGATCCCACGCAACCCGTCGAACGGGGTATGGTGATCGGCGGCGTGCTGACGCTTCCGAGTCGGTACGTGCGGGGGCCTCAAGTGATCCGGGGGGTAGGCTGATGGATTCTTATATCGCTGACGTTTCGGTCCTGTCTAAGGCGCTCGGCACGTTTGATAGAAAGCACCTGATGGGGTGGGGAGTGCCTGGGTTTACAACCACCGAAGTTGACATATCCCACCTCAAGCGGGTGTTCTACATGGAGACCGTCTGTGAACGTCGGTCGAGTACCCAAGAGCTACACTTTGGAGTTGGTCAGGAAGTAGGCGCTGTCCTCAAGTTTAACATGCGACTAAGACCGGGGGACCGCTTCAAAGTGAAGTATACCATCACCGGTACTCAGGGTGATGGCCCTAATTCGGTAGTGGTCAAAAGCCCCAGCGGCAAAGCCCTCCGCATCAACATCTATGCGTCCGCTGGATAAGGAACAGGCTAATGAGCTTTCTGCGTTTGCGTAACAGACTGATGATCCGACGTGGCTGGAACCGGCGAGTCGCCACACTGGCCGCCCGGCTATACTTGGGTGTGGATACGTGGGAAGGCATTCAGGCAACGCCGGGCTTTCGCGGCACCCCGCTGCTTTCACAGTCTGAGGCTATGAAGATACAGTGTGGCGTGTCCAGCGAGACCGAAGGGGTCGCACCCCCTGTCACCGGCGCTGGATGCGACATACACCCTAAGTTCAATGTCAAGGGCACACAAACAGGGAGGTTTAGAGGTGACTGTGAAAATCCAGTGCCAGCGAACTAGCGAAGAGGACGTGGTTGTCTCACTGTGTAATGAGATCGACCGACTAAGGGGAGGGGAGGGTCAAATTGACCCGACCAACGGTGACGATTGACTAGACGCGCTTAGAGTAAAGCGCTTAGTAAGGTTGCACCGGTTGTGCGGGCTTAGCGGCATTGGTGCCGCGCACGGCGTCCCCCCACCGGGCCGCCATTAACAAGACAACGGACACTTGGAGGTGAGAGTATGCGGCGTTACGGAGTTACGACAGTTGCACGTTGGTTGGCAGAGGAGTTGCCAGAGGGCGTGCGGTCGTACATTGAGGCTTGCGGTACATTGCATGAGCTAGTAGCCATAGAGGCCACTAGCGGTCATCTGCTGCCCCGGCTACGTGTACGAGGGTTGCGGCGGATGTTACATGTACCTCGTGCTACCCGGCTGGCTATGGCCACGCCTGTAATTCTGAGCATGGGGGAGAACTTAGCAGGTAAGTCGCTGGGGTCGATCTCTTCGCAGGTTGACCGCGCGGCCTTTGGCAGTTTCGCACTGCCGAGAAGTAGCTTAGAGATGGCTACAGTCTAGTATTAGTATTTCTAATACACAGTAGCCTACGTGCGTGCGTGCGGCCGAGTATCCGGGGATCAGATTAACTGGCGAGTTGTGCCTACTCCAAACGAAGGCATCTGACGCCCGCTTACTAACAGCTAGTAGAGGTTAGTTGAAGACACAAGCCCGGCAAGACCGCTGCCGGGCTTTTGTCATGCGCTGACCGATAGCGGGCAGCCTTCTCGCACGGGTCAAACTTTCTGACCTGTGAAGTTTCCAATGCCGCCACCCAACCGTGCCGCGCCTCGCGCTTGAAAAACCAGGGGCGAATGGCCTATGCGAGTTAGAAAATGAGGGTGGTCTGGTTACGCCTGGAATCCTGATGGTCGGGAGAGTTCGGATTGTCGGGGTCCAGACGGGCGAGAGCCGGTCGAGAGCCGGTCGGGCCGCAAATCCGTTGCGACCCCGACCGCTCGCCTATCACTCTAAACCCAAACGGATGGGAGGATCGGCCGCGTGCGTCCGATACCCCTCATCCCGAGGGATGCCGCCCCGCCTCAATGTCACACGCCCAGCCTCAACCGGTGGGCTTACCTCCACACGGTGGGCGCGTCTCTCCAACTGCCGGGAGCCGGTCCATCTCGACGATTCGTCCTCAATCATGTACTCCCGCGCTTGCGCCTCCGCCTGCCCGTCCCTCCCCCGATCCGGCGCCTGATCCTGCGCCTGATCCCACCGCGCAGCTTGACAGACGGGGCACGGGCAGCCCTCAGCCACTCGCGGGCTTTCCACGCATGGCTCTGGGTATGGCTCTGGGTATGGGTATGGCTCTGGGTATGGCTGTGGGTAGGGCTGCCGGCCGGGCACGGCCTCTGAGATGGGCACCGGCCCCGCCGCCCGCTGCGCCACCCACTGGGATGCTGTGTAGGCCGCAAGCGAATTCTGGCCGTTTGGTATCCGCCAACGCAGAGCGGCGGGAGCTTCGACCGCGTCGTCAGCTTCGACAGCTTCGACAGCTTCGACAGCTTCGACAGCTTCGACAGCTTCGGGCTGGTCGGCATCTTCCCAACACTTCGCAAGGGCCGTGCCGTGGTTGCCAGCCTTACGACGCCAGTAATCCAACAGGTCGTTATCATCGAGCATATCGCACAAAGCAGGCCAATGCCTACGGATGTTACCACCGAGTTTGGCGTCAATCTCGTCATAGGTCATACCCTTGACAGCATCCATGAAGCGGGCATGAAGCGCAATCCAGTTACAAATCTCACGAGCGTTAAGACTGCCATCATACAGCCGAACCTCAAAGCTGCCATGACGGAGGTAAGCCCGCCAGTTGACAAACTCGAACCGGTCCCGACTCTCGGCAAAGTCCTCGATATGTTCACAGTTGCGAATCTCGGCACACTCATACTGAGGGCTACCACACATCGAATTGCCACCACGGCTCATTGTGACAAATTTCTTCCACATCGTATACGTCTTACGATACGCATAAGCGATACGTAGGCACTCTTCGGACGAATCCTCAGAGATGTCAACATGGATATGAAGGCCACAACTGCTATTGGTGGCCCAATGCTTCTCGTCGGCAATGTCGCAAAAGTCGCGAATCTCTTGAAATCCAGCATCACCCTGCAAAATCGGAGAGACGAATTCTTTCCCCGGAGTGCTACATTCGTACACACAACCCCATTCGGTTGTGCCGTGCAGTTGCTCATAACCCCGACATTCGGCAGTCTCAAGCTCGACGCCAAACCGGCGCTTAGAACCGACCTTATCGAATGAACCCGCCTCACCGCTCCAAGGCTGAGTTTTCCACGTTTCCGCACGCCCGTAACATCGCTCACAGAACGGGTCACCGTCCCAACCGCTATGCTCGCCACGAAGGATAGCACGGCTACAATGGCCACACGTCACATAAATCGTCTCATAGCACGCACCGCACAAAAGCTCCTCATCGGGACTACAGAGCGCATCCCTACGGTCGTGAACTTCCTCGCACACGACACAGGTGAACCAGTAGTCACGCCAGCATCGGGCACAGACATGGCCACCCTCAGTCGGGTGGTTGTGGTTGTTCTCTTCGGTACGACGGTCAGTACGTCCACATGTGGTACAAACCTGATAAACGGATTCGTGGCACGGGCGGCAACGGGTGTAGCCATCGGGACCAGAGACAATTTCGCTAGATTCCCTATGACGATTCAAGGCGAACACTTCGTCACAATCGTGACAAGTGGCGTGCTGGTCACTGAAACACCGTGCGCAGATATAGCCCCGATCCTCGACGTAGATCATACGGTCGCGGGTGCGCTCACGGCCGCAACCCCCGACACACATGACGGTCTCGGACGGGTCGGGCACTTGCGGCGCGGGCTCATCGTCGAGCCATGATTCTTGCAGGTACGGGGGCATAGGCGAGCCTAAGGAGGGTGGTTATTTCAGGTTGTCTGTGATGAAAAAGCCGATTCCCCAGGATAGGAGAACAGCGACGACTATAGCCCTTGCGTAAGGGTAATTCGGGATCATCGTGAAAGCCCAAACTACTGCCGCAATCACACTAGCCGAGGTGACTAGGGCGGCCGCGCCAATCAGGACGAACTGCAAATGCCTAAACATCACAACGCCGCCTTTGCGCCGCGCTCAGTCTTGCAGATGGTACAACGGTGCTGAACCGGACCCGTGCCACTCTTGGCACACTCGTTATGAACGCGCTTGCCGTCGCCATACTTCTTATCCTGGAACTTGGCGCCTGCGCCCGTATTGTCAGAACATCGAAAACATGAAAGAATCATACAAGTCTCCTAATTGTCAAGAGTCAGACGAATGTTATGTTCGGAAATGAGCGAGCCATCCTTAGCAATCAGTTGCATGTCGCCAGCCTCAAAACTGACAACAATGACAGGAACCAACTCACCGGCCGCAAACGTGCCAATCGGCACTTTCAGAGTACAGCCGATAAACTGCAATACCCCGGCATCCAGTTGATCCCAATGACACCAATCAAACAGTGTACGTTCCATAATCGCCTCTTTCGTTGTTACAGGTCCGCCCGCCCGGTCACTATCGCCGGGCGGGGCACCGGCTATGCTACCCGGCGTAATCGCTACTGTCGAACTCAGTGTCAGACATGGAATGGATGCTGACACTTTCCTCATCACAGTACGTACCCCACGCATCGGCCCATTCCTGATCGTAGTCACGAACCTCCGAATTCCCCGAAGCCGCGCTCTCGGTCTGATCCTTATCCCTCCACCAATCGTTAGCGGCCTTGCGACCACGTCCAGTCTGGCTGTTGCGACGGGCGGCGACCCCATTACTACCCGCGTAATAATTCGTGGCACCCGAGCGACCGGAGCTACCATAGTAACCCCACTTGCTGCCGGAGGAGACAAACGCCTTGACCTCAGAACCCTCCACATTGGACGAGCCGACAAGACCGTCAGCGTTGAACTTCCAGACCTCTCCCTCACCAAGCGTGTGACAGTCACCGCCGGTGCAGGCGTCAAGATGCTTCCAACTGGAAGAATAATACCAGACGCCATCGACCTCAACAACGGCAAGCTCGCCGTTATGAGACATGAGGTAAAAATCATCCCCATCGAACCAACTCAAACCCCAGTAACCACCGATCTGATCGAGAGCTTTGTTGTAATCGCCCCGTTTCTTATTGAGCGACCAGAACAGATATTCCGAGTCAACCTGAAACCTGTCAGGAGCGTCACACATGCCATTATGGCTACCAATGATGCGACCGTAACGGAACGGATGACTGTTGCGACGGTTCACCTTGCCACGAGTGGCAAAACGGGTATGACCGGCGATGAACCACGAGCTATCGCGGGACGCCTTGAGCCACTTCGAGACCTTGTTATCGAGCAACACCTTAGAGGGGTCGCCGGCCCGTTTGGTCATCTTGCCAGTGGAATTGAAAAACCCGCACGAATCGGTCCCGCGCTCGCGGTTGGCCCACGTCAAAGCGCGCATGATACCGAGATTGATTTTTGTGCCCTTAGGGGCGATTGCTCCGAAAATACCGCACATACAGAAAGTCCTCGCCGCAACAGTAAGTGAACATATCGGCCGCATGGCCGGTGACAATGTCGGGCGGTGGGTTGCGTCCCCCGCCCCTCTTCTATTACAAGTATACACCATCAGGGGCAAAAGTCAAATGAAAAGACGGGCCAGAACCCGCTTAGAGGGCAGATTCCGACCCGCTGTCAAAGGGTTGTATCAGAAGCGCGGCCTGATAGGGGTATTGTCGAACAGGGTGGCTCGCGAGTCCAGCCAGTCGATAAGCTCGGCGTCACCGATAAGAGTGGCAAGGCCCTCAAGGTCGTGGTCATAGTCGCCGTCGAAAAGATCGTCAATCTCGTCAAAGGACAAATTTCTGACGGCATCCATGAAACGACAATGAATGGTAACCCACTTACAGATCGTATTAGGGTCAACAGTCCCCTCAAGCATCCGAACCTCAAAGGTGGTGTGATCCCAATAAGCGGCAAAGTTCACCATCTCGTACCGGTCGATCCCCATCCCGCGCACCGCATCCCTATAGGTCTCGTGACTACGCCTTTCGACGTGATCCCGAAGATCGGCCGGACGCCATCCAGGCAGACAACTGTAAGAACCGCAAGAACGGCTGTGAGGCACAAGACGTGCCCAAAAGGCTGTACTCCTACTGTAGGCATACATGATACTGAGAAGCTGATCCTTTTCTTCGTCACGCATGTCATAATGGGTATGACACCCACAATAGTGGTCGGCGGTCCAATCGTTGTCACTGCCAAAGGCCAGAATTTCCTCAACCTGCTCAAGACCCTCATCACCGTAAAGGATCGGAGAATCGAACTCCATGCCCGAAACGGTGCAATCCGACTTGGCACCCCAATGCGTGCGACCGGCCAATCTCTGATAATGGTCACAAGAGGCAGTTTCGATTTCGATACCGAACTTGCGCTTGGAGCCGATCCTATCATAACTAGCGACAGAAACGTCAAGGGCGGTGGGACGCCAACAACTGTTACTACTGCGACCGCCGTTACAACGGTCACACAACACCTGACCCCGATCGTAGTGGGCTCGTCGATGGGTGCTACGGGTGATCCCCCTACCGTGGTGGTAGACAATTACTCCGCACTCTTCGCAGATTCCATACGACCGGTCAAAGCATTCCATGCAGATGCCGGTCGCCACGGAAAATTGGTGTGCTGGTTTGCGATCACGGCAAACGCAACAGCGGTGTGTTCGGGTTGCGGTTTCGGTTGCGGGCACGTCGTATCCTCCGACCAGTGTGAATTGTTTCCCTTGACACTACAAGTATACACCACCAGTGGCGAAAGTCAAGCAAGAAACCAGACAAAATGCTTGTACTGGTTGACGGGGTCCGGGCGGGCACACCGTCAGAATCATCCCCGCCGGTCTTCTCCGCTCAACCGCTCGCGTCCGCCCAACTGCGCATGCCCTCGCACTCGCGCCCCTCCCGACACTCGGACGAAGTCGAACAACTGTGCGTATCCATACACATGGGCGAACCCGAAAATCGACACTCGATCAAAGGCCGAGGCGTTGCCGTACAGGTGAGAATTGTCGCCAGCGCGGGCGAACCCGCCCATCTGGGCGAAGCCATACACATGCGCCAACTCCCCCACCTGTACGTGGTCGAATAACTGTGCATGTTCGTACACAACGGCATCCGGTCCAACATAGACAGAAGGCGCAACGGTAGCAGTCGCCGCCACCCAACCCCCACCGTTGGAGTGTTGAGCGGCAGGCACAGGCCCGTCGCCAAAGTCGTAAGTTGTCCCGCCGCCGTCCGGCGGTGGTTTGTCTTTACCCATTGGAGCGCCGCTGTATTGTGCGCACCCCATTGGTGTTGGGGTGCGCTGGTTTTGACGATTAGCAGCTTTTTTGCGGTCGTGACACTCTACCACAAGTAGGGACGCGCTACCGACTTACAAGCCGCGCAAGTCTCAAGAGTCTACCGATCAGTCCAGTCAGGACTATTGACATGGTAAACAGAATCTTGGGATTTGGTACCAGCGGCATCGACTGCACACTCGTCATAACAGGTTGAAGCTACCGTACCGGCCTGAACGCGGTACTCGGCACAGCCGGAATAGGTAGCCAAACTGATTCATTCCGCGCCCCCGTCCAACCCCTTCAACAAGTTCAGATCGTTGAATTCGTTGCGAAACAGGGGATCGCCCTGGACGACACGACCGGCTTGCTCGACGTAATCACGCCAAGCCGTAAAATCCCCCTCCCTCCCAATGTCAGGCCCGCCCGCCCCTACGGCCTGCAAAACGCGCTCAGCCTCAAGAATCGCTACAGCTTGGTCAATCGTCATCTAGTCATCCCCCTTGAGAGGTGATCGGCCGCCTTCGCTTGATGCAGCCGCTCGGCGTCGGTGGCCCGCTTGCCTAGTTCAGCCAGTCGTCCGCTCTTGCCGAGAATGCCCGATCTATCGGCGGCAGCAATCAAGGCGCTTAGCTTGCCGGGTCGCGGCTTAGGTGTGTTAAACATCATCGTTGTTCTTCCTCTTCTTCGGCGGCGTCAAGCTCAGTAAGTCGTAACGGGTCAGTGATCCACGCATCTTGACCGGTCACAATGACGAGCGTTTCGATTTCGTGTTTCGCCATGTACCTCCGAACCATCTGCTCAACTTCCGGCAGCCAGTTAATGCGGTCATCTCGCCAGCGCTCATCGAATTCATCGACGCCAACAACGAAGCACGATTGACTGAACCATTTGTGGTGGCGTCGGTTATGCCCCGGATCATCATTCCGATAGATCAAGGTTTGAATTCCGTTGTAAGTGGCGATACCCTCCCGCTCTGCGAAACAGTACAACTCGGCGGCGTCGATAACAGCGGCTTGAATGTGCATCGGCATGGTGCTTTCCCTCTAGTACAAGTATAGCACACGGTTGGCGAAAGTCAAGTCAATTTCTTGGGGTAGGCGGGCAACTTCGCAGCCCGGCGGGCGACGTTGTCGGCGTAACAGGCGGCGCGGGCGGCGAATTCGGCATCGCCGTAATCATCACCACCGTAGGCCGCGATGGAGTATTGGCCAGCTTCCTCGGCAGCCTCCGCGCACTTAACGGCCGCCTCTTGTGCCATGTCAGCGGCATTGCTAGGGTTACGAAGGGTGCTCGCCGCCTGAGCCGCCCGCATCGCACGGGCGGCCATACGCCACGCCTTACCCGCTCTCGCGGCGGCCTTGATTGCGTTGTCGGTGTACTTCATTCCTTGGCTCCAACGATCTCGACACAACTGCTTGGGATGACGACGGTGGACCCGGCACGATAGCGACCATGGCTTTCCTCGAATTGGATTTCCAGTTTAGTCCGGCGCTTGCGGGTTACCTTGGCGGTCGCACCGATCAGATACTTTGGCCGGATGGCCGTGATTCGGACGGTATCATTGACTTTGACGGCGGCCATAGTCATGGCTGCGGCGGCCCCTCGGAGTAGCTTGCGGCGCTGGCGGCAGGCCGTTTCGATCAGTTCCAAGTCACTGTCATACTTGCCCTGTAGGATTCCGGCGGGGTCGATCATCGAGTTGTTTCCTTGTTGGGTTGTTGGTACACTCAAGTATACAACATGAGAGCCGAAAGTCAAGGGAAAATTCACCTCGACAGCGCTCGGCGCTAGGCGATAGCCGCTAGCCGCTAGTTACGGCACAAGCGCTTCAGTCACGTCTTCCACTGACAGTGGCGTAACCGGACCAAACGCTGTAAGCACTACACGCACGGGCAGGTCGGTCAGGTCGCAGAATTGCCCCGCCCC